CTATCCGGTAATTTCGCTGATATTCAGGTCTGGAATTGCTTCCGACCAGACGATTTCGGCGTGGTCTTTCTGATAGTTCTTGGTCATGGTTTCGCTGGCGTGTCCGGCGATCTTCTGGCCGTCTTTCCCGGCTTTCTGGTACAGGTGTAGCGACAGTGCTCGCACCTCATGGAAGCCCGGCATTTCCTCTTCCTTCCAGCCCTTGTAACATCCCGCCACCTCCCGCGCCTCTTTGAAGGCTCGCGTCAAATATCGTTCTTCGACTTGCGTCCAGTGGTCCTTCGTTTGCGCCTGCTTCTGCTTCTTGCGATCAGGCCGACGGTGGATCAAGTACGGGGAGACGATGTCATCCCGGCACCGGCTGATAACCGCCTGAAGCTCATCTGTCACCTTGAACCGTATCCAGGCGGCGTCACTGGCTTTGGCCGTCTTCTGCTGAACCACATACAGAAACCCATCCCGAACACCATCGAATCGCATGTTCAGGATGTCGGTGCGGCGCTGAGCAGTGATCAGTGCCAAGTCGATTGCGTTCTGCAGCCAGTTTGGCGCCTTCTCTCGAATGGCTTTCAGTCCGTCGACGGTGTGCCGCTTGCGCTGTTTCTTCTCAATCCGGTTGATAGTGCTGGCCGCCGGGTTGTCCGGGCACAAGCCCTTCGCCGCTGCGTGATTGAAGATGTCGATCAGCAGTGCCCTGCACTGGTTGGCCGTGCGCGGGGTGAGAGCATCCAGCATTTCAGCGATCATGCGGATCGTGATCTGGTCCACTGCCTTTCCTTCGAAGTGTTTACGAAAGCGGCGGAAGTGGACGGCGTACAGACCCAAGGTGCCCTTGGCCAACTCGCGCGGCGGCAGGACTTCGCGCTCGTAGGTATCCAGGAAGCCGCTGAATGACTCCACTGAGTTCCCCATAACGGTGACGATCAGGTCAGCGCCGCGCATGAACTCCAGGTTTAACTGCTTTGCCGCGTCGATGGCCTTTATCCGGTCGGTGCCGAACTGGAACCACTTACCATCAGTGGGCCGACGGTAGCGATAGCTCGAACGCCTCGAGTCGAAGTACAGGTTCTGCGGGAGACTCTTGTTCGCCTTGTTTCGCGGCCGTGGGACCATCATGCAGCTCCTTTCAACACCATCGCGACCAGGTCACTGCCTTCCGACCGGCTGAACGCCGTCCAGTCAACGTACCAGAGTTTGCCGATCTGCTCCCCGGGCACTTGCCCGTTGCGGATGTGGTTGCGGATCGCTTGAGGGCAGGGCGGTGTGCCATTCTCGCCCCAGCGCCGCCGCTGAAACTCACTGATCTTTATCAGTTCTTTTTTCATGTGCTGCTCCGTGCCGCGCAGGGCGGCGAAGGGGTTATCGAGAAATTTGCAGCACGGCCGTCGGATGCATGACGCATGCTTCAAGATATTTCGATACGAAGGGGACGAAGTGCTCGTACTTGCCCCAGCCGTTCGGCGAGTCGAACTGTTCGAAGTGGGTAGGGCGCTCCACCAGGTCATGCAAGCCGACACGCAATCCGTCAGTGATATCGGCTGCCGTTATTGCTCCAATATCTTCGGGGCGCCATAGGTACTCGTACACTCCTGCCTCGGCAGCCATCTTTCCGAGGTTGTGGGTGATATTCGCGTCATAGACGCAATCGCCATCGACGATCAGAGATACATTAAGAGACATAGCAAGGCCTCGCCCGCCATGCGGCAGGCTTGAAGTGGGGAGGGGAGTTACTGAATCTTGCCGGTCAGGCGCTCGCGCCAGGTGAGGCGCCGGGGAAGGTGCTCGCAGTCGCCAACCTGAACGACCACATAGGCGCATCGGTCGAACCCACCCCCCCCTCGCGCCGCCCCTTGAGCCAGCAAGCCTCTTTCTCGGCTTCGGCCAGGCTTAGGGCGTCGAGTTCGTGGACGTTGAAGCCATTGCTGTGGACGTGCCAGCCGTGGATGATCGCGATGAATCGGCTCACATCGAATACCTCTCGCCATCAACAGGATCAGCCGGCGCCTGCATCTTCTTCGGCCCATCGCGAAGCTGACTGTCAGGTATGCAGCTGATCCCCACTCCATTGAGGATGTAGCAGGTGATACCTCGGGCCGTGTCGTGCTGAACGTCGATCACGTTCTCGGCCTGGGCCAGGGGTGAGAGCAGTAGGGCTGCCAGGAGTAACTTGTTCATGCTGCCTCCTTGGCACGCGACCACCAGTGCCAGGCTCGGGCGAGATACCGATCCAGATAACTGCCAGTGCTCATACGTTGATCACGGCACCATTCAGGAGTGCAGTTGTTGTCTTCGGCGTAGGCCTGTTCGAAGCGTTCACGGCTATCCATTGGCAATAGCTCCGCCATACCGCTGATGCGGTGTGTGAAAGGGAAGGGGTTTAGGCTTGCGGGGTGATGGGCGTCAATGCGGCTTCGGATTCGTCACACATGCCGAGAATCCATTCCACCCACTCCTTACGCTGAAGGTAGCAGGGTTCGTCATCGCCGGGCATATGGTGCGCGTGGCGTGGTCCGTGATTGATTGAGCGAACGGCACTGATCAGGGATTGGAGTTGTTCGGCGACAACTTTGGGCGGTGGCTGGGCGTTGAGCCGTGCTACTTCTGTCTGCATTGCCTCGTAGGCCAGCTTTGTGACATATCCCTTGTCCGCTGGATTCAGGTACAGCTTGTCGCCTCGCTTCAATGGGCTTCCGTCCTCGCCGTAGAGGAATTCGGCAAACAGGCCTTCGTCACCCTCATTGATTATCGCCACCGGATCGCCCACATCGACGGCCTGCTCTGGCGTGGCGGCGAGTAGGGCGCGCAGCTCTTGATAGTCAGCTTCAAGCATTGTGAACATACAGGTCTTGACTATGCGCTCAGCCAGCTCGCGCGACACAACGACCGTACTCTGTTTGTCAGTCATAGGTCCTCACCCCTCTCAAGTCCATCCTCGCAAACAGATGACGCACCGCAACCGCCGTCGGTGTATCCCTCAACAATTCCGGCAAGGATTAAGGTCATGTCTCCAGAGGCTGGTCGCAGGGTGCTACAGCTGCCACAGAAAAGCGCGACACCAGCCCTGGCCATATCTTTCAACAGCTTTTCCTGCCTGGCACGAAGGCGGTCGACTACTTCCGGGTCAAGTCCGGCTGCCTTGCATTCATTTTGGTTGACGTTCATAGCGCACCATCCTTGGCGGCTGGCGTGGCCTTATTCAGTACCGCTTTAGCCGTATCAATGCTGAAGCATTCGCCATCAGAGTGGCCTTCAGGAAAATACTCAACCATTCCTGAGAGCGCAGCTTCCAGTACTTCACACCGCGCCTTGAGCGTGTCGCGCTCTGCATTTGATTCAATTAGTTCGTCAACTTTCTTGCAATAGTCATCAGCCAGCTTGGATAGTTCTTTGTCCTTACTTCCAATCTCAGCCAGCAGCGGGGCGACGTGGCCGCGATCGATCAGTTCAACAATCTGATCCTCTTCGAAAGGGACAGTTAGCTTGTCCAGCTCTGCGCGGGTATGTCGTAGCGAGTAAGACAGCCCACGGATGGCATAGCCAAGCACTTCCGGCTCCCCGCCGAGCGCTGGCGGTTGCGGTGCTGCGGCGAGCATGGCCTTAAATATCTTCGCGACATTCCAGCTATACGCCGCATCACCTGCTACACACATTTCCCCGGTCGGCTCAACCGGAACCAATTTCCATTCACTCACGATTCATTCTCTCCTTCGCATAAATGGCCTGCCGCTTTCTAGAGCAGGCCGCGTGGTTTCCGTGGGCTCGGGGCCGATTGCATAGATCGCAGATGCAGGACAGATCGAGGAACTGCATCTGCATCGCCCTGGGCGTAGTCGTTCGGCGTAGCGCTGTCATGCGGCAACCTTCTTCACTTGATCGATCACGGACTCAACGCCGCGAACGAAGTCAGCCGGCTTATTCGTTTTCCCGCGTTCGAGGTAGTTGATGAGCTGGCGGTACTGATCGCCTTTGCCTGCCGAGTTTTGGAGTTGGCGGATTGAGTCGACCGCCCAGGCAGCGCCCTCGCGGTAAAGTACGTTGCACATAAGGCGTCCTCGCCTGGGTGGTGGCGTGATTCGTGGGAGTGGGGGGATTTCGAATTAGGCTGCTGGTACCGCGTCGTGAAAAACATCCATCTGCGCCGCACCATCGAGCCATGCCGCGTCGATTCTCGCTCTAGCTAACTGCGCATATTCAGGGTTCAGCTCACACAGGATTGATCGGCGACCCTCCTGCATGGATACCAGTGCAGTCGTACCGGCACCGCCGAACGGATCGAGCACGATCCCGCCGCGTGGCGCCCCGGCCAAAATGCATGGCCTAATCAGGTCTGGCGGGAAGGTCGCGAAGTGGGCGCCCTTGAAACTATGCGTTGCCACAGTCCAGACACTGCGCTTGTTCCGCGTCAATATGTCCCAGCTGCTCGGCTCTCGATCTGGCCGGTGCGTGCCCTTGGCCTGTCCAGGTATCGGCTGTTCGCGCTTAGACCCTTCGCGCAGGAAAGTGTCGCGATTGGTCCGCGCAGATCCTGACTTATGAAATGCGCCGTGACCGCCTTCACCGGTTGTAGTATCCCAGCCAGCAGGCACTGTTACTCGCGGCTTCGGTACCGCATCAAAACCGTGGCCGAAACCGACGCCACTTGGAGTTGGTCCATATGCTGCTGGCTCCCGGATAGCCTGCATGTCGCAGTGGTACCGTCGCGACTTGCTGAGAAGGAACAAATACTCATGAGCCTTGGTGCAGCGGTCGCGCGTCGACTCTGGCATTGGGTTCGGCTTGTGCCAGATGATGTCCTGCCGCAGATACCAGCCATCATCCTGCAGTGCGAACGCAAGACGCCAAGGCATGCCCATCAAGTCCTTCGGCTTGTACTCGGCGTGCGTGGCGGCCTTGGCTTTTCGCTGACTCGCCATAACCTGCCGCTGGCTGATCGTTGAAACACCGACACCCATATCATCCCGGCCGTGGGCGCCCCAACTGCCTGCATAGCTGTCGCCCATGTTTACCCACATCGTTCCGTCATCGCGGAGTACTCGGCGAACCTCCCGGAAAACATCTACCAATCGAGCAATGAACTCGGCCGGTGTCTGCTCCAGGCCTATCTGGCCTTCGACACCGTAGTCGCGGAGGCCGAAGTAGGGCGGCGACGTTACGCAGGTCTGTACGGACTGGCCTGGCAGCGTCCGCATCATCTCGATGCAGTCACCGACCAATATCTGGTGAAGCTCGCTCATATTGAATTCCAATGCGTACGCCAACCTCCGATGCTGGCTGGTGGCAATTTGTTTTGTGTTGGGGTATTACGGGTGACCGGCATGGAGCCGGGTCAAAAGGAGTAACTCATGAGCATGGCAGTTGACCGTCCATACCCCGTTGACTACACCTACCGCGACATTGAGTCGAAGATTGGCTTTGCATGGGGAGAGGCGAATAACCCAATTCCTCAGGCTTTACGTATCGAAGTGAGGCTACCGGGCGGGCAAGTGGACAATATCCGCGAGCACGCCGAGTACACGTCGTTCGATGACGCGGTTAACGAAGGCAAGCTACACGTCAAACGATATGTTGACCGACTCCTGACGACCTAAGGCTAGTCATCGCGCCCAGTCCGCAGCGCTTCCCGACTGTAGGCAATCTCGAGTTTTCGCGCCACGTTTTCGGGTATCACGTAAGCGTGGCGCGGCGCGGAAAGCAATGGCAACGCACATCCCGGCCCCAGCGCATGCAGATGATGAATCATCAGTGTCAGCGCCTCCCCTTGCTCCTCAAGCCCGGACCACTCCATCAGCTCAGCCAAGGCTTGCTTAGTGCCCGGCCTGACCTTGAGTCGTAGGTCCTCTTCCTGTAGCCGCGCCGCCTTGTCGTGACGGCGAACATCCCTCTCTTTCTGATTCATCGCCATGCATCAGCTCCTTTATTCCACTGGGCGGCAGATGGTGTTGTGTTTCGCGCTTTCGGCGTTGCGAGGCTTTGAAAGCGCGCCTCATTTGTGACCATTCACGGCTTTGGGATAGTCGATGGCATGGTCATTGATCAGCCTCGTCATCAGCGTGTCGCTGATCTGCATGTGCTTGGCAGCCTGCTTGCGAGTGACCCCCAGGTCGCGCATGGTTTTCACCCGGGCAACCATCTTCATTTCGCTTTCGCTGAATACCTTGGGGCGAGAGGCCCGCGCCTCAGCTCTCGATTTAGCCGCGGCTGATTTGGCCTCGGCTTTCGCTATGGCCTCGTCAATGTCCGGCCGCACGCGCTGCTTCTGCATGGACTCCTTCTTGTTCGGCGGCTCGATGCGGGGCGAGTTGTACTGCGCTACCAGTCCGACCGGCCGGGCTATACCGGATTCGAGAAACTGAATTTGCCCGCCGCGCTGCATGAATGAATCGACCGCATCAGCAATTTGAGCTGACGCGATCCTGTTGTGCTGAACCATGCTCAGTTCAAGGCTGATGCTCATGGTCAGGCCGCCTGCGCGAATGTGAGGCGCTTATAGATTTGACGCACGCGCTCTACGTCGCCCGCGCAGTACTTGGCAACATCATCGATACGCCCAGCCTGCACGAATTCCCATACCTTGCTGCCGTCGATCTCGTCTTCGATCTCGCTGCCCTTGGCGGCAATGCTGAACACCTTGCAAAGTTTGTCCAGGCTCACCGTGCCGCGTGCGCCAGCCCAAGCAGTCATGGTGTCGAACACTTCCGACCCCCATGGCTTGGCGTCAAACGGAATGCACGCAGGAGGTCGAATGCCGAGCATTACTGCCCTCTGAAAGATGAAGCGCAGATCGAAGTTGAGTACGTTGTGACCAATGAACACGGGCTTCACTCCTTGGCGCGTCCCTCCGCCATATTCACGCCCACCAACGGATTCGATGACGTTGAACAGGTCGAAAAGAATCCCGCGCTCACCGCCCGGCCAGTCATGGCTGTAGAAGGTCGTCGGCGTATCGTCGCCAATTGCAATTGAAGCTACAGCGATATGGCCGAATGCGCCGTCAAAGCTGGTCTTCAGCCAAGCCTCCTCAATCAGTGCGGGCTTTTCGTTCTGCTCCCAAGCAAGGATCGTCTCAGGCTTCTTGTAGTTGCCTGGCGCAGTGATTCGCTCTGCCAGGATCTCCTTGATTCCCTCCGCCTGACCGGGGATTGTCTCGATATCCAAATAGATGTTCATTTCTTTGCTCCAAAAGAAAGGGCGCTCAACGGCGCCCAAGGGAATGGCTTGACCCGAATAAGGGCCTCTCAGCTATATCCTAGAACGGAATGTCATCATCGAAGGAGTCAGGACCGTCAGCCATGGGGCCGCTTTGATGCTGGATACCTTGCTGGCTCGACGTCGAACCTTTGGGGCGGCGGTCAACAACAGGGCGTTTCATGATCTGCTGGACCATCTTTTCCAGCTTCGTCGGAGCCGTGCAGCGAGGATCTAGGATCTCCGATGCGGTCTTTTCAGACTCAGCACTGAATGGCGCGAAGATAACTGGGCGCTCCATGCCGGTGGTGCTGTTCTTCTCGATTTCCATCTGGATCAACAAGCCAAGAGGCTTGCCGCACAGCTCGGCAAAGCCTTGTACCTTTACCTTCACTCGCTGCTTACTGTCGCTATCCCACTTCTCAGCCTCCATCGACTGAGGGGCGCCAACAGTGCGCAACTGCATGCACGCCATCATGGCGTTCAGGAGGGCATAGCCGCCATCATTGCGGGTACCGTGCTGATAGGTCAGGTTCAGGTAGAACTGGCCTTCGGCGCCCTCGCGAGTCTTGTAGCTGAAACCGATGCCGGTCGACCCGGTATCTTGCTTGTCCATGTACTCGGCACGGGTAAAGGTGCCGATGTATTTGCCTGCAGTGTCGATGAATGCTGATTTGTTGTCAGCCGACCGGGCGGCGTTTGCGTCGAGATTGAACATTGAGCGGTTCCTTATGCAGCTTGAGGGGATTCGAATTCGTAGTAGGCGCAGATGGCAGCGTCGACGGCGGCCAGGTCGTTATCGATCATGTCGCTGTCAAACATGCCCATAGGCGCCTTGGTCGTGTCTGATCCGTTATTGCGGGTGGCGAAATAGTGTTGGCCGTCCTGAACTGTTGCTCGCAGGCAGATGGTCACAAGGCCTTCCAGCGTGATCTTGTCGTCCAGCATCTTGCCGACGGTCTTCATCTTGATTTGCCCGGTCTCGCTTTCCTCTGTATGGCTGAGGATGTAGACCCGGACGTCATCGGGCAGCTTGAGAAGGGCGTCGAACACATCCCAAGTATGCCGTCCGATGTCGTTGAACTTGTCGTAGCCTTTTTCCTGACTGCGGCGCATGAACTCGTTGGCCAGCACATACTGGTAGTCATCGATCACGATCACCTTTCTCCCGCCGGCGGAAGCCTTCTTGCTGGCAGCGATGATGCGTGCGTGATCGTCGGTAACGAATGGCTTCCAGTTGGCCGCACCTTTGAACGGGAGACGCTTGCCAATCACCTGCACCAGGGCAACTTCGGCAGGGTTCATATTTCGCAGCGATGTGCTTTTCCCGCTGCCAGACTTGCCGAGAATCAAAACGACTGTTGCCATGGCGTCCACCTCAATTAGGTTGGTTATCCCATTCCCGCTCAAGGCGGGCCTGCTCTGCTTCGTACTCTTTGCGCTGGTCGCCAGTGAATTGCAGCGGATGAAACTCACCCTCGGCGCGCCAATGCAGCCTTGCGGCCTCAGTAGGCGTTGCGCGCAGACTTTCTGCGGACATGACTATCTCCACGCGCCATGCCGAATGCCGGGGCGCTGCGAGTAAATGAAAGGGTTAGTTCGTGATTCGCTCTGCGTATGCGCTTGCGAGCATCCAAGCAGTTGCGAATAGGAGGGCGTATGCAGAGCCTCGCCAGTAAGCGAGTCTGCGCAGGCGTTGACGGGTCAATTTATCGACCCTTCATGCCTGGCATTCCAAAGCTCGATCACCATGTCAGCATCGACGTCCGGCACATCCTCTCGGCAGATGGACATATTGGCGATACATCCGGTGCAGTAAACGGCCACGGCCGAACCAAGAACGCCAGACTGAAAATTCCGGTAAGGCTGCTGAGTATCAATTTCAGCCGGTGAGCCGCAGAAGGGACAGGGTTTAATGGAGCTCATGGCCGCATCCCAACCTTCGGCGCCGCATACCGATGAACCCATGGCCCGCCCGGCTCGCGGTACGACTTCAGCGGCCAGCCGACATAGCCCAGGCGCTCGGCGCGCTGAATCACGTCCGCAGGGTTGGCCCCGGCGATCTCTTCGAGCATTTCGTCTATCAGGGATTTAACGATTGGCGTGCTCATGCTGCCTCCCTGCGCCCGGCAGTGATTTTGTTCAGGCGCTTGCAGTAGTGTGAAAACTCTTCGAGGGTGATCAGGTGGTCGGTCATCATCTTGGTGATGATTCGCTGCACCAAAATCGTCTCGCCGTAGGCGCTGGCTGGGTGCTCAAGGCTTTCCAGTGCGTCGTCTAAGATGATGTGAGGGCTCAAAATCCACACTCCGACTGGGCTTTGTCGTCTGCCCGTACCGCTTCGGCATACTCTTCGGCGACCGGTGACAGAAGCTCAAGAGCCAAGTCCTGCACTACCCGGCACTCGCCCTCGTCAACGCCCAGGGCCTCGGATGCGAGCCGGTACAGTTCGTCATCTTTGTGAGCGCGGCGCATGAGCTCGATCAGGATCCGCTCGACTGCGAAGTGATCATTCGGCAACTCAGCCAAATGCTCGGCGACCTTTTCGACAAGCTTGAACTCGTCAATCAGAACCCCGTCGCGCCCCCATGGGTTGGGCTTAATCACATTGCGCCCGGCCATCAGCTTGACCGTGGATCGCTCAACCCAATCTTGGCCCTCTGCAGTTTCGAGAAAACCGTCGTCTTCCAGAGGCAACGCACGGTCGTAGTTCTGTTGTGCAATCTGCAATGCAGCGTTCATGGTTGCCTCCAGTGGGCTGGGTTATTCGGTTGGCGGCGCGTCAATATCCAGAAAGCGAATCAGCCAGGGCGCCAGCGTTTGCATGGTGCCGTCGGGCATTTCGATGATCGCAACGCTGTAGTTTCCAGGGCCGGTTTCGAACTCCTCATACTCAACGCCCCAGCCGTGAAACCTGCCTTCGCCCGCATCGTCGTATCCGTTCATCAGCCGTCCGAGCGAATCGTGAATCGGCTTCATCGTCATTACTGGTCTCATCACTCAATCCTCAGTCAGTGAATCAATTCGGCTGGAAACCCGAACCCGGCTGTAGCCCGCAAAGGAGCCGGTGGATTTCCATGCGAATAAATTCAGGGCAATAAAAACCCGGCGTTAACCGGGTTCCACAGATCAGGTTTAAAGGGTTATCCGGGCTCTGACCGGGCCCTTATTTCTTGGCGGGACGGCGGCGCCCGAACGCTAAACCGCCCCGATGGATGTTCGCCTGACTTCGGCGGGGCGTGATGCCCGCTCAAGCTCAGCGCTCGCACTGTTCTGGCATGTAAGCGATTCGGGTCGCTCAAAGCTCAGTGCTGCGCCGATCAGGATGATCTGGAGCATGGGTTTCTCCGGTTGGTTATGCAGGTGTCCCGCATCTGCGGGGTTGGCTTCCGCATCGGCGGTATGATCTGTCCGGGGCTCAGCCGGAATTGAGCGGAAGGGGAAGCCCTAAAGGCTGCCTGTTGGCACTTCCGCCGCCCGAGACTTAGCCTCAGATCACACCCCGATGCGCTCTCAGAGAGAGGATCGGGCCGCATGTGCGGGCACTGTCTCACTCCTTGCCCATAGGGCTGGCTGTGGCGCGCTGGATGGTCGCTTCGAAGCGTGCGGCAAGATCAGCGTTAACCTCGGCCTTGGCGGCGCTTTCTTCGGTGCCTTTGGCTCGGTGAGCCTGCTCGTAGCGGCGCAGGGTTGCGGCGGCAATGATTAGGTCCGCAACCAAATCAGGGGCGGTAGCGATCAACTTGGCGTTGGCCAGCGACGAGCCTTGCTCATGCGCTCGATGAAAAACCACGGCGTTAGCAATTCCCCATCCATCTTTGTCGTAAACGATCTGCGCTTGCTGGCCTTCACCGACATGCCAAGGCCCCGGCGTAAACTTCGACTCACTCATCACTTACTCCTTGATCATGCGGGGCTGCCTTGGCTGGTCTCTCAAGCTTGTTCCAGCGGCGAACTACCGCCTCCTCGGAGCAGGCGTTCTGAAGTTTGTGGTCACAATCGCGGCACTGCACCCAGCTTGCGGCGTTCGTGGAACTGTCCACTTCCAGATCATCGCCGCCGCATACAGGGCATGGCTTTGGTTTTGGATCACTCATCACTTACCTCCTACCGATCTCGCCAGACGCATCCATACATCACGCTGAGCGAGTGCCATTTGACTGAATTCTTTCTCCCGTATAGCCAGATGGTTATGGTTACGGGCTGCTTGTACTGCGAGTTGTTTTAGGGACATGAGGGGCTTCCTTGCTGAAATGGGTTACGCTGCTTTCGTAAAGGTTCTAACGGTCATGACCCTTTCCTCTACGACGCAGAGCAAGTCGTAGGCATGCTCAATCCAGTCGACAGAGTCGGGATCGGAATGCTTCCCGCCGCCGTAGTAGTAAGTCCAGCCAACCCATGAATCATCCGGCAGGCGTCCACCTACAGCCTTGGCCTCGTAGTGGCGACCACCATCGGCAGGCAATCCGGTTTCGATCTCGCCCTCGCGGGTTTCGCTCTTGGCGTCCCAGTGGGCGTCAGCCTCGACCAGCGCGTCATATGCCTCGTCTACCTCCTCCCCGGTGCGGGCGGCGAACGTTGCAGCTGTTTCGCCATCCCACTTCTCGGCCCACTCAAGGATCAGATATTTCACTTTCTGTTCGGGTGTCATCTCTCTAACTCCTGATTGCCCATAGGCGAATTAAGCTGCTACCTGGCTGCCAAAGGCGTCTAGCCAATCTGAAACCTTTGCTGCAGCCTGGTGTTTGTCAGAATTACGGAGCTCTTGAATGTACTCATAAGCTTTCTTGGCGAATCGCTCTTGATCCCTAAGGACGCTCATTGAATGCTTCAGCGTGAAAATTATTCCGCCTGCCAACCAGTCGACTTCACTCATGGTCGAGTAGCGCTCTCGGCAGATTTGAGAGGCGCGAATCTGGCTTTCCACAACTTCTTTCACGCTCATGCTGCACCTCCTCTGACTTCCCAATGCAGCCTGTCGCCAAGCTGCATCAGTGAAATGTTCGGTCTTACTCAAGCCAGGCACCGGTCGCTCATCCGGTATCACGCTTCCCACTTCGCTTGGGGCCTGCGTGTCGCTTGAATGACAGCTTCATGGCCGTCACACCTGTTTGCAGCTCGCCCTGTTGGGTCTGCTGGCCTTCTATGCCTGAAGGCTCGGCGGTCTAAGTTGTGAAAGAGCGCAGACCCGATTGAGGCCCTGGCGAGTCGCTGTAGTGGCTCGATGGAGTGAACATTACCTGTAGGTAACTCACATCGTCAATACCCATAGGTAATCTTTTCCCAAATAAAAAACCCGCTCAATGGCGGGCCTTGATTCAAAAGAGGTTTTGCTCGGATCGTCGAGCGGGCTTATAGGTTATGCCACCTTGTTAGCCCACCACTCGATTGTCTTGTTAGCTAGGATATCGGTAGAGCTGGCAGCCAGAACCTCAACACCAGAGTTCCGAATTCTATCGATTTGCTTGCTAACAGCATCGCTAAGCTTCTGGAACTCGGCGGCATCCAGACCGCTTTTGTCGTCAGGTATAAGAATCGACATTGCCGTCTTCCGGTCGCTATTGCTAGAAACCACGACGAGGTCGGTGTAGCCCTGCAGGATGTTGTTGGAGACGACAAGAGGACTCTTGTACCAGGCTGACACGATGGTGCCCGCAGCCGAAGCGCTAAGCAGAGGGGTGTCAACATCCATGAATGCGCCATTCTTCATCTTGAGGCGGAATCGTTCGTCCTTGATTATCGCTGATGCCTCCATATTCATCTTTTGCTTCATTATCTGAAAGATGTTGTCCCGAAGCTTCGGAGTCGACGTGTAGCGAAATCCAGCATTCCGAGGGGATCCCTTCGGCCTGGCTAGGGTTACCACATCTTCGAAATACTCATTAACAATTGCCTCTGATGACTCCCCAGCAGCGTAAAGCTTGGTTCCGAGCCTGATCCCAGAGTCGATCTCGTCAGGGAAGTCACCCTTGGTTTTGTAAAGGTATTCCTCGATATCCAACAAGTAATGCGTCAAATCGTTTTGATCGAATCTGCCGTCGTACAGGCATTTCATGCGATCGAACGTATCAAGCATCCTCACATCGACCTTGGTGCCGCTAGAAAACACCACTCCCACGTTTAGAAACTCACCGGCATCCTGGTCGAGGCAGACGCTTATAGGCTGCCAGTAACCCTGGACTGGTCGGGCGGGAGCGTCCTGAGAAAGGCGCTTGCGAAGTATGCTGTTAGTCACGCCAATAGCTCGACAAATTGGTTGTACTGAACGGGGTCCAGGCGACCTGCCAGGTAGTCGATTACTGTATCCACGTCAGACTCCTCCATCATCATCTCCTTGAGCACGCTGCGAGCGGCGGAAGCGCCATCCCCTCGAAAGGCCACCGAGATTGTATTGTACGCCAGAGATCGTGCACTTTTTATTGGTAACTGCTCGCTCCACCTAGGAGTGTAGGTATTCAGCATCAGTTCAAATGTGTTTTTACAGCGCGCCCCAATCGGGCCAAGTGTCGCTGGTTGCCATGAAGGCTGTACGAAAATTCGGCCCTGGTCGATCAGCATCATTTTCCCCTTCGCGGCAGCCAAAAGGTTACCAAGGTGCCGATCCGAATTGAGCAGCCACTCATCAAATGAAACAAGAGCAGGGGAGTCAGGATGCTTCGCCAGCGTTTCAGCCACGCGCCTTATGCGCTTTGCTTGGAAGTCATTCTTGGGGTCGCCGATAAGCCTTTCGACGAGATTAGGGTAGGTCATGTCCTGGCTGAACCATGCCAAGAAGGACTCTTGCTTGTCGCCATGAGTAATCTCATCAAGCTTACCCAGGATGTCGGCAGGGATCATGTCCCGCTCAAGAACTATAACGCCGGCGTTGTCCGCCATACTCATGCCGCAAGCCTTGCCCAATACGTAGCCAAGAGCCTCGCTGGTAATCTCGCGATTCAGGAAAAATGTTCCATCCTTGTTTTTGTAGCTGTCAGGTGCGGGCTTGACATAGCACCTAACAGACTCCCCGTTGACGGATATTTTCGCTCTGAATAGGGGGTTCACGCCGACATTCTTTGGAGCACTAATTTGCCCTCCAAAAAAACTACTGTTCAGTACCTGAATCATCGATCTTCAACCTATCCCTAAGTCGTGAATTGGTGTTGGCGCCGGAGTCCTGGGCGCCGCCAGCGATCTTCGCTGCGATCAGCTCCAGAAGAACCATGTCCTCTTCGGTCAGCCGGCCCGACTCTGCGGCGGCGACAATTTTGGCAAGAGCTGACTGCGATCGCGGAGAAGCAAGCAGGTCAAGTTTCTTAGCCTTAGCCGCTACAGCCGACGCCTCTATGTGCGCGCCGGACATTGGCTTGTCCATCTGATAGCGCTCAAGACCAAGCTCAACTTCTATGTGCCGAGCAAAATCTTCACCAATTTTCTTCCTGTTTTCTGGCGCGATAGTTAGCGAGAGGCACCTAGCTATATAGCTCGGGCTCTTTCCTAGAGCGTCAGCGATATGCGCTTTTTTGCCGCCAAATCGGTCGCTCATCAGCGCCTGAAGGTTGGCTCTTCGAATTTCTGAAATATCCATTTGATGATCATCGCCACCTGTTACCGAAAGGTAAATTCCCCATGGGTATTGCTTTGATGATTACCTGCGGGTAATAATCCTCATATCTAGAAGGAGGTTCCCTATGCGGAGCAAGAACCAAAGCCTGCTTGCCTGGCTGAAAACAGCAACAGACGCCCAGGTTGAAGGTACTGGCACCACTCGGGCCTACCTTCGGCTGATCGCCTACGGGCACAAAACAGCATCAGCTGAAATAGCTGCGCGCACCGAATCTGCTACCTACGGCGCCGTTACCCGAAGAGAGCTTCGCCCGGAAGACTGGAAGCAGATCTGGCCCGAGCTTTCAGCTGCTTAAAAATTCAACCCAATTTCTATAGCCACAAGGAGCAACACATGTACGTCGACCCTAATCACCTGCACGACAAGGCAACGAAGGTGCGCCTCGACGAGGTAGCTGACGATTTGCTGACTGCCATGGCCAGGTTCCACAGGACCCAAAAGGCTGTGCTTGCGCGCGACCTGCTTGAACGCGCTCTGAACCAGATGATGGAAGAGCTTAACGCGAAGACTGACGTGGCTTGAAGTAGCCGAGGAGGGACTGTGCCTGAAAAAAGAGAGCTGGAAATCCAGCTCGACATGAGGGGCAGGGCCGAGCTTGAGCATGTAGCGAAGTTGAAGGGGATCACGCCCGAAGAGATGGGCGCGTTTTTGATCAATAAAGCACTTTCTCAACTCCGCCCCGACCCATCAAGAAGCAACGTAAGGGCCTTTCGTAAGGGCTGATTAGCCCCTGAGGGACTCTTGAGGAGCTGCTGAATGAAGCAACTGATTACCAAAACGCAGGCACAAAAAAACCACCGGGCAATGGTGGTTTTTCGTGCAGCACTTACAGCTAATGTCTGGAGCGAATAATGCGCACTCAACAAGACAATGTCAATCCCGTATCAATTCACGCCGCGCCACGTTTTGTTATCTCTGAAAACGTGGCGCGGATCGTTTCAATGTCCTCTCAGGAAATTGCCGATCTGGTCGGGTCACGCCACGACAAAGTGAAGCAATCAATTGAGCGTCTCGCAGCGCGCGGAGCTATCGAACTCCCCCCATTGGGGGAAGTCCGGAATCACTTGGGGCAGGCGGTCGAGCAGTACCAGGTCTGCAAGCGAGACAGCTTTGTAGTTGTTGCGCAACTCTCTCCCGAGTTCACGGCGGCGCTTGTGGACCGCTGGCAAGAGCTTGAGTCACGCCAAGCCGTCACGCTCCCTGACTTCTCTAATCCAGCAGCTGCAGCACGCGCTTGGGCTGATGAAGTCGAGAAAAAGCAGGCTGCTGAAAAAGTTCAGCAATTGCTCAGCGCTGAGAATCAGGCTCAGGCAACCAAGATCCATCAGATGGAGAACCTCTTCCAGGAAGGCATGACCGCGCCGCAGTTCTGCAAAAAGCTGAATGGCGTGAACGTGATGCAAGTCGGAGGGGCTCTTGAGGGTCGCAACTGGCTCTACAACGAGAGCAAGACTGGTGTGCGCTGGCGTGTGGCGTCTTATGCCCGCGACAAGTACATGACCGAGCACGCGCACGAAGTCACCCCCCACGGTAAAGACGCCTTCTTCACCTACACGCCGGTGCTGCTGAAGAAGGGCGCGATCCGTCTCTATGATCTCTACCTGAACAAAGAATTGCCCATGAAGAAAACGTGGGACGGCCTCTTCACACACGACAAAGAACTCAAGGGGGTCGCGTGATGGCACGTTCCCGCAACATCAAACCAGGCTTCTTTTCGAACGAGCATCTGGCAGAGCTGGACTTTGCCACGCGCCTTCTTTTCATTGGTATGTGGACCGAGGCAGACCGGGAGGGACGCCTTGAAGATCGTCCGAAGCGTTTGCGCATGGCGTTGTTCCCAGCTGACAGCGTAGATGTTGATCGCATGCTCAATGACTTAGCTGAATTCGGGTTCATTCAGCGATACGAGATTGATGGGAAACGCTATCTGCAAATCGACAGCTTCACGAAGCATCAAATGCCTCACCATAAGGAAGTTGCGAGCGTAATCCCTGCGCCGCCGGGTCGCGCTCAAATGACACGACACTCTTACGACGTGTCTCCGTCGCTCAGGGAGTCAACTTTCGCCCGCGACAACCATACGTGCTTGCGCTGCGGAGATACCGAAAGGCTTTCGATTGATCACATCGTCCCGCTCGCTAAGGGTGGCGATAATTCGTCTGAAAACCTGCAGACTCTGTGCTCGACCTGTAATTCGATCAAGGGCGATTCAACGTCTGATCATCGTCGATCCAACGTTGACTCAAGAATGGCTCAACGTTGCGACAACCATGCAACCCCTTGCCCTACTGATTCCCTCTCTCTTGATTCCCTCTCTTCTGATTCTCTGATTCCCGCTTCTCCGATCCAAGATCAAAAGCCCTTGCCAGTCGCTTCCGCTCCGGGCGCGTCGAACGTGAAGGTGCTCAAGCCCAAGGCGGCGAAGGAAAAGACACCATCGCAGATTGCCAACAGCAACACCTGGGCTGCGTATGCCAACGCCTACTTCGACCGCTACAGCGTTGAGCCGGTACGGAACGCGAAGGTCAACGGCCAGGTGGCCCAGCTTGTGCAGCGCCTCGGGGCTGAAGAGGCGCCGAACGTTGCCGCTTTCTACGTGACCATCAACGACTCGTTCTTCATCCGGTCCTCGCATGAGTTCGGCCTGCTGGTCGCCAGGGCGGAAGGGATTCGAACGCAGTGGATCACCGGCCGACAGGTCAACGCCGTCACTGCCCGCCAGATGGAGAACACCCAGGCCAACATCAACGCCGCCCAGCACGCCCACGCCATGATCACAGCCGGAGGTGAGAGCAATGCTTTCCTTCGCCGAAATCGCTGATCTGAGCATGGCCATCTGCGCCACTGCTGAAACCCTGGGCCAGACCCTGAGCGGTCCTGCCGCCAAGCTGATGGCCGAAGACCTCGCTGACTACGACATGGACGTGATCGCCAATGCGCTGTGGTCATGCCGCAAGGAGCTGACCGGCAAGCTGACCTTGGCTGCTGTGCTGGGTCGCATTCACGCCGCCGACGGCCGTCCGGGCAAGGACGAGGCATGGGCCATTGCCCTCGCATCGAACGATGAATTCGACACCGTGGTGATGACCGATGAAATCCAAGTGGCCCTCGGCGCTGCCCGGCCAGTCCTCAACGTAGGCGACAAGGTCGGCGCTCGCATGGCCTTCATCAGCTCCTACGAAAGGCTGGTCTCCAAGGCCCGTGAAGACGCGATCCCGGTCAACTGGCACGTCTCCATCGGATTCGACGCCAATCGCCGTGTCGAGGCCATCACGGCCGCTGTGCAGATGAAACGCATCCCTCAGGAGCGTGGCGCTGTGTACCTGGCCGACCTCAACGTCGTGCCGGTCACTCAGGAGGGCCTTGCCATTGCCGGACTGATCACCGGCAAGGCCGCCACGCCATCTGCTGACTTCCGGGAAAAGCTGGATGCGATCAAACGCGACCTGAAGGTCAAGGCCGCCCAGCGCCAACTGGTCAAGGATCACCGCATTCGCGCCACTCGCCGGGATCTGAACGAACGCATAAACCGCCAGCTCGACGCTGCGGCCGAATATCAGCGGAGGGCTGCGCAATGATTCGAATATTCGCTGTGATTGCGCTTGTGGCGCTCGCTGGCTGCGACAAGGTCAGGAGTGACGTCAAGAGCCAAGTCGAGGATTACGCCGTCTGCCAGAAGGCCGGGATGGGCAGTTATCTGAACGCCTATTCCGAAGTCCGCTGCATGCCGCCCAAGGGGATTGCCCAATGACCCCCTTCGACCAGTCCGTACTCGCTTACTACCAGCGTCATGGTGGCGCAACAGCCTGGATCTGCGCATCAGCCCTTCAAGTAGACAGGGAAGAAGTCAGCAAAGCCCTCCAGCGTCTCAAGCGTAAGGGCGTCATGAAGAACAAAGGCCCCTTTTGGGAGTGGAAAGCGCCATCGCGCCAGGAGGTTGGTTATGAGTGAGCTCATCGAAGTGAAGGTAAGCGAGCTGAGTGGTGCTGCGCTGGATTGGGCTGTGATGGTGTGCGTGAAGGGCGAAAAGACCAAACACGAATTCGAGGACGGAAAGCTCTATTTGGTGGTGAGCAAGCAGCTTATGGGTCATTGCCAAGAGATGTCAGAGCCCTTCATGCCCTCCACCCGATGGCAGGAAGGCGGCCCGCTGATCGAGAAGTACGGCGTCCTGATCTCTCCCAAGGAAAGCCCTATTCACGTCAATGGCGGCCCGAACGCGGGCTGGCAGGAAAGCGGCTCATGGGGCGCAACCATTTTTCGCAAAGGCGAGCATCGCCGCAAAGCCCACAACCATCCTGACGAGCCGTTGGTTGCAGCTATGCGTTGCGTCGTGAACTGGGTACTTGGCCCTGTCGTGTCTGTGCCGAAGGAGCTTATCCATGAGTGATCTGATCTGCCGCAAATCGATGATGCGCTGCCAGACGCCGGGGATGTGCTCACCTCATGGCGGGTGCGGCGCCTCAACTCTGGTGCATACGAATGTGCGCTATGACAGCAAGACGTCCCCGGCAGTCGTGGACGCTGAGCGAGGTTCAGCCATGACCAATGAAGAGCTGAAGGCGCTGGCTGAAAAAGCATCGCCCATTGATGAGTGGTACAAGCCAGGCGACTTGCGCTACGCCGATGACAAGTCCGGCGAAATCCACGGAATCCATCACGACGATGACTCCTTCATCGCCGCCGCCAATCCTGCCGCAGTGCTGGGGCTGATCAAAGACGCGGAGCGCAACCAGCGGATGCTCCTGGCGGCCTGCATGGGCATGGGTGCCATAGGTGAAGCGCTCGGCGCCGACATGAACAGCGACGGTGATGAGCTGCTTGGAATGGTCAACGACCTCAAGGCCCAGAACGGGCGGATGCGCGAATTCCTCAAGGACATCGGCAAGACATCCGGTGATAAGTGGGCAGTCATGGTCGCACGCCAATTGCTCAAGGAGTTCGACCAATGACTGGCAAATACTGGAAGCGTATCTGCGCCATCCCCGCTTACATGTTTCTGCTCAGCCCGTCCGGCAATCGCGTCCAGAAGATGGAAGGCGGCAACTGGATCGACCAGCACGAAGCCCAGAAGGTGATCGATGCGGCCGAGGAAGAGCTGACCGGCCTGCTCGCCGAGCGTGACGCGCTCAAGGCTGAGTGCGAAAGCTTGCGGTGTGTAGAGCCAAACTACGAGGACGTAGAGCGGCTATGCAGGGTGCTGGGGTATCTCGGAGTGTCTACCCCGGAAAGCGGAGAAGAATCGGCGGCGCGATGGCTGAGCCTTGTCCGCACGCTGATTCGTACCGCCGAAACATCGAAGCTCCTGCGCCAGGACGCCGAGAAAGTCGCGGAATACACCCACCTCAAGGCTGAGTGCGAAGGGCTGCGGAAAGCGCTGATCGACGTGTTCAATCACGTTGAAGGCAATACGGAGTGCCTTGTCCGTGACCTGGTGAACTGGGGTACTCCGCAAATTAACCCTAACGACTTCTACGGCGAATGCGAGGCGATCAAATCTATCGTTCAGGATGCGCTGGGGCAGGGAGGGCAGAGCAATGATGACTGACTGCCAATATCACGGTATCTGCGCGCCTCTCTGGCTAGTCGCGGCCAACGTTGAGTCGAGCCCATGGTTTGCGCTGGCCTGCGGCGTGTTTTTCGCGGGTCACTGTCTTGCCGGGGCATGGGCCAAGTATCGGGAGGTGCGTCATGGCTGACCTAGCACTCATCCGCACCGCCCAGGGCCTTGTCCCAGCAACCGAAGCTGACCGTGAACTGGCTCAGAAATGGAAGCTGGGCCAGGTCATCCACGGCAAGTTCACCAAGATGCGTAACGCCAAGTTCCACGGCAAGTTCTTCTGCATGCTGGATCTGGCCTGGGATTACTGGGAGCCGGTCGGCGGCCTAATCCCTCGCCAGGAGATGCGCGGAATCCAGGGGCTGGCCAAGTACTTCGAAGAGCTGAACGGCAAGCCGGGACAGCTGACCGGCGCCGTAGCTGCCTATCTCGCCAAGCTGGAGTCGGACCGGGCTGAGCGCTTCCCGGCAGTCGACAAGAGCCGCGAGGCTTTCCGTGAGTGGGTGACGATCGAGGCTGGCCACTTCCATCTGGTGCAGACCCCTGACGGCATCCGCAAAGAGGCCAAGTCGATCAGTTGGTCATCCATGGACGATCTGGCGTTTGAGCCACTTTACCGCGACGTGTTCAGCGCCTGCTGGCGCCTGGTGTTGTCCGCCCACTTCGAGAGCGAGCAGGACGCGCTGAGTGCTGCAGATCAGATGGGGAGCTTCGCATGAGGCGCACAGAACTGAAGCGGACCGTCCCCCTCAAGGCCAGCGGCATAAACCCACGCACACCCCGCAAGAAGAAGTGCGCCCACTGCGCTGAAGCCTTCCTGCCTTCGCGTGTCGGTCAGAAGGTATGCAGCCCTGCCTGCGCCATCGCTCTGCCACCGGAGAACCTGAAACAGGCGCGCAAGGCTCTGGCTGATGTGGGGCGCAAGGAGCATCGGGCGGCGAAGGAGAGGGTGAAGAGTCGGGCCGATCACATGCGTGAGGCCCAACAAGCCTTTAACCAGTGGATCCGGCTACGTGACGCCGACCTTGGCTGCGTGAGCTGCAATAAGCCGGCGACCTGGCAGGGGCAATGGCACGCATCGCATTTTCTCAGCGTCGGATCGTCGCCAGAGCACCGCTTCAATCCGGCCAACGTCCATAAGGCCTGCTCCATCTGCAATAACCATTTGAGCGGCAACATCTTGGGGTTCAAGCCTGAGCTTGAGCGCCGGATCGGGTTGCGCGCATTGGAGGAATTGATCGGGCCTTGCGAGCCGCGGCGCTACACGATTGAGGAATTGAAGGCGCTGAAGGCCGAGTACCGAGCAAAAACGCGAGAGCTGAAGAAGTCCGCTTAACGGAGGGGTAGACCATGCCAGAGCAGATGTCATTCGAGTTGCCAGCTCAGTCAGTACGTCCGCGCCTTCGACTTGTACCGAAGGCCCGGGCCGAATCAGGCCCTCAGCCTGAGCAACTGTGCATCGACTTCACTGCGCCTGTTCTGGCGTTGGCTACATACATCCCCCGGATGCCGCACCGGGACACGACTTGCGCCGGGGCTACACCGATCACCCGAGACGGGATAACCCTTCCGGCCGCTGAGTGGGCGGCCAGGCTGGGCATCAAGTGGAACACAGTGAAGATGCGTCGACTCAGGGGAGATGGCTGGACCGAGGCCCTGAAGCCGGAACTGCGCCGGACGACGTTTATGTCGAACTGGAGGATGCACGCTTAGCGCCAGACGTGCAGAACCTTGTCGCCATCGCCTTCGGATGCTGCGCGGAATTTTAGATCGTCGAGCAGGGCCTGGAGCCGGGTGATCTTCTCCGAATCCAGAGTGCCACCCAGGATGGCGTTCTCGCCGTTGCCGGACAGCGTAATCACCAGCAGGGCGTCGGATTCGCCCTGGTCCATGGTATCAGCGGTCAGCGCCATCACTTCGGTGATTGCGAAGTAAGCCGAATCGCGGGTGTTACTGCTGAATTGTCGTTGTGTCATGTGGAATGCCCCTTTGGATTGAGCGGTCAGTACACGTGGCTGATCGGGGAGGGCAAGTGTTGCATCGTCGATCCAGCCACATAGCCTGATGGCAAGTAGCAATCAAGCCCAAGGGCCGACGATGACAAATCACACAGCGAGGGCCGAGCATGGAGTTCGTGTATCGGCTCTTTGAGAAAATCGACGTAATCGTCGCAGGCCTGATCGGCTCACTGGTCGCCAGTTGGTGGCACCGAGACGATTTGGTCGATTACAAAGCCTGGATCATCTTCATGATCACAGGTGTGGCATGTGCGCTCTATCTGACGGGGATGGTCAGTTCGCACTTAGGTATCACGGAGCCCAGCAATGTCGCCGGGGTTGGCTTTCTGCTGGGGACCTTTGGTGGCTCCTTGATGACGGCCATTAACCGCGCGATTAAAGCCGCTGACCTTTGGGCGCTCATACGCTCAAAGTTCGGAGGAGGCAGCTAATGACGCTTCAATTCCTGAGCACCACCTTCATCGCAATCATTTCAGCTTGGGCCTTGTGGTCGATGCTCAGCCCCAAGGTGCGGGACGGCATCGTTGGCAAGTGCATCTACGCCACCATCGCCATGGCGGGCTACGCCATCGTCCAGCGCGACGAAACGTTCTTCATCACCCCCACGGTCGCGGGTGTCACCTTTCATGCCGCCCTGGCCCTTGCCGGGGTGCGCCACATCTTCATGGTCACCTACTGGCTGACCGTCAAGGCCTGGATCTGCCGCCATCTCAACTGTGAGCACTGCGTCAACTTCGGGCCAGGCGAGGCCCAGACTGAGCGCCGGAAAGGTGAATGAGCTGGCTCAACCTATTCAGGCCCAAACCACATCAAGAGGATTTACCCATGGACAACGAATCGCAAGCAGTACCGGCAAACTCTGGCATTTCGGTATCGGCACAACCGGCATTGGCGTCCGCCCCGGCTGCTGATAACAACCTCTCGCTGACCGGCGTTGCCAGCTCGACACCGGCCACGCCACTGCAGTCCACCACCCCGACAGGCGCGCCGCAAGCCACGGTCGACACAGGCAAGCTCAAAGCCCTCCTTATCACCCTGGGCCACGACATCGAGGCCGAATGGGATCACCTGATCGCCCTGGCCAAGAAAGCGCTGTAATCGATCAATCAAGCACGGGAGCAGTGCTATGACAACCATTGCCTATAAGAACGGCGTGATAGCCTATGACTCACAAATCACCAACGGCAACACCGTCACTTATGACGACTATGAAAAGTGCCATGAGGTGAAAGGTGTCAAGTTCGTACTGTCTGGGTACATGTGCGATTACCCCAAGCTGATCGCTGCCTGGTTCGGCGAGCCAGTAACCGGCACCGTAGAAGCCTCGGCCTTGGTGGTTGATGGTGGGTCGCTATGCTACGCGGCTTACAACGACAAAGACGGGCTCTGCAAGACCCCTATCTGGCTCGAAAGACCATACGCGATTGGCAGCGGCCAGGATTACGCGCTTGTTGCTATGGATATGGGCGCAACTGCAGCCGAGGCTGTCCATGCTGCCAAGAAGCGAGACACGGGAACAGGTGGGGTCGTGAGAAGGCTCGTTGTTAACTCTGGCGGTGCCAAGTGACCGAAAAGAAGCCCACTGACTGGGAGCGGATAGAGCTCGACTACCGCGCGGGCATCATGACCTTGCGCGAGATGGGCTCGCTTCACTCAGTATCAGAAGGCGCCATCCGCAAACGCGCCAAGCGTGACAACTGGAGCCGTGACCTCAACACCAAGATCAAAATGCGTGCTGATGAACTGGTACGCAAGGAAGAGGTACGCAAAGCGGTACGCAGCGAGGCAATTGTCTCCGAAGTTCGCCAGGTAGAGATCGGTGCAGAGCTGCTGAAAGAGATCAAGCTTGGTCGCCGGGAGCGCGTTACCAAAGCGTCGACGCTCACTGACAAGCTGATTCAGGAACTGGAGTTCATCACCGACAACCGTGAACTGTTCGTGAAGCTTGGCGAGCTGATGGAGTCGCCGGACGATAATGGCCTGGACAGGCTCAATGATGCGTACCACAAAGTCATCGACCTGCAGGGCCGCATCAAGATGAACAAAGAGCTTTCGGAAACGATGAAGACGCTGTTTGCGCTTGAGGCTCAGGCGTTCGGGCTGACCGAGGATACCGCCGACGAATCCTACGAAGACCGCCTAGCGCGGCTGATGAAGGGGGAGTGAGCAATTAATCCGCGCCACGAAACGCCCTCAAGCGAAAACGTGGCGCGCACGAAAATCAGCTAAGTCGGATCGCTTTCAATGGGCGACTGTTGTTAGTGCCAGGCACATTCACGCGCACAAACATTCCGGTAGCCACAAGAGCGTCAACGACCTCTGTTACCGCTTGCATGGTGCTGGTGCTCTTGGCGTAGCGAGTGCGCAAAAGATAATCCAGTGAGTCGGTTTTGATCTGGCTTAGAGGGCCGGCTACAGCGCCTATCACCATTTCCGTTACCTTCAACTCCTTGAACGTATCGACTAGGCGCTCAGCATAGAAGCCAGCTTCAGGGCCGCCGTACGGAAGGACAATCCAAGTAGACGACCGCGATCCTTTTTTGATCGAGGTGCCGAGCGCCTTCAGTGCGTTTTCCACCTGTTCGATCTTTGAATTGTGCTCAAAGTCGACCAGACGGTTAGTAACGGGATGCGACAGCCCCAGGGCGCGGGCCAGGTCTGCTACGCGCATTCCTTTTTCGCGCATTGCGTTCCACAGCACGATCTTGGCGACGGTCTGAGCTGGAAGCTGCACGGTTGGTTGGCCTTCCTCTGGCGTAGATGCAGGCGGAATCACTCGACCCTGATCAACGTAGATCGACAGGGCGAGCGTTATTCCGTCCACGGCGTTCGCCAGCAATTCCTCAAGGGAATCACCGGCGCTGTGAGCCTCTGGAATGTCCGGGCAGGACGACCACCAGCTGCCTACGTCTTCTCGACAAATAATCGGATATTCGTACATTGTCATTCCTCTGTGATGAGTGAGGGCTGAATTCAAGCTGTCATCAGGGTGGAGCCTCAATCCTTGAGGCCCAGTTGTTTGATGATTGCCCTTCTTGTCCCTTCTGCCATTTCCTTGGCTCCGTGGTCAGGAAGGGTGGTTTGCTTGCCGTTGAAGTAGAGTTTGAAGTGCTTTTTGCGCTTCTTTGAAACCTCTACTCCTTGAGCCAGTAGCCACCGCTTGAACTCGTTACATTTCATCAGCCCTCCTTTGTGTTTTGCTGATGGGTTCATTCTACATCATAAATGATTAAATACAACACTTATGATTAAATAAATCATAAATGATTATCTTTGCTGAGGATTGCTGCAGATCCCTTGCGCGCGCGGTTCAGCCACAGAAGCTCCCAGCTCTACACAAACGACTGGGGGCGGATTCATGAGTAAGAGATTCGGCAGGAACCAGAAGCGCAGGATGCAACACCAGATTGATAGCGCTGCCATTACCGTTCAGTTCATGGCGGGCCAGCAGCAGATGCTTAGCAAGACACTGGCTGATCAGCGGGGCGTGATTGAGGGCGTTGCCGGGGTGCTGGGCAAGCACTTTGTAGGGCTTCCTCCTGAGACGATTCAGGTTCGGGAGATCCGGAGCCAGTTCGGCCTACCTATGCCCATAGCGCTGGATGTAACTCAGCTCTACTCACAGGCCCAGCTCACGGATTTCGTTGATATGTCGTGCTACATGCTCGACGTCTACCGATCTGAGCTGAGGCTGGATCTACTGACCGGCAACACCCACGTCTATCTCAGGTCCGATCGGGACGACCTGGCGTACAGCATCAGCCAGTCAGGTCTGCGCAACATCGACAAGCGCGACCTGGCCCAGCATATCGCCAAAACCTTCGCAGAAGAGATCAAAGCCAAGCTCTGATCATCTTGTTGCACTCCCGATCCAGCCACATAACGTCGCCCCATCGATAAATGAGATAGGGGCGGGTTATGAGTCAGATCGACCAAATGACTTTCGGGGCGGCAATCGAAGCGCTGAAACAAGGCCAGCGTGTTGCCCGTGCTGGATGGAACGGTAAAGGCATGTGGCTGGTGCTCGATCCTGGTTCCGTAGTTGGCGAAGTCCGAGAAGGCAGCGCCTATCACAAGGCTGGCGTAACCGGCTCGTTCACGATCAATCCGCACATCGACATGAAGACGGCTACCGGCGAGATGCAGCCCGGATGGCTCGCCTCGCAAACCGACATGCTGGCCGACGACTGGATGCTGGTCTAACCCATGTCAGCCGACGCCATGCTCAGCCAGCTCATCACCGACGATGAGCTTTACTGCGCGCGCAATCTGAAGATCCGCACGAAGAAAGGCGAGATCGTCCCTTTCATTTGGAACGACGCCCAGCGAATCCTGCACGCGGCAATTGAGAAGCAGAAGGCTGACAAGGGCTGGGTGCGCATCATCGTGCTGAAGGGCAGGCAGCAGGGCATCAGCACCTACGTGGCCGCCCGATTCTACAAGCGCACAAGCATGGGGTTCGGCAAACGAACCATGATCCTGACGCACTTGGACGCGGCCACGCAGAACCTGTTCGGCATGGCTAAGACCTTCTTTGAGCTGAGCGACGACACTCTTCGCCCGACGATCAAGGCGAACTCCGGCACTGAACTGTCATTCGCAAAGCTGCGTAGCGGCTACAAGGTGGCGACTGCGGGAAGCCCAGGCGCTGGCCGGTCCGACACCATCCAGTACCTGCACGCCTCGGAAATGGCGTTTTGGGCCAATGCTCAGAAGATCATGGCCGGTCTCGGCCAGACGGTTCCGTTGGTCGAGGATAGCGAATCGATCATTGAATCCACAGCCAATGGCATGGGCAACCTGTTCCACGACTTCTGGGGGCTGGCAGAGGCCGGCAAGTCTGACTACGTTGCCGTGTTCATCCCTTGGTTCGCCGATCAGGAATACCGGCGCAATGCCGACGGCCTGGACCTTTCCGACGAAGATTACGAATACATGGAGGCGTACAGCCTCGATGAGGAGCAAATGGCCTGGCGGGCAGCCAAGATCCAGACGGACTTTGCTGGCGATCACAACTGGTTCAACCAGGAATATCCGGCCACGGTAGACCTTGCATTCCAGCGCATCGGTCACAAGCCGCTGATCAACACCGTCAAGGTGTCGCTGGCGCGCAAGAAGCCACTCAAGAACGCCCCTCGCATCGGCGCCCACGTCGTCGGCCTCGATCCTGGCCGTGGTGGCGACCCTTCGTCGTTCATTCATCGTCAAGGTCGTGTTGCCTGGGGCCTTGAGCGCAACAACTCAGCCGACACCATGGCGGTAGCAGGGCAGGCGGCTCGCATGCTCCGTGAAGATCCGACCATCCGCATGATGTTCATCGACATTGGCGGCATTGGCGCCGGGGTTTACGACCGTCTTGTCGAGCTTGGCTTTGGCGATCGCGTCACCGCCGTCAACTTTGGCGCATCCGCGACTGACCAGCGCAAGTACTTCAACAAGCGCTCCGAGATGTGGGGAGAGATGGCCGAGTGGATTCATGACGACATTACGCCCTGCATTCCTGACGACGACCGCCTGCATGGCGACCTGACGTCAGCTCGCGGCGACCAGTACAGCAGCAATGGACAGCTGAAGCTCGACAAGAAAGAAGTCATCAAGAAGGAACTGCGCCGCTCCCCTGACGACGGCGACGCCCTCGCTCTGACATTCGCCGAGCCCGTGGCTGCGGACGATCAATTCACCGAAGACTGGAAGGCGAAGCTCTTGCGCCGGAACGCTCGTAATAAATCTGCGATGAGTGCCTGATATGGCTGATGCCTCCGACAAGCAAAAAGCGACGGACAACTGGGCTCGGTACGAGTACGGGCTGAATCGTGGCCACAGGAACTACGTCGATACAGCGCGGGAGTGTGAGGACTACTACCTGGGCGGCGGCTGCCAGTGGAAAGCGGCTGACGTTGCCATCCTCACCGAAGCTGGTCGGCCGGCGCTCGAGTTCAACCAGATCAAGAACAAGATCAACGCTGCAGTTGGGTATCAGATCGGTAACCGCATGGATATCGGGTTTCGCCCGCGCTCCGGCGCCGCTGATGCCGAGACCGCTACCACGCTGTCGAAGCTCGCCATGCAGATTGCCGACAACAATCAGCTTCACTTCAAAGAAACCCAGGTGTTCAGCGATGGCGTGATCCAGCAGCGCGGCTACTTCGATATCCGCATGAGCTACGAGGATACGATCCTGGGCGAGGTCAAAATTGACATTCTCGACCCGATGGACGTGATCCCCGACCCGGACGCCAACAGCTACGACCCGGACGATTGGGCTGATGTCACTACCAGTCGGATGCTGACAGCTATCGAAATCGAGGCCATGCACGGCAGTAAGGCCGCCAGGGCGATCGATGACGAAAGCGATTCCGGCGACACCTTCTTGCCAGTTCTTGATGATATCGAGCGCGCTACCTTTGGCGAATCAGACTCGCTGTACCCGGAATTTTATGGCGATGATCCTGATGACAAGTCAACCAAGCGCTATCGCGTCATCGATCGTCAGTTCTGGCAGATGGACCTTGCCGAGGTAATCATCACCGCAACCGGTGATATCCGGCTGGTCGAAGATATCAACCCGAAGGCCATCGAAGAGATGGTAGCGGCGGGTGGCATCAAGCAGAAGCGCAAGATTCGCCGCGTGCGCTGGCTGATCACGACCAAGGACAAGGTTCTGCACGACGAATGGTCCCCGTTCAACCATTTCACCGTGGTTCCGTTCTTCCCCACGTTTCGCCGCGGTAAAACCCGTGGCCTGGTGGATGACGCGATTGGGCCGCAACAACTCCTGAACAAGTCGATGAGCCAGTTCCTGCACATCATCAACACTACTGCCAATAGCGGCTGGGTCACGGTTGCAGGCACGCTTGTGAACATGGCAGACGATGAGTTGGCTAATCGCGGCGCCGAGACTGGGCTGCACATAGTTATCAAGAAGGGCACCGAGCAACTCGACAGGCCTCAGAAGATCCAGCCCAACCAGGTGCCGACCGGATTCGATCGCATCATTGATAGAGCCTCCGCACTGCTGGAGTCGGCAACCGGCGTAAACCAGGCCATGTCCGGCAACCAGAGCAACGAAGTCTCCGGCATTGCCATCCAAACTCGCCAGTTCGCCGCTCAGCAGCAGCTTGCCGTCCCCCTGGATAACCTTGCCAGAACACGGGCGATGGTCGCCACGCGCATCCTTGAGCTGATCCAGGCCTATTACGATCAGCCGCGCATCATGCGCATCACCGAGTCCGATCCTTCCGGCCAGGAAGCGACGACCGAAATCCCCCTGAACTGGCCGCAGCCTGACCAGCGCATCCTGAATGACCTGACCATCGGCGAATATGACGTCATCGTCACCGAGGCCCCGGCACAGATCACGTTCGAGAACAGCCAGTTCCTGCAAGCCATCGAGCTGAACGAGAAGGGCGCTAACATCCCGTGGCCGTTCATCATCCAATACTCGAACCTTGCGAATAAGCAGGAAATCGTCAAGGCGATGCAGGATCAGCAGCACGCCGCGCCGGTCGATCCAACGCTGCAGGCCAAGGCTGAGCTTATTTCCGCTCAGACACTGAAGGCTCAGGCCGACGCAGGTCGTTCACAGGTGGATGCCGCCAAATCCAAGGCATCACTGGATCTTCTCAACGCACAGACCGACGACACCCGGGCGGACACTGTTTCGAAGTCCGTCACAGCGATGTACAGCGCAATCCAGACCGCAGGGGTTATTGCCGCGACGCCGGCCACCTCGAATCTGGCCGATGCGCTCCTGCTGTCCGCCGGCTTCCAAGATCACAATGCCGCGCCAATCGTCCCGCAATACGTGGGCACGGTCCTGGCCTCGCCTGATATCCCGCACAACACGAATCCTCTAACCCCAGCCAGCCCGGCCGTCGGCCTTGACGCAGGCATTGAAACCCCACGCATTGAAGGAGCGCCAGCATGAGCAAGTCCGACGTCGAAATTGATCAGAAGTGGAAAGTTGAGCAAGACCTTCGCTCGCTGGTCGAGGCCGCAGAAATCAATAAAGACCAGAAACGCTTGGCGGCAGTGAAGGCTCTCGCTAAGGAAAAAGCCGCCGAACTGGCAAAAATCACCAAGTAATCACGAATACCCAGGGGCAAACCATGAGCACAGCAGCAAACGCAGCAGCACAAGAGACCCAAGAGCAGATCGACGCGCGCCTGGCCGAAGAAGCGGCGTTGAGTGGCGAGGATTACACCCCGCCGGGCGAAGACGCCAACACTGATGCGGCTCCGGCAGCATCCCTTGCAGACGCAGGCGCTGAAGATTCCTCTGCCAGCGCCAAGCCCGAATACGACGCAGACACACTGGCATCCATTGCAGGTGACGACAAGCCCGCCACTGTGCCGCACGCGCGCTTCAACGAAGTGAACACGATTCGCAAGGCCGCCGAGAAGCGGGTCCATGAACTGGAATTGCAGCTCGCAACCCTGAATGGCAAGGCCGAAGCATCTGCGCCTAAGAATGAGCAGAGGCAGGAGTCCGCCGCTTACGACTTCGACGCTGCAGAAGCGAATTACCAGGATGCGTTGCTGGATGGCGACAAAACCAAGGCAAATGCGATCAGGGCCGAAATCCGCACGCATGAGCGGGAAGCGGCGCGCATCGAGGCTGAAGCTGCTGCTGATCGCCGCTACAGCACCAACAAAGCCGCCGATGACGCCAAGCGCGCAAAGCTGGAGTTTGACCTTGAGGTCAGCAAGGCCTACTCCGAATTTCCCTTCCTGAATGGCGAGAGCGCCGACGCCAATCCCGAGGCGATCGAAGAGGTGCTGGTATGGCATCAGTCTCAAATGAGCAAGGGCAAGTCTCCTGCTGAGGCTATGGCGGCAGCGGTTGCCCGGGTCGCGCCTCGCTACGCCAAGCCAGGCGAGAAGGAGTCCGCCGCTCCTGTCGTCAAGCAGGACATCCAGAAGGGCATCGACCGGGCCGCCAAGGTCCCGAGCAAGCCAAATGGCGTGGGTGCCAGGGCCTCGACTCTGGACGTCAGCAAGATGACCGGCAAAGACCTCAAGTCCTTGTCCGCCGAAGACGAGGCCAGCCTCGCAGGTGACATTGTTTAGTTGACAGCTTGATCCAGCCACATAATTTCGCAACTGCAACGCCATTGAGACAAGGACGTCACCCAGCTTCCTAAGTGGGTGACCCGCTCAATACGTAGCTCGCTCACCGAGTTCGGTGTCTCTCGCCAGCAGGGCGTAAAGCTGACCGATTCAAGCGCATCAGGAGCGTCCAAACCTGTCCTCGCAAGGGTGGCGACATACCCAGAACCACAAAGCCACCTTTATAGGACTGCCCTCATGGCAACTACCAATTTCGCGGCCTTGCAGCCGCAGCAAAAATTTTACTGGTCGAAAAAGACCTGGGAAGCCGCCCGCGACGACATGTTCGTCAACAAATTCCTGGGCGATGGCGAATCGGCAATCATCCAGCACATTACCGAGCTGACCAAAACCGAGAAAGGCACGCAGGTCATCATGAACCTGGTGGCCGATCTGGTCGGCGACGGCGTGACCGGTGATAACTGGCGCGAAGGCAACGAAGAAGAAATGCAAGCGTACTTCCAGGAGATTCAGATTGACCTGATCTCCAACGCAGTACGCAGCAAGGGCAAGCTGGCCGAGCAGAAGTCTGTTATCGACTTCCGCCGCATGGCTCGCGGCCGTCTTTCCAACTGGCTGGCTCAACGTGTTGATGAGCTGGCAATCCTGACCCTGTCCGGCATTGCCTACAACTTCAACACCGACGGCTCGGCCCGTGTCGGTTCCGCCTTCCCAGGCCTGGCTTTTGCCGAAGACGTGAGTGCCCCCTCATCGAAGCGGTATCTGACCTGGGATGGCTCTAATTTGATCGCTGGCAGCACCGCCTCGGTCGCGGCTACTGGCATCCCGAAATACAAGATGATCGTGGACCTCATCGCCTACGCGAAGTCGCACCACATTCGTCCGGTGATCGCCAACGGCAAAGAGTACTACGTGCTGCTGGTTCAGCCCGGCACCCTGGCGGCCCTGAAAATGGACCCGCTGTGGCAGAACGGCCTGACCAATGCCGGTGTGCGTGGCGACAACAACCCATGGTTCACCGGCGCGACCGTGACCGTGGACGGCGCAATCATCCAAGAATCGAACAAGGTGTACACCACCTTGGGCGCCGCTGCGGGCAGCAAGTGGGGCGCTGGCGGCAACATCAACGGCACCCGGACTCTGCTGCTGGGTTCGCAGGCTCTCGGCTTCGCTGATATCGAGCAAGGCGGCGCGGGCTGGGTTGAGAAGCTTTTCAACTACGACACCCAGATGGGCGTCTCGCTGGATCGCTTCATCGGCTTCAAAAAACCGCAGTTCTACAGCATCTACGACAAGTCTGTTCAAGACTTCGGCGTAATCGCTGTCGACCACTACCTGCCGAACTCGGGCGCTTAAGGAGGCCTCATGAACTACTTCCATTACGACCATCAGTGGCCGCTGATTGGCTACAACGAGATGCTTTCCACTGACTTCGCCACGGCTGCAACTCAGAACGTCGTGGTGTTGCCGGAAGGCGCCATGGTCATCCGCGCCTTTGTGCTGGTGACCACTGCCTACAACTCGGCCACCACCGCGACCCTGAGTGTCGGCGACAGCGTCACGCCTGCCCGTTACGGCTCTGGTATCGACCTGAAAACCACCGGCATCAAAGCGCTGGTTCCGACTGGCTATATCACGCCAGGCCAGGGCCCGGTGACCGTGACTTTCGCCCAAACCGGCGCGGCTGCTACCGCTGGCGCTGCTCGGGTGTATGTCGAGTACATCGTCGAGCGTAAAGGCGACGAAATCTCCGAGTAACACCACCGCCCCGGTTCGCCGGGGCAATTCATCATGAGAAGGGGCAATAACCATGGCTGAAGCACTGCGTATCCTCCCGCCAAAAGGCGACGAATCTTTTCCGGTATTCCTGCCGTCGGGGCATAGCGTGCGCGTTTACCGCGTCGACCCCGAAGACCAGAAGCCGGGCAGCGTCATTCCGAGCAAGTACCACAAGCACGCGCTCAAAGCTGGCTGCATCTACCTGGGCGCCGAGTACGACGAAGACGAAAGCGACGATCAAGGCGGTTCTGAGAACGGCGCTCTGATCATTGCGGCCATTGAAGCGATCGTTACCCGTGACGAAGCAGATGACCTCGATAGCACCGGCAAGCCGACTCTCAAGGCATTGAAGGCTCAGGCCGGGTTCAACGTGACCCGTGCTCAAGCCAATGATGCATGGGATCACTTCCAAGACTCGCTGGCATAACCCATGGCTTACGAAACCGTCGAGTCCCTCATCAAAGCCTTTCGTGATGACGAAAAGGATACTGTGCAGCCGTATTTCTGGTCGGATGGCCAGTTGGTGCGCTGGGTGAATGAGGGGCTTGTCGAGTTCGCCGAGAATGCCAAGAGCTTCTACGATGACCAGGGCGACGTGACGCTGATCCCTTACGGCATCGGTGACGACTGCTTCCAGCTCGACCCTTGCATCATCGATGTGGTCGGCGCTTGGATTGAGGGCAGTCCGTCGTGCTCGCTGATGCGATGCGGCGACGATTACGGCAGAGGCCGATATTGGCTGGCCTTCAACGGCTGCGGCTCCCACTTCCATTTCGACGGCGCGGGTAATCTGCGGCTTTATCCGAAGCCCGCTGCTGCGGGTGAGATTCGTCTTCGCGTCATCCGCCGACCGGTCAAGGACGTCGACAAGCGCGACGCCATCCCGGATATGCTTCCGTCTGAGCGCCGCCACTTGCTGCTGTACCTGGCCTACAAGGCCTACAGCGTCAGCGATGCAGAGACGTTCGACAAGTCCAAGTCGAACAATCGATATGCCGAATTCCTTGGCAAATGCCAGTCTGCGCTTGAGGCATCGATCCTGCGGCGCGGCGCATGCTCCCGGCCGATCCGGAGTCACTGGTAATGGCTGGCACCACCGCCTGGGCGGGCGGGATCAACAACCGGGCGAACTACCGGGATATTCCCGACGGCTACGTCCGTGACATGGTGAACCTCGATCCTCTGTTCGGCGGCACCCTCGGTCTGCGCTCTGGGTTCGACAAGGTGTGTCCGGCCACGAATGGCCGCGGCGCATTGTCAGTCGGTTCGAAAATCCTGTTCGCAGACGGTGGCTCGCTGATCTGCTTCGACACCGCGACCAACACCCAAACAGTCCTGGGCTCTATCGCGGGCGGAGGCCGACTGGCTGGCGCTGTGATGAATCAAGAGTTGTTCTTCTGCACCGCGAACGACGTATTGCGATTTGATGGATCGACACTGCGTCCTTGGGGCGTGCCCACCGTCGTTAATCAGCCATACCCTGGCGTAGGTGGCGGCGGCATCCCGGCAGGCCTGTATCAAGCTGCAATGACGCTGGTGAATGCCAAGGGCGAAGAGGGCGGCACCGTAAACCCTATTCAGGTGACGGTTCCGGCCAAGTCGTCTTTGCAGTTCTCGCTGTCACCCCCGGCGGGTTACACGGCGCGGCTGTACGTCAGCACCTCCAGCGGCGAAAGCCTCTATCTGCAATATCAAGGCTCCGGCGGCTACACGGTCAGTACCATTCGTGATGACACAGCACGCCTGGACACGCTGAACCTGCGCGAGCCGGTGGGTGGCGACTACATCGCGGCGCTGGGTGGCATCCTGCTCATCGCCGACGGCAAGACGCTCTGGTATACCTCGCCAATGAGCCCGCACCTGCTCAACATGGCCAGCTCCTTCTTCCAATACCCGTCAGCCATCAGCCTGGTCATTCAGGTGAATGGCGGCGTGTTTGTGTGCGCTGACAAGACCTATTTCCTGCAATCGCCTGAATCTGGCGATGCAGTCGTGCAGACAACAAAGCTTGAATACGGCGCCATCCCGGGCACTGGAACCATCCTGCCCGACGGTCGCGCCTCCTGGATGACTCAGTACGGCCTCGCGGTCGGCGCCGTGGACGGAAGTGTCACCTTGCTTAGTCAGGGCAATTTCATTCCCGACATGAGCACCACAGGCGCCTCCGGCGTCATCGATCACAACGGCAACCAGATGGTTGTCACCACTATGGCCGGTCAGCGCGGACCAAACCCGCTTGCCGCCACCGATTACTACGAAGCGGAGATCGTCACCCCATGACCTGCATGACGGAAGGCCTGGCAAAGTTCGGCTTTGTCTTTACCGGTGAGGTCGTGTCGCCGTCTGGCGAGGTGATCTATTCGCGCACCGACCACAATATCATCCCGCAGAGCGGTATTGATCACATTGTCGGCCTGTTGCGCGGCACCGGCACGATCAACTCAAGCTGGTACGTAGGCGTTGGTGCTGCCAACTATGTGCCTACCTCAGCGACCACCTCTGCAGACTTGCCGGTAGCCGTGGGCGAGAGCGTCGGCTACTCCCAGGCGACTCGGCCCACGTGGTCCAACACTTACGATGGCGTGTCCATGGTGGGCAACCTTGATGCCAAGGCCGAGTTCACATTCCCAGCAGCGACCCGGCTGTACAGCGGGTTTCTGGTATCGAACTCCGGCAAGGGCGCGAACGCAGGCATTCTGCTGTCGATCTCGCGTTTCGCCTCGCCCTACGACATCCCGGCCGGATCTACTTTCCGCCTGGGCGTTGCTATCTCTCTTCTGTCGGCGAGCTAAGCCATGAGCCTGACCCTCTCTGCACGAAATTCGATTCTGCCGACGCTGGTTGGCGGAACGGTCTATATCGGCCTGCACTCAGCCAACCCGGGCGATACCGGCGCGGCCAGTGAAGTATCCGGCGGCGGCTACAACCGGCAGGCGGCAACCTTCACCCTGAACACCACGACCGGAACCGCGATATTGGCGGCGGGCCTGAGCTTCAGTGTCACCGCTTCGACCACGCTGACCCATATCACCATGTGGTCGGCCTCGACTGGCGGCAATGCATTCGAGCGCCAGGCCCTTACCGCGCCGGTCACCGTTACTTCCGGCACCTTCACCATCGCTGCGGGCGATATCACCTTGGGGGGCGCGTCATGAAGCGCAGCACTGGTCTTCGTAACTCCATGTTGGCAACTGGGTCGTTCAAGGCAGCCTTGACGGGCACGGTAATCAACATTTATTCGGCTGCCACGGAGCCAGCGACAGCCGACGCGGCATTGCCGGGCGATGCCTTGCTACTGCTGACCTATTCGCTGGATGGCACTGGCGGCGGCGTATCGTTTGAAGCTACGCCATCAGGCGGTACGCTCCAGAAGAATGCCGCTGAAGTCTGGCAAGGCACCATCGTCGCCTCTGGCACGCCGACGTTCTTCCGCATGCAGCTTCCTTCTGACGCAAACACGGACAGCACGACCCTTGCGCGCCTGCAGGGCGGCATCGGCTTGGTCGACGCCGATCTGGTTGTCAGCAGCACGACCTGGACGGCCGGCGACCAACGCAAACTCAACTACTTCGTGGCCTCTATCGCCGCCGGCTAATCGGGAAGACCGCCATGTCTAACCGACTGACGAAGCAAGGCAAGGTCACGTTCATTGCCGCCATCCCGGCGGTGGTCGCAACTCCGGCCCGGTGCGTGACGACCACCGGCAATGCCGTGAAGTACTTCCTCGTTACTGACGTGATCAACCTCGGCTATGAAGTGGCGCCCGGATATCCAGTGCGCATGGATACGCATGAGGAAAACGGGCAGACCGTAATCGACAATATTTATTACCCGTTTCTGGTCCCTAATTCGAAAGTGACGGTGTGCTATCCCGCAGTCAAAGGGGTTGCGGGTCGCGAGGCATCGGTCATCACCGAGGGCTTCACTGGCTGGAATTCTGGTGCGCGCAGCGTTGACTCTGTCGATAACGACTTCAGCGTTTCATTTCAACTTCCATATGCCGCTAGCGGCGCAGTGATTTGCGGGCTGGCGCCTGACTCTGTATCGATCGGCGACTTCGCAGCCATTCAGCATGGTCTGTATAGCGCTGGAGGTGGCATTAAGGTCTATGAGTCCGGCATCGAGCTTGCAACGCTCTCGATCAGTGCTGATGATGCCTCAGCGCTAGTCATTCAGCGCATAGCAGGGGTCGTCACCTACCGAGCTGGGATCAACTCTTACACCAGCGGCCAGCGCTCCAGTGGGTCGAAGAAGCTTACGGCAGCCATGTACACGGCCGGCGACTACGTGGATTCGCCCACACTGGGCACTTCGAATTCTGGATCGTCGTTTGCGCCGCTGAGCCTTGGCACGCCAACCGCAGCTAATTCTGGATCCTCGTTCGAGGTGAATCTGCTCGGCGGGACAGCCTCCGGTAAAAATGCCAAACCCATCGTGGTGCCCGACATCGGCCTGGATGGCATCGCCACAGAGTTCGATCTGGTCATGAGCGCGATCGATATCGGCTTGTCGATTGATCCTGGCGTGCTGAATTTCGACGTTACGCCAACCGCCAGGATGTCTGAAGAGTTCCAATCGGGCATCCGGTTCGTGATGGATGTCCCGGCGATCAGCGCCTACGACACCGATAACTTCTTCGACGTTTCCTTGGTCGAGGGAATCATCGCACAGTCTGAGCCGTACTTTCAGCCCGTCCTGTTCGCCACGATCAACGAGAAGCTGCGGCTCGGAAGCGTCATCGACTTCTTCATCGCGATTGATGCCCGCATTGCTGAAATGCTGGTCATCTCGGACCGGACCGACGCGAGTCTGCTCATCACAGCACTAATCCAGGGCGGCCTGACGCTGAGCGATTACTCGCTGCGCAATCGCATCACCAACAGCTCCTATACCGGCAGCGACGGCGGAATCCAGTACGCCGCGGCTAACGAGGCAATCCAGTACGCCACCAACATCGCTACCGGTGCCGTCACTCGGTATGTGGGATTCGGCTTCACCAGCTTTTGCCGAGTGGGGCAAGTGCTCTACGGGGTTCGCCAGGACGGTCTCTACAAGATCGGCGGCGATACGGATGACGGCAAGCTACTGTCCTTCCTGATCGACTTCGCCGCCGAGGATCAGGGCACGGCCCGAACCAAGCGACTGGAAAATATCTTCTTCGGCATCGCCACTGACGGCCAGGCCCTGGCTCGACTGAAGGACGACTATGGTCGCGAAATCACCTACAAGCTGATCCAACGCGATAGCTCTGAATCCCGGATCAACACCGCAAAGGGCGTGTCTTCGCGCTACTGGCATCTACGCCTTGAGGTTGAAGAGGCCAGCTACGCCGAGATCGACAATATTGAATGGGTGGCCGCGACCGGCGCCAGGAGAACCAAGCGATGAGCATCGACAGCACAACCAGTCAGCTATTTTCGCTGGCTCAGCAGTCCCTGAGCTATGCATCGGGAAGCGCCGGCCGGATTCAGATCACGTCGAAGCCGACACTGAAGGAAACGCCGTTTTCGTACACGGTTGGCAACATCGCCCTGGAAGCGCCACCCAAGTTCAGCGACTTGTTCGGCGGCACGGACAACGCCGCGACTAACGTCCAGGCCATTGACGGCAATGTTGCTGAGTGGATGAAGACTTACTTCCCGTCGATCAGCGGTGACTTCCAGGGGATTCCTGAGGACTATCTGATCGGCGTGATCAGCGGCGTTACACCATTTGGTACGGCATCCACCATCTTCGACTTGGTCTGGGATCATGCACGGGACCGGGCATCGCGGACGGTACGGTCCGAGACAGCAACTATAACGGCGACGTTTTCTGCTCGGGGGTTCTCGCTCCCGCCTGGCGCCATGGTTGATCAGATCGCATTCTCTGAGCGACGTGGCACAGACAATGTGCTTGACGTTAACCGCGACCAGACCCAAAAGGACGCGGATATTCGGGTGCAACTGCTACAGCAGGCTGTTCAACTCGCCAATCAGCTGAAGCTGGGTATTCTCGGCGCAGCTTCAGATCTGTTCCGCTCCTACACCGCCCTGTATCAACTAGACTCACAGACTGCCCAGATCAAGGCATCAGCCTACCAGTCGTTCTATAACGCCCTGGCCAGCTACTACAGCGTTGAAGTGAACCTTGAGCAGTTGAAGCTCCGGGCGGCAGAGACGAAGGCAGGCGTCGACGGGAACATCGACCGAAACCGAGTTGCCAACAACGGTTCGAACTCCACAGGCAATGCGCATGCTACGGCGGCTAACGCATTCGCAGCGATCGCCAACGGTGCGGCTAGCGCGGCAGGCACCCTGCAGGCCAACATTACGACCGGCAGCGGTCAGTAAATGGCCGTCGTCCGTCGCTCGATATCGTCGTCCGGTCTTTTTTTGACAAAGACCGTCGTCGATATGGCCGAGTCTTTAGGGAAGCGTAATGGCCCGGCGCTTTCTTCAAAGAAAGTCATGTCGGGATACATCCTAATCGCGAAGAAAAACCAGACCCAGCCAGATGTGCCAGGGCTGCCGCCGCACATGCAGTCGCCGCTGGTGCGAAATTCTGTGCACTTGAACGCGATAATTCTGGATTGCCCAGGGTATCTCTGCCTGCCAGGGCGTTACATCATCGGTAGCAACGTCTATCTGGAATTTGCATACGTGCAGCCGCTCCCCCTGGGGCGTGACACCTATATGCCAGGCGCTATCGATGATGTACTCGAGAGCCAAGATGATCCGCCGGCCTTGGCCGGGCCTTACACATTCATCAAGCTTGGGTCGGAGGGGGCTGGCAACAAGGTGGCTACGCGCGTTTGGGGGGTTGGAACATCGTTTAATGGGGCTGGGTGCGCCTACGGGTTTGCGGCCGTGTACCTGTCCCTCAATCAGCTGAGCTGGGCACTATCCTATGCGAGAGAGGGCGATCCATTCGTCTATGTCATCCATGTGCTAAGCCCAAGCAATGTGCTGTGGACGCCTACCGATACTCCTGGGCAGTTTTCAGGCCAGGGAAACGTAAATTCACCGATGATCCATTGGTCACTTGAAATCGGGGAGTCGGTCCTTGCTGCAGTTGGGGCAAAGGCATTCGTCCGGCGCATGGGGGTGCCTTCGCCAAACTATGAAGCGACGTGGGATCTTGAAAACTACCCATGGATGACCTTCTCAGCACCTCAGCCATACGTCGATGATGATGGCCAGCAGTCCTACCGGATGATAGTGGCAGGGCAGGTGGTGTACGACTTAGGTGGACCTTATTACACCGATGACACGCCGAATGAATACGGGTGGGGCTCTGGCAATTTCAAGCGCGCCGCTGGTTCAAAAGGTCTGTGGGCGTGCCTAGTAGATGTCAACGGGTTAACTGGGAAGATAACAGCCCAATACAAAATCGACGGCGCTGACGACCCTGATGAGGATAGGCACCCATGGAAAGTTTCAGAGAAAGAGGATGATCCTCAGCCGGCAGGTACATGGTACCAGCCAAATCATCATTTCAAGTCGTCTCCGGTGATGCTGGATACCGGCGAAGGGGTGATGATTGACATCTCTTATGTCCAGCGAACCAAGGAAGACGAGGATAGCCCGACTCCCTCTACAAAGGGCGCAAACCTATTCGTAGATGTCTGCTGGTTTATCGGTGGAGGGAGCCGATCTCAAGCCATCAAAAAGACCCGGCTACGAGCGGACATCTACGATAAAGACGGCGAACAAATCATGAGCCAATATGGGCATGACGTGAAGTTCGACGCTGGCGACGACGAGATGAGATTTTTTTGCGGATCAGCTACCGATGGAGAAGTGATGGTTTCGGTACTGTTCTCAACCTTTATCCCCGACAGTTCGCCCCTGCTAAGTATCGTCGTTGCGAATCGATCAGGCGCGTCTGTCGCATACTCGGGCAAGCCTGGCTTTGCTCAGAACGTATCAAGCGCCCTCGACGAGGCAGTAACGGCTCAGTACACGGATCACCCTATACTGGATCCTGACGCAGAAGACCCTAATGACCGAGATACCAGTCGGTACTGGACAATGCCTACCGGTGACGGCCAAGTCTCCTACATCGGCAATGGCCGGTTTATGTTTTATGTCTCTTCAGAGTGGACAACACCTGAAGAGGACGACGTTTTCTTTACTCCGAAGGGGAATCTCGCAGTCGCAATATTCGACCTTGAGGGCGGGGTAGAGCTGGCCGGTGTAATTGATTCGACTCTGAGCGATTCAGGAGTTGTTGGAGGGGGCGTTACTGGGGGGGCAACACTCACTCAGGTCTATTGGGGCCCAAGGGTTGGTCGAATCGAAGTTGTTCGACCGGAAAGCGACAATTACAACGCCTCAACTGGAAAAGGGCATCCAGCAACTCTAATTGCTACCAGAGGCTGGGGGGCTCCATCTATTTCGGTGCCCGAGCAGAACGGCCAGGACATCAGAAACGGCACGACGTGGATCAGCTACGACTCTGGCGCGAGCTGGACCGTCATGCTGAATTACGGCTCGCCCGCCGGCGCATTCCATTGCGGCAATGCCGCCCAGGCCCGAGACGAGCCCATCGTTCGGGTCTAACTGAAGAGGATTATTCATGGCGATTATTGGCTATCTTGACGCTGGCACTCGGGCGACCCCTGATGATGATTACGTCTACTCGCTTTTCCTGTTCGACTCGGTTAGTGGGGCGCAGACCGCGCAGATCGCCCTGCAGAGTCAGGCATACAACTTTGGCAATGGCACCTTGTCGAGAGATGGGTCGACCCTGGCGGTCAAGGGAGTTAACGACAGCTTTATCTATTTTTGCGACACGGCAAGCGGGAATATTCGAACAACGCCAATCACCGGATTTATTAGTGCCGGGCAGTACGGATTTGGCCCTGAGGGTAATTTTTACGCTTACGTTTTCGGCACCCCCGGAGTTCTGATTAGCATTCCACCTCCCTACACTACGCCGTCGTATATTTCTCTATCGTCCGATCCGATCACTGATTTCAGCGTAACCGGGGTGGCAGATCTAATTGTTATCTCAACCCGCGATCAAAATAGCGGGAGCCCCACAGGGATATTTCGGCTGAATGCCAGTACTGGGGCGCAATCTACCTATATCGACCTCGGGCAGACGGCGTGGTCGTACGGGCCCTATGCTGGCGTGACAGCAAGCCCGGATGCGCGATTCATGGCTCTATCCCCGGCAAACCTGAGACAGAACATCACTACATTCGACGTCGACGCCACTCTGTTGATGTCATCTGACTCTTCAGGCAGCAACACTGACAAGTCCAAAAATGCTGGGTTCAGCGGCGATGGCGAACAGCTTGTATACCGGTATGGCGACACCACGCTCGCGGTGCGAAACCTAACATCCAATGTGCTCAATATTCGAGACTTCCAAGTACAGCTGGATGATAACGTCACAGGCAGCTTCGCCGCCGACTACACCCTGGTGGGCATGGTTGATGACAGTCATGTGCTGTTGCATAACCGTGGGTTGTTGGCGGTATTGGACTTCAATTCTGGGGTCGTCACGACGCGGATCAACAAGCGAAACCAAGGGCTATATGAGACCGATGGCCTACCAATCGCTTATAGAGGGCTTGGCATCGGCGGCCCGCCACCTGAGCCGACTGGGTTCTGGCAGGACTTCGTCAAGGCGACTGAGGATGCATAGGGATTGCCATAGCCATCCAGCCACATAGTTTGGCCGGGCAATCAGTCGGCCTCGTAGCTTTTTACGAGGTTTCCGTGATTGTCGACGGCCATGGCGTGCTCGCCGGTCCTTTCGTCGTGAATTCGCTCTATGTTCCGTATGCCAGTTTCAGCGGACGAGATGAGGTGACGAAGATAGGCCAAGGCGCTGATCATATTGTCCTCATTCGACTCTTGCGGGTTCTGCCTAGCCCACTCTGCGTACGCTTCGATGTCGGCATTACTCTCATCCTCGGCGAATGTTCGCTCGATCCTGGCGACGATTTCAGCATTAAGGCTGCGCTTGCTGTTTTTGGCGGCTGACTCCAATTGCTCTCTCAGCTCGGCAGACATGCGCAGGGAATAAGGGGGGAGGACGTGCCGGTCTGACATGATTTTCCACGATACGGTGATATGAAATGAGAGTTTGGGCGTGGCCTCAAAAAGAATCAAGAATCCACTTGACGGCACAATGGGGTGGCGATATCGTTTGACTGCATTATGAATCCACACGAAAGGGAAGCGCCATGAATGACAGGCATCAGGCAAACGCCTACAGCTTGCGTATAGAGCAAGAGCTCAGAGAGAGGGCGCGCACGCAGGCCCAAGCAAACCGCCGCAGCTTGAATGCGGAACTTGGCCTGTTAATTGAGGAGGGTCTGAGATGGCGGGAAATGCAGAGCAAGCAGGCAACGGCCTGAAAACGAAAAAGCCCCAGCGTTTACGAGACGCCAGGGCTTCAGGAAACGAGATCAGCTTCGAGGAAGAAATCGTCATGAGTAATATTAACGTAAATGGTACAGAAAACAACGTTAGCTCAATTGTACCAATCCTCCGGGGCGCAATTTCCGGACGAGAAGAAGGGCTCGTCGATGCTCGCACCCTTCATGCTTTTCTTGAAAGCCGCCGCCAGTTCTCTGACTGGCTGACAATGAAGATTGTGAAGTTCGGCTTTGAAGAAGGCTCTGACTATGTGATTGCTTCACAAAAAAATGAAGCAAAGCGGGGCGGCAGCAATCGCATTGACTATCACCTCACGCTGGATATGGCAAAAGAGCTTTCCATGGTCGAAAACAACGACAAGGGGCGTCAGGCTCGCCGCTACTTTATTGAGTGCGAGAAGCGACTCCATCAGGTTGCTCCTTCGGAAGCCGCCACCATTATGAGTCAGACCATCGGCACCGACGGCTTTCATATGCTCGGCGCGGTGATCAAGGGCAAGGTGACCAACCTACCTCTCGCCATTCAGCGCCGCGCCACTGCAAAGCTCTGGTCGCAAACTCATGCAGCGTTCGGTGTGCGTTCGGCGGCTGACATTCCTGCCGACCAACTCGACTCCGCCAGAAACTTCATCGCAGCGTACGAGGTGAAGGAGGGCGAATACATCCGGGGTCCAGGCAAAAAGGAAGGAATCCATCTAGACCGCGTTGAGACCCAGCACCTGTACTTGCTGATGTCTTGCTTTTCAGCCATGCACAAATACAAGCGCGACATGCTGCACGCAGCGCGTGCGCTGGACTCCCGCCCGCTGATGGCATTTTTCGATCAGTTGCAGGGCGGGCACTCCGCATTCTTCAATCTCGATAAACGCCGCGAAGAGATCTACGCCCAATACACCAGTTTTGGCATGCATGGCGGTTACGCCATGGGGAGTGCAGCATGAGCATGGAAATGTTGAACATCCGCATCACGGGCACCTCTCCACTCATGATGCACAGCGACCGGCTGGCAAACCCTCTATTGCCAGAGACCAAAGCTCACAAGGAGCTGACCGGAAAACGCAAAAAAACCGACGACGATCATTTGGCAATTGCTCGATCCGAATTCGTCTCAGGTGCGTATTTCGACGAGAAAACAGGTTTCTTCGTGCCGGGCCAAAACTTCGATGCGACATTCTGGGCGGGGGCGAAACTCCAAAAGCTTGGCGTCCACTGGAAGCGCGGCGCCATGGTAATGACGGACAAGGCGAAGCTTGAGTTCGACGGCCCAGACACTCCCGCTAAGCTCTGGGAAGACACTCGCTTCGTTGACTGCCGGGGCGTGAAAGTAGGGCAGGCGAAGATCATGCGCTATCGCCCGATCTTTCTCGACTGGGCTGTGACGCTTGAGGTTGTGGTCAATCCTGATGTGCTGGACTTGAAAGAGGCAAAGAAGGCTATCTCAGACTCTGGAAAGCTGATTGGTGTCTGTGAGTATCGCCCGCGCTTCGGGCGCTTCGAGGTGGCTTATGAGTGAGGTGGCTCGTTATCCATTATGGCGCCAGGCCGTGCAGGATTTTATCGCTGAGTTCAAGTATGGCGATATCGTCGGGCATGACTGGCTGGAGGTGAGATTCGGTATGCCAGGCTTAGCCGAAGACCAGCAGCTCACCGCCGACAAGTTTCGAGAGCGTCAGTTTGAATGGCTGGCCAACGTCGAGGCATTCAAGGTCGAGTTGCTGCGAGATCATCAGATCTGCCTGCAATCCATCAGGGGCAAGGGCTACCGCTGGGTTCCTCCTAATGAGCAGACTGATATCGCGGTCGCCGACTTCCAGCGTGGAGCGAAGAAGATTTTCAGCTCAGCAGGACAGAAGCTGCGCAACCTCAGATTGAGCGAGCTGTCCGATGGTGAGCGCCGGAGAAACGTTGACGCCGTTGCAAAACTTACGCAGCTGCAAGGTATGGCATCCAAAACACTCAGGGCGGAGTAGGCAGCGTCATGCCTTTTCGTACGAGAAGGCATTGCGGTGCGAAAGCGCCATGTGGCAGGCCACGGCTTGGAGTGGCATGGTTCGGCAAGCTGAGACTTGGCTGGGCTTGGTAGGATATGGGCTGAAAACAGCGTAATGCCGATTGCCGACAGTCGGCATTGCGGTGCGAAAGCATCATTTGGTCTGGCCTGGTTCGCTCTGGTACGGCGTGACGTGGCAAGGTCTGGTTTGCTTCGGCATGTTTAGGTATGGGCCGTAAACGGCATTGAATAGGCACCTTCGGGTGCCTTTTCTTTTGGGTCTACCGCCCAATCATCCGAAGCACTATCATGGCACCTTGATTTGCGGACCGAGACGCCATGCGCGACATTAACTCAAGACCATCACGCAAGGCTGGGCTTCGTCGCCTATGGCTGGTCGTTTCCGTGCTCTGGCTGATATTCGATCTGACCGTTATCGCAGGAAGAACGTCGACGATCAATGTCATTCTCTCGGGGCTTCTGCCGATAGTAGGCCTCTACGCTCTGGCATTCAGCATAAGCTGGATAGTCGAAGGCTTTCGCGCTGGCAAATAGCCCTTCCAATCCATAATCAGCCACATAACGTCGCCATCATTAACTGTGGTGGAGTGACGATAAATGGCTGTCGGTGATTTGATTGGTGAGATGGCGAGCACTTATATGACGCCCGCCGAGCGCGCGGCCAAAATGGGGTTGAGGCCAAATTCGTTCGATATCACGAACACTGGCCCGATCGCCAAGGCGTCACAGCAGCTTACTAGTCTAAGCCAGGTCGCGCCGCAGACTGCGCCAGCTTCTACGCCAGATCCGGTATCAGCGCCAACACCCACGCCAACAAGCATGCCCAGCCTTTCATCGGCACTGCCCGCTGGAATTGCAGCATCACCTCCGGCAGCATCACCTCCGGACCTGTCACAGGCATACACGCAAAGCACTGGCCTACCTGCTCAGACGCCTACCAGTTTTGCGGAGGCTGGAGCCAATATCGGCCGCAGCCTCCTGCAAAATCCACAGCTCGCGGCCCAGCAGCAGCCAGCGCCAATTGCTGAAGCACCGCCAGCGGTAGCGACGCCAGCGCCGACAGCCCCGGACTTGCGCAGCATCGATACGACGGCCCAAGCCAATGTCCAGCCACCCGTTACCTCTCTTGGTGATGCTTATCGGCCGGTAGTCGGCACTGCCGATACGTCGAATGGCCGGGCAAGCATCGTAGGCAAGCTCAATCCGGATGGCACGGCGTCGTTCTCGAATGACAAAACCGACCTGCGGAGCGCTTACGGAATGGCGCCTGTAAACGACCCTAAAACCCTGTCCCCGACCGATCAGGCGAACATCGAGAATGCTGCTGGTTCCGGCCCGTCGTTCGCGGCGCTGGGGTCGGCTAAGAACATGGGTGATGGCGTGGGCTCGTTTTCGCAATTCAACCAAGGCGATGCCAAGCTGGCCATGGATCGATTCCAGAAGGCGGCTGATCTTCGGCAGGGGTACAAAGAGCAGGACGCACTCGCCATTGCTCGGCAGCAGGCAAGCATTGATTCAAGTGTCAACACGATCAGGGACAGCAGCCAGCCGATTACACGGAATGACCTGGCGCAGGCAGCTCTTGATCAGCAGGGGCGTCAGAGCGACCAGCAAGCAATTCTGAATGCCCAAAACGGGATCACCTCTGGACAGGCCCAGCGTTCCGCAGCAGCTCAGGCGCGACAGGCTCAGAACGTCGAAGACCTTCGGGTTGCCGCCGCCGCGCCTGATGCTACGCCACAGGCTAAGGCTGCATACAATTCTGTCATCGACCCAGACGGCTCGAAGGCGCTCGCCAGACAAGTGCAGCAGGCGCAAATCGGCAAAACCAATGCTGAGGCAGGGAAAACAAGGGCTGAGACAGATACAGCCCCTGGCCTTGCCAAGTCTCAGATCGGCAAAAACGAAGCCGAGACCGCAAAACTGACCGGTGAGGCCAATGGCACGGGCGCCGCCGGGCAGCAACGGCAACTCAACCAGCTTGAGATCGATAAGCGCAAAACCGATGCGGCGAACGCGGCTCAGGCTTTGACTACACAAAAAGCCGGTGCTTATGACCTGAGCAAAGAAGCGTTGAAGCTGGTTGGTGATATCGCGGGCTCTAAAAGCCTGGACGATGTAACCGGCACAGTTCGGTCAAAGGTTCCGACATTGCGCGACGAATCTCAAGATCTAGTCAACAAAGCTCAAAGACTCCAAACCCTGTTAACAGTCGACAATTTGAAACTTATGAGCGGCGTCCTTACCGATAAAGACATCACGTTTTTGTCGCAGGTGGGGTCGGGTCTAAATATTGGCGATAAAGGTATCAACGGCTCTGTAGGCGCTACGAAACAGAGGCTTTCAGATATCGCAGAAAGACTTTCTGGAAAGCTCACCGAGTACGAAAAAGCCAATCCGAACGCAGGAAAACCACAGGCGACCCAGCAAGCCCAGAGCCAGGCGCCCGCTGCGCAGCCCCAAACTCCACCCGTTATTAGCGGTCCTGTACAGATTGTCGACGCCGCTGGCTATGCGGCACTCCCCTCTGGCGCCGAGTACATCGACCCGAATGGCGTCCACAGGAGTAAACGCTAATGGCCGCGTGGGATGAGGATCCGGTTGTTCAGTCGCCAACACCAGCAGTTGCGCCACCAGCACCGCTGCCGCAGGCCGCCGCCCCCGAAGTCGCCAATGTATGGGACGCAGACCCGGTTATAGCGCCAGCGCCTTCGGGCGCCGCCACTGCTCCGGCAAGCGGGCCGCAAGCCTACAATTACGTTAAGCCGCCAGATGTCGGCACCGGCGAAGCATTCCTGCGCGGGGCTGGCGACGGCCTCACGTTCGGCCTTTCTGACGAGCTTGTCGGTGGCGCCAAGGCGGCACTGCAGCCAGTCTTCGGCACTGGCGACAGTAGCGAGTCATTCGGCGATCGCTACGACAAGAACGTCGATGAACAACGCGGCCTACTGAAGGCAGCGCAGGATCAGCACCCGGTTGCGACAATTGCGGGCGGCCTGGTCGGCGGTATTGCGCCAGCCGTGCTCACCGGCGGCACCACGGCCGGGGCGAGTCTCGCAGCAAATGTCGGCCGGGGCGCGCTGTATGGCGCGGGATATGGAGCGGCTTACGGCTTTGGTTCCGCCGAGGGCGACCCGCTTGAGCGTATACCTGAGGCTGCAAAGGGCGCAGCGATTGGTGGCGTCCTGGGTGGCGCGCTCCCGGCAGTAATCGGCGGCGCCGGGGCGCTCACTCGGAGCGCGGCGAACAAGACCGAGGCCGAGCTAACGACTCAGCAGGCAGCCATCCAAACGGCCCGCAACGATCAAGCCGCTGCGAATGCTGCTGGCGGCACGGCCGACGTGGCATCTGAGCAGGCTGGCGCGGTCAGGGCGGCAGCGGATGCTGCCCAAGCCACTCCGCGCACGCAGGCACAGAAAGTCGCCGACCTGGCAGAAGAAGTTGCGCCAAACCAAGAAATCCTTGGCGCTGCTGACCGGCTAGGGCTGAAAGAGAAGCTGATCCCGTCACAGTATTCACGCAGCCAGTCCTATCGCGAGATTGAGCAGGCATTGGCTTCGGTGCCGGGTAGCGTACTGAACGCCCAGCAGAAGGAGTCCTACGCAGCTCTGGCACAGAAAGCCGACGATCTCATTGTGCAATACGGCGGGTCGTTGGACAAAAGCGCATTCTCCGACAAGTTCAGAACTCAAAGCCAAAGCACTATTCAAGGGCTGAACAAGCAGGCTGAAGACCTTTATTCGAATGTGTCGAAGGCAATCCCGGCGCAGACCCAGGCGCCGGCCGACTCAACGATCAGCTACATCCGGGGGCGATCGGCAGACTTCGGCGGGGCTCCGCTGCTGTCGGCCGACGAGCGAAAGGCCCTCAATATCCTCGCGCCCAAGGTCGAGACTGTTCCGAACCCGCTGATTCCCGGCACAGTCCAGACAATCACTACGCACCCGACCTACGCAGCGCTGGACTCGGTTCGCAAGTCCGTCGGCGATGGGTACAAGGGTCGCGGGCCGTTCGCCAACTCCAGTTCCCGCACCCTGGATGCTCTATACGCCAATCTCAGCAAGGACCAGCAGGCGGTCGCGGACGCCGCCGGTGTCGGGAACATCTTTACCGCGGCAAAATCGGTCGTCGCCCAGCGCAAGGGCCTGGAAGACGGATTGATCCAGGCTATCGGCAAGGACATGTCTGGGTCTATCAGTTCGACCTTCGGATCTGCCGTGGAGAAACTGGGTAGCGGAAACTTCAAGGATTTCGACAAGCTGGTTACGCTGATTCCGGCCAATCTGCGTCAGGAAGCAGTATTGACTGCCCTGAACAATGCTTTTACGAAGCGGAGCGGTGCGCAGCAGCAACTCAGCGCACCAGGCTTTGTGGACTGGTACGACAGCCTCAGCCGAAACGGCGCAGCGAAGAATCGACTGACCCAATACCTGCCCGCCGACGCGGCAAAGACACTGGACGACATTGCTACGGTGGCGCGCGGTATGCGAGAGGCCTCGAAAGAGCGAATCACCACGGGGCGCCTCAACTCGATAAATCTGCTCGAGCAATACGCCGACGAGGGCGGGCTGCTGTCGAGGGTTTGGGATGTCAGCAAGAAGGCTGGGGCGGCCGAGGGCGTCACCAGTACACTGGGCTTCCCTGGCGCCGGGACCATCGGCGTGCTGTCTACTGCGTTCTCGAAAGAGAAGACGCCTATAAAAGAAGCTGCAGAGAAACTGATCGCCAGCCCAAAATTCCGTGACGCCATCTACACGGCAACCAGCACCGATGGTGCCCAGATCGGCCGGATGAAAGCGCGGGAGGCGCAGCTCATGCGCACCCTGGCCTACCGGAAGTGGTTCGCTGCCTTGGGCGAAGATGCGCAGAACCAAATCCGCACGGTCGGCCCAGTCGCTTACCTGACGACAGATCAGACGCCGCAGCCAGCAAAGCCGAAGCCTGTCGAGCTGCCGCCTACCACTGTCACGCCATAACCACTATGATGGCGTCTTGCTCCCCGGATCAGGACGCCATGCGCGATATCAACTCGAAGCCGTCGTACAGAATTGGATTACGCCGTCTATGGCTGGTGATTTCTGTAATCTGGATCTTGGGCGCTGGCGCTGTCAACATTGAGAACACCAGATGGATTCATGACTGCTTCTGGTATGTCCTCATGCCCGTGGTTTGTCTATACGCCCTGATCGCCGGTATCAACTGGGTGATCGAAGGATTTCGCTCGAATAGATAGCTAACACCTCAAGGACAACTCAATGATCAGGATGATTGCCCTCGCTGCTGGGCTGCTTGTCAGCCAGGCCGCGCCCGCCGCCATGACAGGCATGCCTGATTACCAGTGCACGATCAAGCGCGTCACATCCTCGATGCATGACAACGACGCTGTCGCGAAAACTTTTCAGGATAGCTATATCGGCAAGGTTTTCACCGTCAACAGAGCTGATGGAGTGATGTCCGGAGCCCTAAAGAACGCCTACATCACAAAGCCAATAGTCATCGACTACGGCTCCTCTGAAAACGCGCTTAAGGTGGTAACTGCGGTAACGTCCCAGCAGAGCGGTGGGCCCGGTACGGTATTGCAGGCCTTGAATATTGCTGAATATGTAGATGAGTCTGCGAAACCATTTGTGTTCGCGGATGATGATGTCGTCTATTTCGGGCATTGCGTGCATTTCTGAATCCGCTCGGTAGAGTAAGCGGCGAACACAAGGAAGAAACCCATGGTCAGGAAGATAATCGTTTTAGTCTCAATACTCGCCAGCCAGGCCGCAGTGGCCGACTCCTACAAATGCGTCGACAGGGAAGGTAAGACCAGCTTTGCCTTCACGCCATGCCCGGCATGGGAGGGAGAGTCGACACTTTACTCTCCGACCGCCGATACGCACCTCGATAATCCTGAAGCCGTCAGCGCAGAGATCGTCCGAAGCCAATTGCGCGCAGCTCAGATGACGCACCAGAACAGGATGGAGTCGGGCGGTCAACGGACCAGCGGAGTCGTGGTGATTCCAGATACCACGACTGCCGTTGGTAAGCGCGAGATTAAGAGGGAGCGCAAAGAAGCTTTCGAGCGTCGCAAAGCTGAGGCGGACGCCCGTCGCAACGGTTACGCGTATTAAATTCCGGCGCCGAAACGATCGGATTTTGTAAATCCGGTGCCGAATTCGATTTTGAGATTAATTGCAAAACGGTCAATACAGCGCTAAATCGTGCAAAAAACCATGAAAATTACGCCGATTCCTACGATGAATCGTCCAGCGGTTCGTTCGCGCCACATTTCGAAAATATATTTTTCGTGGCGCGGGACGGCTAAGCCGTTGGTTTCATTGAGCCGTACGGTCTGAAGCCCGGCAGGTGTGGCATTCTGAACCAAGCTGTCTCTTGAATGAAGTGGCACTAGTACCCATAATTCAGGTGCCGTCAGTGTCACCCAAGACAAGCCGTGCATTGATCGTGCGGGCCTGCTAACGAGGCCATCATCTCGAAAAGAGATTGCTTACACCCCCATAGGGAGAGACGCCGTGTCTCATAGTAATGTTGCTTCTTTCGCGAAAAAGAAAGCAGAACGCGAAGCTGATGCCGGATTTCTTGATTTGCTTCATGATGATATTGCGAGCAATCCCGACAGCGTAAAGCCCATCCCGAGCGGGCTGCTGAATCGCATCCAGGCTCTTCGCGCAAAAGCTGACCAAAATCGTCGAAGCGAGCTACAAGAAGGCTAACAATTTATGCCTGAAAGCTCATTGCATATCGTAAACGGGTGGGCTCTTTATGCTCACCCTTTTTTTCTTGAGCGCCTAGAGCAATTAACCCAAGAGGTTGAGCGCGCCGCTCAAAGCAATCCAGATGGGTTTCATCGCCACCCATCTTTCAAGCTTCTTGAAGCAATCGATGAGAATGTGCGGGTGAATGTGCCCAATGACCCTGCGCATCCGAATTATCGACAGGGGAATAAGCTAGGAAAATCCAACAAGCATTGGTTTAGGGTCAAGAAGCAAGGAATGGCACCTCGCTACAGACTGTTTTTCCAGTTCCGCACCGATGCTCCTAAAACCATCATTTACGTATGGCTGAATGATCTAGATTCGATACGCAAAGATGGTGACAAGCATGATGTATATGCCGTCTTCGCCTCGATGCTGAATGCCGGAAAGGTTCCAGGTGATTTTTCGGCCTTGCTGGCACAATGCTCCCCATACGATGTTCAGGTAGAGCCTACGGGAACCGAAGAGGAATCGTAGCTTTATTGCAAGCCCGCCAAGTGCGGGCTTTTTGTTGCCCGCGATTCCTTGTGAGTCGCTGTTGCGTAAAGAGTCCAGCCACATAACGTCCACGGAAATCGCAGGAGATTTCCATGGGCGCCCCCGTCGTCGACATCAACATCGTCAGAGGCAAGACATTCGAGTTCATGTACCGCTATGCGGACAAGGAGCTGGTCTATCTGCCTATTACTGGCATGCCGAACACAGCGCCTGTACGCCTGACTGTCGCCAATCATGAAATCCCTGATGGCTGGCCGGTCCGCATCGAGGGCGTTCGTCAGCCTGAAGAGTTGAACAGCGAAGACGACAGCTTCTACTTCGCGTCCACCTTCAGTCCCAGCGTCATCGAGTTGAACGCCGTCCGGGCCGACTCCTGGCGCACTTACACCGCTGGCGGCCTGGTCATCTTCAATCGCCCTTTCGACCTGACGGGCTGCTCTGCTCGGATGCAGATCCGCGACAAGGTAGACGGCAAGATCCTACTGACCCTGAGTTCGGATTCCTCGACTGATCCGGATGGCGAGATCGATATCGACGAGGCCCTGGCTGCGCTGGTCGTCCGTCTGAGCCCGATCGTAACCGCAGCCATTGACTGGACGCGCGGCGTCTACGACCTCGAACTGATCACCCCTGGGGGCAACGTCTATCCGATTACAGCCATCAGCAAGGTCAGTGTCGGCGCCGAGGTGACCAAATGAACTCGGCCTTCGTGGTTCGGGGCTCGACGTGCTGCAGCGTTCGTCAGGATGGCGGCGCATTCACCATCATGGTGGGCCAGCGCGGCGCACAGGGCAGGCCCGGCACCGACACGGGCGGCGGCATCCAGACCATCGTCCGCACCGCTGGCGCAACCATCAGCGCCTTGCGCGTCGTCTACGAATCACAGGCTAAGGTCTTCGCGGTCGATCCGCAGACCCTTTCTGTATTCCAAGCGCTCGGCCTGGCTATCACATCCGCCACCACCGGCACCGACATCAGCATCCAGACGCAAGGCTTCATCGACGATCAATCGTGGTCGTGGACTGAGGGCGTCGTCTGGTGCAGCCCAACTGGCGCACTCACTCAAACCCCGCCGACCTCCGGCTGGGACTTCATCATTGGCTTCGCCACCAGCGCGACACGCCTTTATATCGACCTCAATGAGCCGGTTTTACTGGCGTAGGAGCATATCGTGGTAGACAAAGTTCTTCGCCGGGTAAATGGCCAGAATCAGCAGTACACCCCCATCACCACGTCGGCAGGCTCTGCTGATGCCGGGAAGATTCCAGCCTTGGGTGCTGACGGCAAGCTGGACCCGACCCTGTACAACGCAGGCAGCGGCCCATCCAGCCGATCCATTCCGGCGAGCGAGGCCATTGCGGCCGGGAAGTTGGTCAACATCTTCTCCAATGCCGGTGTGGTGAATGTGCGTTTGGCTGACAACTCGAACGGTCGCCCGGCTCATGGCTATGTGCTTGCCGCCGTGGCGTCCGGCGGTAACGCCTCGGTTTACGACCTCGATGGCGTGAACTCGCAACTGACCGGCCTGACCCTGGGCGCCACTTACTACCTCGGCACTGCTGGCGGCGTCATCACTCCCGCACTGGACGCGACCACGGCAACCTCAGGCACTATTGACCAGAAGATCGGCGTAGCGCTGTCGGCGACTGAGCTGGACACCGACGACTACGACTACGTGGTGCTGTAATGGCCTCCCGTCTGACGCTGGTTCGCAAGGACGGGCAGCCCGTTCAGATCCCGGTCGGCGACGCGCTACTGCTGCGCGGGGCTCTTTATGGGCCGGAAATGGTTTCCGTGGCTAGCGGTAGCTTCCCGAGCTTGGAGGCCGCAAATAGCAATAACATATTGCTCACCGGCACCAGCACCGTGACCGGTTTTGATATGGGGGCAGGCGCTACGCCATCTGGCACCACTTGGCGTGTAACGTTTGGCGGCTCGCTAACGCTTACTCACAACGCAGCGAATGGCTATCACCTGCTGAATCTCTCCCAGGCCGACATCCTCACGCACGCGGGAGATGTAGCAATCTTCCAAAAGACCGGGACCGGCAATGAAGCCAAGATGTTGGCCTATAGCCGGTATGACGGCACGCCATTGATTGGCGCCCCAGACCCAACCAAGCTTCCATTGGCTGGCGGCCAGATGACCGGCCCGCTAAACGAGGCATACGGCTCGGCCGGCATAATCTCTGGGATCGTCACATTCGGCGCTAACGGCAACTCGGCTTTCGTGGGCGGCTCCGTTGGGGACATGATCTACGGCATCGCAGATCCCTCTGTCACCACTAATGGCGCCGTCCGCCGAATCGTCTTTGTAGCGCCGGGCATGGTGCTGGTCCACAGCAACAATCTGACACTGCCTACCCACGCAAACATCACCGTGCAGAACGGTGACGCCATGATCGTGCAGGCTGATGGCGCAACAGCTTGGCGCTGCATCAGCTATCAGCGAGCGGACGGCACTGCACTGGCTTCGTCCGGCTCCGGCGGCGCCAGCACCTACACGTTCACCCAGGCCAGCGCGCTCGCGACCTGGACCATCCCGCATAACCTGAACCGATACCCATCAGTGACCGTCGTCGACACCCTCGGTAACGTCATTGTGCCCGACGTTTCCTACGTCGACTCGAACACCGTCCAAGTAACCCATGGCGCGGCCTACGCAGGCAAGGCGTACTTAAACTGAGGTAGACCCGCATGAAAATCACGAACACGCTGGATGGTAGTGGCTTTGCTTTCATCAACTTGAAGGACGCCGTTAACCCGCAAGACGCAGTGACATACGCCCAGCTTCAGGCAGCCATCCAGGGCTTTTCGTGGAAGCAGCCAGTGCGTGCGGCTACCACAGCCAACATCACCCTGTCCGGCGCCCAGACCATCGATGGTGTTTCCGTTGTTGCCGGTGACCGTGTGCTGGTTAAGAGCCAAACCGCAGGTTCCGGAAATGGTATCTACCTTGCCGCCACTGGCGCATGGACCCGCGCGACTGACTTCGACACCGGCGCCGAGGCTTTGGCTGCCGCGACCTTCATCAGCGAAGGCACAACACTGGGCAACACCATCTGGCTGCAAACTACCGACGCGCCAATCACCATAGGCACCACAGCGCTGGTATTCGCCCAGATTGGCGGCGGGGCAACGTACACCGCAGGCAATGGCGTCACCATCACCAGCGGCGTTATCGCTGTCGACCCTACTGTCGTCGCTCGTAAAGCCTCAGCCACCATTGGCGACGGCACGGCAACCACTATCACCTTCACGCACAACCTGAACACTCAGGACGTGCTGGTCATGGTCCGCCTGGTCAGCTCGAACGAGCAGGTCATCGTCGACAACGTGGCTAACGGCGTGAACACGGTGCAGCTCACGTTCGGCACTGCGCCTACGACCGGCCAGTACCGCGTCACCGTGGTGGCGTAAATGAACTTCGTCGGAGCAAAACTAGTTGTACGGCTGCTCAGCGCCGTCGGCTACTTTGACAAGACCGTCACGAACGCGACCGCTACCGGAACCGTAACGCTGGATTGCTCGCTGGGGTCGATCTTCGATATCACGCTGACGGGGAATGCCACCCTGGCATTCTCCAATGTGCCAACGCCGTCCGGGGAAACGTACACCGTGCTTGTCCGGGTTCGCCAAGGCTCGACAGCGTACACGCTGACGCAGCCGACAGGCACGACCCCAATCACGTCAGGCGGCACGACTCCAGCCACGCCTGCTGCGAGCAAGCTGGCCGAGTACATTTACTCCACGGTCAACGGGACGGCGTGGAATCTGTATGCGGGGCCTTCGACATGAGGCTGGCTGCGGCGTTGCGAAGGATTTCGTCGGCGGCGACTACATCCCCGATAATCGGCATAGCTTTCATATCGGCAGGCAGCGGCGGCGCTGGTGTCTGGCAGAGAGTCGACTTGCTAGGGAACGCCGTTTCGCCGAGCGCAGGGTATTTCGCTAGCCATCCTATATATAGCGCCATTATTGGGGAGACGATAGATAGCCAGGCGATGATTAAAATTCCTGCCTTCTTTGTTAAGGGCGATACTTTGACGTCAGGCCCATACACAGGAAAGAGGGTTTGGTGGATATCTGATACCGCATCTCCCGGATTTGTCAGGCATCCCGCATTCTGGAGCGGAGGATCACCTATAGCGCAGATATGGGTTGGCAAATATCAGGCAGTGGCAGACGGGTCAAAACTTGGCTCGCTTCCCGGGCTATACCCTATAGCTGATCTAGATTTCGCAACAATGCGCAGCAGAGCTAGCGCTAGAAACACCGGGTCTGTCACTGGGTTTACCATATGGAGCTATCATCAGATTTCAGCCATACAACTGCTTCTTATTGTAGAGTTGGGGACGCCTGACGCGCAAAATGTATTAGGGCAAGGAAACTCGACAGCTGATTTTGGGCCGCTACAAGTAAATAACGCTACCGTCGCCCAAGCAACTTGGAGGGGGATAGTCGGACTTTGGGCGAATGTTTGGCAGATGGCAGACGGTTTAAGCTCTAGCTCAAGTATGGGCTGCATGATTTGGGATAACTCAGGGAATTCCAGCTATGTTGGTACGTCGCTTACGCTTCCCGTAAGCGGCTACCCAACCGCATTTTCGGCGGCTACCGGTACTGGATACGACCTGAGGACGTCATTTGTTCCCTCTTCAACTAGTGCCACTCAAACAGACGGGGCTACCGGCGATCGTTATTCAGCCGGAGCTTCGGCAGTTCTTTATTTCGGTGGCTCTTACGGTGGCGGCGCGCAGTGCGGGCCGTTCTATTTAAACTTATCTACAGACGCTTCATATTCTGCTGGTAACGTTTCATCCAGAATAGCTAAGACTTAGGTGAAAACATGTACGTAAATTTGGCTACCTTAGAAGTTATCAATGCTATTCAGCTTCAGGAGTTATTCCCTTTAACCGGATTTCCTCCTGATGTCGGAAATGAGGCCTTGCTTGAGTATGGTTTCGCAGTGCTAGAAGAGGATCCGCGACCGACTGTAGTCGCACCAGACACCTACGCTGCTGGGGCAGTTCGTATTGTGGATGGTCATGCTTACCAGGCTTGGGTCATTATTCCTGCCACTAGCGCTCAATGGCTTGAGGTCAATACCGACAAGCTGAACGCCTTGAGCCGCCAAGCAAACGCCCAAGTCACCGCCCTACAAGGCCGAGTCAACACCCTCGACTACCTGATCAACCAGCAAGACCCTGACGACGAGGACTACATCGAACCGTCTGCGGCTGAAATCGCAGAATTGCCGGTGCGCAAAGCCCAGCTCAAGTCGTGGAACAGCTACAACGTGAAGCTGGGCCGTGTATCGACTCAAGCGACATGGCCAAGCGCCCCGGCGTGGCCGGTACAGCCTGAGCCCTACACCAACGAAACCTCGGCAGTGGTTCAGCCAGCGACATAGCTTGCCAAACCGATACAGCCACAGAGCCTGCCTTGAGCGGGCTTTTTTTCGTCTTGAGGAAAGTGGAATGCCAATCACCCAGTCCCAGCTTGTCGCGATCCTGCCGAACTCGGCGAAGGTGGCGGCAGCTTTCACGCCTGTGCTGAATACGGCCATGGGCAAGTACCAGATCATCACACGACTGCGTATCGCGGCATTCATCGCGCAGGTCGGCCATGAGTCGGCCCAGCTGACCCGACTGGTCGAAAACCTGAACTACAGCGCCGATGCGTTGGTGGCGACGTGGCCCGCCCGGTTTGATGCTGGGTTGGCTGCGCAGTTCGCCCGGCAGCCTGAGCGCATCGCGAACGTGGTCTACGCCGCCCGCATGGGCAACACGGCGCTGGGTGACGGCTGGACCTATCGCGGTCGCGGCCTGATCCAGATCACCGGGAAGTCGAACTACAAGGAATGCGGCGATGCCCTAGGCCTGGATCTGGTCGCGCACCCTGAATTGATCGAGCAGCCGGCGAATGCCGCGATGTCAGCAGCATGGTTCTCGTCGATCAATGGGCTGAACAAGCTGGCCGACGCCGGGGATCTGATCGGCATCACCAAGCGAATCAACGGCGGCACAAATGGTCTCGCTGACCGGCAGGCGCTGTATTCGCAGGCGCTCAAGGTGCTGGCATGAGCACCCTCTATGCCAAAGCCGGGGCGGCGCTACTGATCCTGCTGTCCATCGCCGGGATTCTCTACGGCGCCTATCACCACGGCGTGACCGTCACTGATGCCCGGTGGCAGGCGAAGTGGTCAGACCGCGACAAGGCCGATACCGCGGCAACGCTCAAGGCCACCGAAGTCGCCCGCGCCCTCGAACAATCCCGCCAATCCCAGATGGAAGAGGTACAGACCGATGCAACGAAACGACTCGATCAGGCCCGCGCTACTGCTGCTACTGCCTCTACTGCTGCTGACGGGCTGCGCAAGCAAGTCGAGCAACTACTCGCCACCGGTCGCGCCCGCAGCAATTCCAGCTCTGGCACCAGCTGCGCGCCAAGGGACACTTCCGCAGATCTGCTCGCCGGACTGCTCGACAAATCTGTCCAAAGAAATCGGGAACTGGCAGCAATCGCTGATTCTTCCCGAATAGCTGGGCTGGCGTGTGAGGCGGCTTATGATTCAGTGCGCGGCGACCCGAAAAGGACCTCAGGCACTCCGTAATGACGCATGATCGCATCCCGCTGTGATACGACGCGCTGTAGCTCGCTGATCTCCCGCATCCTTTCATAGCTCTGGCTGCTGGTTTCAGACAAGCGTGTTTTTGTGGTTTCCAGATCCTTGCCCAACCGATCACGTTCGATCGTCAATGCCGAAACCATGTCGATCAGCTTGGCCTGGTTCTTCCGGTACCGGTCAACCTCCTGGCGCAGGAGTTCGTTCTCTGCCTCGATCAGCTTGTTATGGTGCTCGAGCATTTCTTCCCGGGTCGGATTGCCGAGCCAGTTCTCGGCGTCGTAGTCGATGCACATGTGGATTATCCGATACTGTTTGGATATACAGTAATCGAGATGATGAATGGATGACTAGTGTCAGGTGATGAAAGGGTATGGTTTTGAATGTCGGCAGGACGCCGGGGGCGGGGCGCAAGCTTGCGCAAAACCTGCGCTGGAGACCGCGTGTTTTCGTTTGCGTAACCACAATAAAACGTATTATTTGGCTTGCTCGAATACCTATGTATTTCAATTAAATCATAGAGTTATGTGAGTATTGACCGTAGCATGGGGTGCTAGGGGTCGAGTGTTCGAATCACTCCGTCCCGACCATATTTTTCAGTGACTTAGCCGAACTCTAGCCAGTTCGGCTTTTTTACGCGCAGGGACTTTTGCGGGGGTTCATCCCGTTTTCCTCCTTAGTATTGTCAACGCCGGGCCACGCGAGTCGGTGGACGACGCCTTATTCGCAGCGTCAATCAAATGCCCCAGCTCTGCGGTGGAGTAGTGGCTGGTGATGCTGCCGTTCTTATGCCCAAGCAATGCCTTTCTGTCCTCCTCTGTAACGCCCGCCGCCCGCAGCCTTCTGCCAAAGGTGTGTTTCAAATCGTGAACCCTGAGTGATACAAAACCTGGCAGCGCCGGCTTTAAATATTTTTCCTGCCAGATCTTGCCTGAACGCTCCCGCGCGTTTTGCCATGCCGTGTCGTTCATCCTGTGCATTGCCCTGCCTTCATAGGGAAACACCCACTCCTCGCTTTGGCCTCGTTGCCTATCAATTACCGACTTTGCGACCCCATTCAGGATCACAAGGCGGTCCTCGCCATTCTTCACGCCGGACTTCTCCTTTCGCCCGCCGAAGGAATATGGGATCAGAAATACGCTGGTCTCCAGCTCCGGCACGTAAATCTCCCAATCCCAACGCAGTTTGCATACTTCCTGTTCGCGGCACCCGGTGTTGACCTTGAAAAGCGCCATCCGCTGAAGGTGCGCCGGTAACTCAGCAAAGAACACCGATTGCTCGTCCCACGACAGTGGGTAGGGCTTACGGCTGCTGTTCTTTTCTTCCAGCATGCTGATCATCGGCACCGAATCCAGCCACGGACGTTTTTCCGCATCCCGCCATTTTCGCGCGCACAGGTTCAAGATCCTGACGACGCGCTGTAAGGCGATGTTAACGGTCCTGTTGGCAACTCCCGGCTTGACCTTGCCCTTTGACGTTTTGCCCGGGCTTTTTCGATCCTTGATGAATTGTGCAAGCGTCCCATCGTCGATGTGGGTGATCGGCAGATCGCCAATGTACGGGTCCAACTGCTCGAGGTGGGACGCTGTAAGCTCGATGGATGTCTGGTGGCTGAACTCCACCAGGTATCGGGTTGCTGCCTCCCGCCAGGTTCGCACCTGGCGCACGCCGTACACTCTTTGCTCCCTGAGCTTTTCGAGCCGATGGATCAAGTATTGCTCTGCTTCTTGCCTTTCACTCGTTCCAGTACTTTCTTGAATTCGGCTACCTCTGACGATCTTGTCGATGTGCCAAATGCCGTTCCTCTCGTAGAGGCCGGACATGGTTTTGCGCGCCATTGATTGACTCCTTGGCGCCCACTGCGGGGCTGATTGTTGACTCGGTTGTTCTCTTTTTCAATCGACATGGACTCGACGTAGGCATCTGCCCACTCGTCCAGCTCATGCCTGTCAAATCCCACACCCTGTTTCCCAATGGGGAATTCCCGGACGTGGGGCCTGACGGTTTTGTTAAATTCATCGCGGCACATGCCCAGGTATCCCCATGCATGCTTGAAGCGGATAAATCTGGATTGCGGCGCCTCTACACTCTTTGCGCTGGTGTTGGCCATGGCGAAGCTTCCTGTGATGCGTAGGAGGGGTGTTTGTTGTCATGTTGAATGCTGTACCGATTGCGTCTGGCAATTGGCATGCGGATGGGGGATTAACGATTTGAGGTTGAGGCGTGATGGCAATTTGGAGCTATCATGGATGAGACAAATGGTTGTTCAGCCAGGTACAGCAGGGAGCAAAAATGGGTATTTTCGATTTTCTAAACTCGAACGACAGCACCAGCAAAGGGGTCATTTCTACTGGTCGTCAAAAAGAGACGGGTGGGCACGATCATCGAACGAATAAAGGTGATGATCGGACTCCTGCGCAAAAAAAGGCGACAAGGAAAAGAAGAAGTAGTCAGGTGCTTGAATGCAGTGCTCGACTTATACGTAGGCCAATCCAGCGTATGACGGGCACTGCCTTGCTGTTTCCAATGGCTCGATATCGAGGCCCATCAGGGCAGTCCTGCGCTGCCTTGTTTCTCCAGGGAATCAGCGTGTAGTTGTCAGGAAAGCCCTGAAGTCGTTCACACTCGATGGGTGTCAGCCGCCTTACCCTTTGCCATGTATGAGTCGGTACGGCCGCTTGCATGGCGTACACGGCATTTTCCTGTCCACTGTTCCTCCCCAGCGCAAAGGCCATGTCTCTGCTGACACATGGATCTTGTGTGCCATGCACCACAAAACTTTCCACTTCAAAATCCAGCTTTTGCCCTTTGGCCACGAGGCAGGCTGCTACATCGATGGGGCCGCCGCGCCGTCCTCCGCCATAGGTGGCGATGATGTGGCCGGCCTGGGCTTGGTTGTCGTCCGCGCCGCATGTTCCAACGCCGCTTGAAGTGAGGGCGGCAACCGCCTTGAGCGGGCTTCGGCCCGGCGCAGAATCCCGGCGCAGGCCTTCTCGCTCAAGAAGTACCGACGCGGGATCGAACCCCGGTCGAGCACTTGCGACAACGAACACACGGCGGCGTCGTTGGGCCAGGCCGAAATATTGGGCGTCAAGAATCCTCCATGCGATTGTTCTTTTGGGTCCATACACACAACCAACGTCCTGCCAGCGCTTCCCTGAAGGCTGCAACTCGCAGTTTTCCCCAGCAAGCGCGCCAAGAAAGCATCCGAAGGCGTTGCCTTTGTCGGACAGGACACCCGGGACGTTCTCCCAGACGATGATGGATTCGGGTTCGTTTCGCAGGATTCGAACATGGTCAACTGCATCTGCAAGCTCCACGTATTTGATGGTGAGGGCGCCGCGCGGATCGGAAAGACCCTCGCGCATACCGGCCACAGAAAAGGCTTGGCAGGGTGTCCCTCCGACCAGAATGTCGGGCGCGACGATTATTCCGGATAACACCATAGCGGCGAGCCGGGTCATGTCGCCGAGGTTTGGTGTGTTGGGGTAATGGTGGGCCAGCACCGCGCAGGGAAAGGGTTCGATTTCGGCGTACCAAGCTGCACGCATGCCTAGTTGATGCCAGGCTGCTGTCGCGGCTTCAATTCCGCTGCACACGCTACCGTAAATGATGGGCATAGCTAAGCCTCGACGGTATAGTCTAGAAAAATTCTAGGGAGGGAGTCGGATGTCGTTTATGAATTGGTTTGAACACAGGAATGATCTAAAGAAAATACGGCGGGCAGAAGCCGAAAATGAAAAAAAGAGGCCCCACGAGCCCGCTGATGACTGGCACTCCTATATTCAAGAGGCTTCTAATATTTACGAATGGCGCCAGCTAGTCATGACCAAGTATTTTTCCAGGAAAGCTGATGATTTAAATCTTCCACTTCCGGATCGAAGCGACAAATCGCTCTGGGATTCAGTGGATTTCGACAATGATCCATCGCAACCCAAGTATTTGACTCAAATAGGAGTTCTTGAAATAAGAAAGTTGATACGCGAAGAGCAAAAAGCAAAGAGGGAAGCCGTTGCATTCTGGATACCCATATTCTTTGGTTGTGCAGGCATGATCACTGGGATTATCTCGGCTCTCAAACATACCTAATCTCCGCAGAAACACCCAACGGATCGATCATGCCCGGAGAAAATATCGATTTGAGTGTTTGAGTAGGCGAGCATCTGCTGATAGCCGGGGCGGTCGAAGCGGAACAGAGCGCCTTAGCCTGTTGTCCCGTTGCCTAACTTGACGTTTTTTCTTGCTGCGCCTGCCAGTCGCCCTTGGGTGCCGATTAGCCAAGCTCGCTTGAGATGATTGAATAGATCTGTTTAGCGCCCTTGAGAAAGCACAAATCACAATTCCCTTTGAGCGTCTTGCCGTTGATCATCGGCAACATCAAGTCGAAGGGTTGCCTTTCCAGAAGTCCGTGACGTCCTGAAAACCGACCCGGGCGTCAGCTAAGAGCGTGATCATTGTGGCGTGCTTGCTCTCGGTGGTGCTGCCTAGGTTACGGATCTTCGCAACCCAGCGGGGCTCATCGGAGCGAGTGCCGATCATTATGTCTATGGGCTCGTCCTGCGTAGAGGGACCCAGGCTGCTCGCATGGTTAAAAACCCAGTATTGCGGCAATTTGATATCAGTGGTTTTATTTACGCTTCCCGGGAAGGAAACGAAAAAATTAATTTAAGGAGTTATTAATGGCACTTTACAAAGATGGTTCGTTGCTTACAGCAAGCCAAGATGCAGCATTCGATACAGAGTTAAGTCCGGGGCATGCAGCGACATGGGCAGGAATTTATCGCTGCAAAAATTGTGGGGATGAAATATCCATTGCTGGCGGACATACCCTTCCTCCGCAAAACCATCATCAGCATGCGGGTAGTGCACCCATTCTTTGGAAACTTTTAGTGCATTCTGTTCAAAAAAAATAAAAAGAGTTTGATTTGCGGCTACTGTTGTAAAATCTTGCCGCCAGCAGCAGGTCACCCATTTTATAATGGGTGATTTTTGTTTTTAGGTGCATTACTAATTAGGTCCCGAGCAGTGTCCGAAACGGATAATGAAGTGCCTATTTTTTCCTTGACTTGCTTTGTGAGGTTCTCGATCGTGAAAGCTCCTCTGGCGATGTCGTCGTTTACCCAATTAGAGCTATGCTTAAACAGGAGGCGCAGGTTATCTCTGTGAGCCGTGCGACGGTCGCACAGATCGTTGATGTTTACAGGTTTCATGGTTTGCTCTTGCGAAAATTGGCAGGCGGCTGGGGCAGGGCTGGTAGCCCTTTACTTGATTCGGATTGAGCTGTCGCCTCGCTCGAGATGTGCCCAAGCGGGCTCCGGTAGCAGCTCAGCTTCTACATCCTCGCCAGCGTCCATCTGCTTGCGCACCTCGGCGTTATGCTCGCGAATTCTCTTTAATTGAACCGCAATGGCTTTCTTATCCGGCTCAACCGAAGTCACCACCGTCACCAGCTCATCGGGTATCTCATCCGTGTTATCGACGACCACCTTTTCCGGCGCCATTGCCAGGGTGATGGTGAACAGCGGTCGCTTGATGCTCTTGATGTTCGCCGCCTCCATATTCCGGCGCAGGTAATCGCTGATCTGGCTGACGCTGTTCTTCTTGATGCGTTTCAGCTCGTTCAGGCGCTCGACCTCTTTTTCGATGGCGCCGATATCGCCTTCTATGTTCCGGCGCAGCATGACGATGTTGTCGGCCTTGGTTTCAAACTCGCCCTGGATGGCGTCCATGGTGTCTTGCAGTGCGTGTTTAAGGCTTTCGTCGTCGGTATCAAGCATCGCGACGAGTTCGGCCATTTGGCCCGTTAACGCGTAGAGCTGAGTCATGCTGCGATCTCCTGGCTACCGGCGGACATGCGATCCAGCTCGCGGCTGATTCTGGCTGCCGCCTTTTCTTCCTTACGGCGTAAGAGGTGGCGAACAGCGTGGTCGTGGATCTGTTTCAGTTCGCGTTTCGACTGGGCGCCTTTCATGGTTTCGATTGTTGAGTTGACGAACTCCCGTACTTCCAAGCGCTGGCGCTCTTGCTCGGCCTCCCGGTCCTCGGCTTGCTCGAGCATCTCTTCGGCTAGGCGTTGCTCGAGGTAGTCGGCGTCGTCAAACAACCCGAGGAACACGTCGGCGCTGAAGCCGAGCATGGACAGGGCTTTCTTGATGGCGTCGGTCAGGGACTTTTTCGGGGCTTCGCCGTCGGTAGTGGTGCCGTACTTCGATTTGTAGAGGTAGCGGGTGCAGCCGTACTGCTCCAGCTCGCCGCGCTGGCCGTCCCGGGTGTACCAGAATTTGATTTTGACCGTGTGGTTCAGCTCATGGCCCAGGCTGATGCGTTTGTCGCCTTCGCCGCTGTACATTTCGGCGCCCGGGTCGAATCGTTCTTCGATGATGTTCCAACCAAAGCCCAGGCCTACCGGGCCGAACACTTCAGTGGCCTTCATGATCATGGCGGTGCCGTTGAGGCTGGTGATCTTCTGGCCGTTCACATCGGCTTTTTTGGTGAAGCGGGTGTCGGTCTTCTCGACCTGGGCCCAGATTCGCATGTTCTCAGACATGGCTTCTCCTATACCGCGCAGGGCGCGCAGCGTTGAAAAGGTATGAATTAACGAGGGGCGATCTGCTCGGCCAGGGCCAAGGCGAAGATCAGCAGGGTGTAGGTGGCGAGCACGGGGAATGACCCGCGCCAGAAGATCAGCCGGCGTCGGCGCTGAGTCGATGTCATGCCCGTACCTCATACATCAGCGTCCATTCCCCGCACAGGCAGGCGCGGCCGCTCCAGGCGTCGACGTTCTCGATGCTCGCCAACTCGGCCTGGCGCAGGGCTTCGGCCATGGTCCGGCCTTTGAACAGCATCATTACCCGATCATTGGGCAGGGCCAGGTGATCAGGGAGTTCAGCCAAATGGGCCGTGGTCTTGGAGTGAAGCATTACAGCCTCCCGTGTCGCCGCATTTCCCGATATCGACGAAGGTAAGGTGATCGTGATCAAAAGCCGCATTGCGCTTCGATGCGGTCGCTTTCGCGTCTGGCGTCCCGGTAGTTATTGGCGCAGCGAGATAGCAGGACGGTGGCCAGGTCGCTGATGACGGTTTCGCCTCCGATGGCTCTGACGGCCAGGTGATGCAGGTTTTCGGTTTCACCGCGGCGCATCAGTTCGATCAGGATCTGTTCGATGCAATGGGCGGGGTCGACCCGAGAGGCCAGGTGGTCAAACAGTATGTCGGTCAGTCGGTTGTAGCTGACCAGTAGCCGATCCTTACCGACTGCGTTCGGCGCGGTGATATTGCGTCGGTGCATCAGGTCGTCGATGGCCTCGGTCAGCCATTGTTGGCCGTCTGTGGTTTCCAGATAGTCATCTGCCTGCAGAGGCAGTGCGTGGTCGTAATTCAGTTGTGCTGCCGATGTTGGGTTCATGGTCGCCTCCTGCGGGAGCCGGGTGGGTGAATGGCGCGTGTGCGGGTTTGTGTCGAAGGCTGACGGCTATGCCGCATTACCAGGTGTGTTGAGCTGGGCCTGGATGCGGCGGTAGATTTCTTCACGATGGACCGGCACATCCTCGGGGGCGGTGATGCCGATGCGTACCTGTTTGCCTTGTACGTCGAGGATGGTCACGACGATGTCGTCATTGATGCGGATGGTTTCGCCGACGTTGCGGGTGAGTATCAACATGGTTTCCTCCTGGGTTGATTTCCCGTCAGACCCTCTCGCGAAGGTCTGCCAGTGAAAGCGGTCATTCCGTCCTGCTTAAAGAACTTGGCTCCAGTCGGTCCCTTTCGGGGCTGGGAGGCCACTTCGCTGACCCCGTGCTATCTGGCGGCTTCACCAGTCGTGTGGTGGGCCAGTGGCCCATCGTTGCGCAGTGTGTTGCGCTTCGATGGAATAAATTTAGCTTCAAGCTAATTTTCAGTCAATAGCCTAAAGCTAAATTAAATTTAGCTGATGAGTAAATTCTTGGTCGCGCGGATTGTGGAGTCGTGGGCTCCATGAAATAGCTGCAGGGATTTGGAGGAGGGGATGTGCTGGCAAAAAAAAGCCCGGCGCTGGGCCGGGCTTTGGATGTGAATACTTCAACTCAAGTGTTCAACGTATTGAGACGGGCCGCTGGGCCATGCATGACTCCTTCATTTTTACCTTGAGGGCTGTCGTCCCTCACCCTTCCTGACGTGTCAGGTCTTACCCGCGACGCTTAGAAGCTTCGCCCGGTCCACCAATAAATGATCTGCGCCAGTACAGTAATGTCGCCCTCTCGATCGCCCGGAACCTCAATCTTTTCGTACTGTTTATTGTCCGAAATAATGGTCAGGCCATCCAGATTGCGTTGAATACGCTTCACATGAAGCTGCCCACGCATCTGGAAAAAGTAGATAGCATCCGATTCGACACTTGTGACACCGACGTCAACCAACAGGGCATCGCCGTGCCTGATGGTAGGGGCCATACTGTCGCCGCGCCCGGAAATGAGCTTCAGATTATTGATGGACGTAAAGACAAGGTTCTGTCGAACCCAGCCTGCATCCAACCTCATATGCTCAACCACCATGTTCATTTCAGGCGGTTCTGCACCTGGACCCATAGATCCTGCAACGGCATACCGTTCAACGTCTATGACAGGCCTGTAACTTTTTATTTTCTGTGCCAGTGGGGCGGGCAAACCTTCAACGTCGATGGATTGTTTCTCATCGAGTGTTTCCTGCAACGTATCAAGCCAGCCATGAGGAAGCCCCTGAAGGGTTTCAATTCTGCGGGCAACATCGTCCCCAAGGTTCTTTGAGGTTTTGGCTGAAAGAATTTGACTCAAATGCGCGGGGCTCATGCCCCAGCGTTCCGCGCATGACGCCTTTTTCTGGCTGCCGATGAGCTTGAGCAAATTCAGTTTTCTGATTTCATATATGTCCATGGATTTCAGAATGCCATTGTTTAGCTTCCTGCTAAATGTCCTCATAGCTAAATTTTCCTTGCTGATAAATTAGCGCTAAGCTAAATTCTCCTGAGGTATCGAGGAGAACATTTTTATGAATGACCACTTACGCGATTGGTTGGCGAAAACACCGACCGCTGAGCGCGAGCGTGTAGCACTGGAGGCCGGCACCACCGTCGGCCATTTATGGCAACTCGCTGGCGGTCATCGCAAAGCGTCAGCGGAGCTTGGTGAGCGTCTGCAAGATGCTTCAGAGGGAAGCATCACCATTGCAGGACTTAGGCCCGACCTTGTGTCTTTGGCGAAAAAAGTCCTGAAGGGTGCGGCCTGACTATGCCAACACCTAAATTAAGCCATGAGCAGGCCGAAAGGTCTCGCAAGAACTATTCGGTTCTATTGCAGCGTCTTGCATCCATTGGTGGCGCACCGGTGGCGCGTGCAATGGACTGCGATGAAGCGACGATCAGCCGTTTAAAACCGGAAAAGCTGGTGTATCTCTGCGACCTGATTGCTGTGCTCGATTTGAAGGTGGTGCCCACGGATGCCCGGTGTTTCAGGGAACGGGATATCGCCGCGTATCTGCACATGGCCAAGCTGCATATGGAGCAGATCGAGGGCGTTCACCAGTTGGAGTGGGACTGAGCCATGGCCGCTCTCCCGTACATTCAACTGTATGTCGCCGATTACCTGGCCGACACCATGCACCTGACCACCGAGGAGCATGGCGCCTATCTCCTGCTGATTTTCAATTATTGGCAGACCGGCAAGCCGATTCCCACTTCGCGATTGGCCCGGATTGCGCGGCTTTCCAACGACCGTTGGATTTCCGTTGAAGCTTCGTTGAAAGAGTTTTTCAACGATGACGGCGAGATGTGGACGCACGAACGTATCGAGCGTGACCTTGAGCTGGTGCACTCCTCGAAGAAACAGAAAAGTGATGCCGGGAAGGCCTCTGCCGAGGCGAAAAAGAACAGAAAGCTAGCGCAAGGCCAACGGGAAACCAACGACCGTTCAACGACCGTTGAAATTCCGTTGCAACGAAATTCAACGAATAAAGATACAGATACAGAAGAAGATATATACCCCCTTAGTCCCCCAGCGCTTGACGAATCGCCAAGCGAAGATCCCCCCGACACACCGGGCAAGCCGGTGCCCAAGCGCAAATCAAAATCCCGTTTGCCTGATCCGTTCAACGTCACCGGCGACATGCGCCTGTGGGCGTCGGACCGGGCGCCAGCCGTGAACCTGACGCTGGAATCCGAGAAATTCGTGAACTACTGGCGCGGTAGCGGCGGCACCAAGGCCGACTGGGAGGCCACGTGGCGAACCTGGATGCTCAAGGCCCAGGAGGACGCCAACCGCAGGCTGACGGGCCCGCCAAGGACGGGAACTCGCGCACCTGACTTCAACGACATTTCCTGGGCTGAGGAGCAAATCCTGTGAGAAAAATCAGCGCAATTACCCGCACCCTTACCCGGGAATCGGCCATGCCGGTACCGACGCCCTTCGAGATGGCACCGATCAAGGTCGACGAACAAACCGCACGGCTGGTCAACACCGTATTCACCAAGCTCATGGGGATTTTCCCGGCATGGCGCGTGGCATGGCCGGATGACCTGGCGCTGCAGGCCGCCAAGCGCGAATGGATCGCCGGGTTTATCCAGGGCGGAATTGATTCGGACACCCAACTGGCCTTCGGTTTTCGGGCTGCGCGCAAGTCGGCCAAGGATTTCATCCCCAGTGTCGGCACGTTCGTCGCGTGGTGTGCACCAACGCCCGCCGACATGGGGCTGCCCGACGAGGCTGACGCTTGGCTGGAGGCGCTGATGGGCAGTTACACCCATCACGGCGTACGCATTGCCGCCGAAGCCACCAGCCTGTTCGACCTGAAAACCGCCCATGACGGTGACAAGGCGTTGCGCCAGCGCTTCGAGCGCAATTACGCCATTGTCATCCGTCGTGCGCAGAACGGGCAGCCGTTGGATGGTCGCATTGCCCATGGCATTGGTCACGACAGCGCTCGCCCGCGAGAGCAGATTCAGCTCGAACACTCCCACAAGCAGGCCGAGGCACTGGTGCATGCGCAGGGCATTCCCGCGAATCCGACGTCGGCCCGCGCCATGTTGCTGGCAACGCTCAACATCCGGCGGGATCGTGGAAGGGGGGTGAACCATGGCTGAGGTCGCGTTGATTCGCACGCCGCAAGGTCTGGTGCCGGCCACCGAGGCAGACCGCGAGCAGTGCCAGAAATGGAAGTTGGGCCAGGTGATTCACGGCAAATTCGCCCGGATGCGTAACCCGCGTTTTCACGGCAAGTTCTTCGCCATGCTCGATCTGGCTTGGGATTACTGGGAGCCGGTCGGCGGCCTGGTACCGCGTCAGGAACTGCGTGGCATCCGTGGGCTGGCGCGGTACTTCGAGGCGCAAAGCGGCAAGCCGGGGCAACTGTCCCAGGCGGTGGCGGCGTACATCGAAGGCTTGGAACAGGCCCGGGCCCAGCGCTATCCCGTTGTCGAGAAGAGCCGCGAGGCGTTTCGGGAGTGGGTGACCATCGAGGCCGGGCATTTCCACCTGGTCCAAACGCCCGAGGGGATCCGCAAGGAAGCCAAGTCGATCAGTTGGGCGCACATGGACGAGTCGGCGTTCGAGCCGCTGTATCGCGACGTCTTCAACGCCTGCTGGCGACTGGTGCTGTCGGCGCACTTCGAGACCGAGCACGACGCCCTGAACGCGGCGGAGCAGATGGGGGGCTTTGCGTGATGGTCAGGCAAACCCGATTGACCAGGGCCGCCAGGGGCAGGGAGTGTCAGGTGCGTATTCCAGGCATCTGCAACGGCAACCCGGAGACCACTGTGCTCGCCCACTACCGAATGGCCGGTACCTGCGGTACTGGATTCAAACCCAACGATTTTCAGGGCGCATGGGCGTGCAGCGCCTGCCATGACGAGGTCGATCGGCGAACCCGCACAATCGATACAGACCTTGCCCGGTACTACCACGCCGAGGCAGTTATGCGGACCCAGGCCATTTTGATCCGTGAAGGGCAGGGCGCCGCATGAGCAGGCTGGATGATAAAAATTTTGAATGCAGGAGGGGCGTTTGATGACCTATCGAAACGTGGTGGCGGCGGTGGTTCGTGCTCTGGCTGCCGAGACAATCAACAGCGCAGGCGGGTGTGATTTTCAGCCCAGAGTGCAATGCACCAGCCAGCCCGGAGTGGGTGGCAAACAGGCGGCCTTCCTGGCCGACTGCTGGGTGTTCGGGCGGCTGCATAAGGGGCTCGCCCCGGCGCACTGGCGGGCATTGGTGGCGAAGTATTCAACGCATACTGAGCGCAAGCACGCAGCCATTGCCGAGCTGGCCAAGCAGGTACGCTCACCGGCGCCGGAGCGCTTCCGGCATTGCGCGGTAGTGACTTGGGCGTTGCCTAAATTGGCTGGTACCGAGGGCAAGCGTTCTACTCAAGTGCTGCCTGCCGGCTGGTATCACATGGACAACTGGAGCGACGAGCCGCACCCGGTGAAAACGCAGGAGCGGTGGCGTCGCGATATTCGCAAGGATCTGGAGAGCGGCGTCAATGAGGCGTTGATCGAGGCGCAGCATATGCTTGAGGCGGAAGGGCTTCTGGTTTCGGAAGTGGCTTGACGGGTGGTGAGCCAGTGAGCCAGAATTCTATCCATCCTGTCATTCCTGCGCTTGTTATAGGAAGAAGCTGAAACCCAGCCCTAAAAGCTGGGTTTTTTGTTGAGGAACGAATTTGCCAATTGGGTTACAAGGCTGAGTCGCCGTAGAGCTAATAGCGATTAGGTTCTTTTGTAAAAACTTTAATTTTAATTCCAAGGATTGAAGTTTATATCTTTATAATGTGTTTTTATGATGTAGTACAGGATAGTAGCTGTTATGACGCCAAATGTTAATAAGCTTGCTCCGTGAAGGGTTTTGGAGGATGGCTTCGACTTAAAGCTGAATCCTATCCATATGTAGCCTAAGATTATTAGATAAACAGTGACTAGTACGTAAAGACAGTTAACGGATCCAATAGTACCATCCTCCCATTCCAGCTCCTCCTTCATCGGCGCCTGTATCAAGGGCAGGGAGAGCGCGATGGCTAGGCCCATACCTATTTGCTTGCCGCCATCAAATATCATCTTAATGTCAGCAAGTGTGGTTTTAATTTTTTTTGCGCTGCTAAGCCAAATTTTTAGGTCATGGTAGATGTCAATTACTAATGACATCGTCAACCACAGGAACATGGCTAAACCAAATAAAGTGTTGTAGCTGGATGTTATTAATAAAATTGTATTGAATTCTTCTCCGGTTCCGTACCCTCGGTAAAAGGTAATTGCTCTGCCGCAGGAGTATTCCGTAAAGAACATCAAAGCTATGATCAGAATAATTCTGAGCAAGCCTTGTTTGAGGTGTTTTGCATAGCTTATAAGAACTACTGAGACTGGTAGAGCCCATATTCCAAAGCCGTCTAATACCAGGGAGTTGATGCTCTTCATGCGTACCTGCTAACAACCTATGCGAGTGGGAGTGTCTATTGTCTATAATGGCATCGCGCCACATCTATGGATAGTCTCCACATCTCGACTCACTTGCTTACGCATGCATTAAATTTTTGCTGGAGGGGCGTGGTACGCACCTTTGCATCCCGTCAGGCTTGATCTTCAACGTCCAGCTCAGCCCCCATTGCCCGCATCTCCCCGTACAGCGCCTCAAGCTGCTCCTCCGGCAGCGTCAGCCGGGCAGCAATGAAAAACAGCATCTGTACGCTGACCTCCCGAGGGCTTGCGCCGCCTGTGTACTTGCGCCACTGGCGACCATCGGACAGCCCCGCGATATTGGCCATGTCGTTGCCGGTTTTGTTCAGCCGGGTTTTCAGGGCTTCAAGGTCGATGGTGCTGGGCGGCGCGTAGTGTTTGATGATTTTCATATTGACCTATGAGAAGCCCCGCTTTCGCGGGGCCTTTGGATTAGGAGAGGTATCTACTAAGGGCGAGTGTGGCGGCGGCTGTAGCGCCAACAAGGCCTGATCCCATCGCCAGCGGATACCAAAGTGCTTCGCGGCTGAGCTTGCGTTCTTCGGAGCGAAGCTTGCTGGTTTCCGCGTTCAGCTTGCTGGTTTCGGCCATCAGCTTTGCAATCTCGGAGTGAATCTTTTCGAGTTCGGCGGTGGTCATTTCGTTGCTCATATGTTCTTCCCTTAGGGGCTGTCGGGCCGGGCGTTATGCGCTTCCCATATGTGTAATATTAGGCCCAATGGGCCTATTTGTCAAGCGTCACCTCATCTCTGATCCAAGTGATTGACCACTCACAGTTCTAACTGATCCGGGCCTATCCCAAACGCCGCCGCGATTTTCTCCCGCGTGGCCCTACGTGGTTTGGCGACGGTTTCCTGTTGGGCGTAAGCCGGTTGGCTGATGCCCATGCGTTTGGCCACATCCTCCTGCGTCAAGCCCAGGTGTTCGCGCCATGCGCGAATAGGGGATGCGCCGTCAACGATGCGGCTGACCACTTCGTGTGGGATCAGGTCGGCATGGTTGTTGTTCTGCGCGATGTATTGCGCGTAGGGGATGACCACGAAGGCCGGTTTTCCGTCTGTCCCGTTGATGATTTGAATGTCAGTAGGTGCGCTCATCGCGTTTCCTCACCTCTTGAATGCTGATGATTTTGACGGCGCCGTCCCAGTCGAACAGAACGCGGTAATTGCCCACTCGCAGCCGGTACCCGTATGCATGCCCAGTCAGGGCTTTGATGTTACCGACGTCTGGCATAGCGCCGAGCTGGGTCACCGCATCACGAACCTGCACTTGATGCTGGGTATGCAGCTTCAGGAGTTGCTTAACGGCTTTCCTGGTCCAGTTGATCGTGTTCATGTGGAAAATATAGGTCTTTTATAAGTAATGCACGTATTTTTACTTATATTTTTTTGACGTTACAACCAAGCCATTTTTTCCTGATGTTTCTACGAAAAGCTGTCCTACCACCCTGTTGTTGTCCCGTTGGGGATTTGAGATGGCTGATATGCCCGAAAAACCAGACACCTGGTCAGCCCTGCTCGCATGGTTGAACCAACATTCCCACGTCCTGTATGCCGCCGCGCTTTCCGGTGCTGTGGGTGCCTTGCGCATCATCTACGGCGGCGGTGCCCGTCGGCAGGTGGTCCTTGAGGCCTGCCTGTGCGCGCTGATCACCGCCGGGGCATTTCCACTGCTCGAGTACTTCGATTTGCCACAGAACATGGCAGCGGCGCTCGGGGCGTTTGTGGGTGCCCTGGGTATGAAGAAGATCGCCACCCTGGCGGATCGCTTCGCTGACCTGAAGTTGCCCAAACGCGATTCCAACCCTTGATTCCATACCCTGCGGAGGCCCAGACCATGGCTTACACCGACTATTCCACGATCACAGCTGACAGCCCTGAAGAACTCGCCACACGCTTGAATGAGGGTATTGCCGATGGCTGGCAGCCCTACGGCGCGCCGGTCTGTATCACCTTGCAGCAGGTGAGCAAAAGCTTTCGTCTGATGCAGGCGGTGGTGAAGGGCAGCCCGGATGGCGGTGGGGGCGGCGGTGGTCCTGATGAGATCACGGCGGATGACATCACCGATGCGACGGCAACTGGTAAGGCCGTGCTGACCGGCGCTGATGCTGCTGCAGCACGTACCGCAATCGGCGCCGGAACGTCCAGTTTCACCGGCAGTTATAACGACCTGACCGAGAAGCCGACCATTCCCACGGCGGCGCCTGCCGGTGATGCGGTCAAGCTTCAGGCCGGTACCGATACCGTGGCCAGCCTGTGGTCGGCCAAGGTCATCAGTGACGAAATCAAGCGACAGATTGCTGCCATTCCTCCTGCGTGATGCGCAGGTCGGGGTAGCCATACACATTGAGTTGAAGCCGCCGAGTGCGGTTTTTTTGTTTGTGGAGTAACGACAATGGCCGCCCCGAAAGGCAATCAATTCTGGAAGGCCAGAACCCGACACGGCAGGCCCCCGATGTTCGAGACGCCCAAGGCATTGTGGGAAGCCTGCTGCGAGTATTTTCAGTGGGTGGAGGACAACCCGCTGTGGGAGGTGAAGCCATTCGCCTATCAGGGTGTGGTCACCCAGGAAAAGGTCGCCAAGATGCGCGCCATGACTATCGGTGGCCTATGTCTGTTCCTTGAAATCGAGGAGCGAACCTGGCGCACGTTCCGTGAGCGGGAAGATTTAATTCCTATCACTACGCGGGCAGAAAGCGTGATGTACGAGCAGAAGTTCACCGGTGCCGCCGCTGACTTGCTGAACCCGAACATCATCGCCCGCGACCTGGGCCTGGCCGACAAGCAGGACCACACCAGCTCCGACCGGTCGATGACGCCGATGCCGACCCGCATTGAATTGGTGGCGCCGAATGTCGACGGCCAGGATTGAGCTGCCACCCAAGCTGATCCCCGTCTTTGCCAAACCCCGAGGTTCATTGCGCTATCGCGGTGCCCATGGCGGCAGGGGGTCGGGCAAGTCGTTCAACTTCGCCAAGATGGCGGCGATCTGGGGTGTGGTCGAGCCGCTGCGGATTCTCTGTACACGGGAACTGCAGGACTCGATCAAGGAGTCATTCCACGCCGAGTTGAAAAACGCCATTGCCTCTGAGCCCTGGCTGGCTGCCGCCTATGACGTCGGTATCGATTACCTGCGCGGGCACAACGGCACGGAATTCATCTTCAAGGGCCTGCGCCACAATATCGGCTCGGTGAAGTCCACGGCGCAGATTGATCTGTGCATTGTCGAGGAAGCCGAGGACGTTCCCGAGGCGTCGTGGCAAGCGTTGGAGCCGACCATCCGTGCCGACAAGTCTGAAATCTGGGTGATCTGGAATCCCCGGTTGGACGGCAGCCCGGTGGATCAGCGTTTCATCAAGAATCCGCCGCCGCGCTCGGCGATTGTCGAGCTGAACTACACCGACAACCCGTGGTTTACCCAAGTGCTCGAGGAGCAGCGCCAGCATCAGCAGCGCACCCTTGACCCGGAAACCTACCGGCATATCTGGAAGGGCGCTTATCTCAAGCAGAGCAAGGCAGCGATCTTCCTCGGCAAGTGGCGGGTAGCCGACTTCACACCGGCGGCGGACTGGGACGGCCCTTATCACGGGCTGGACTTTGGATTCGCCAACGACCCCACCGCTGGTGTGCGCTGCTGGGTGAACAACGACACCCTGTATATCGAGCGCGAAGCTGGGAAGGTCGGCCTGGAACTGGACGAGACGGCGGATTACCTGGCCCAGGGGATTCCTGGCATTGAGCGCTACGTCTTGCGCGCCGACAACGCCCGGCCCGAGTCCATCAGCTATCTGAAGCGTCCCGACAAGCATGGCAAGCGCAAGCACCTGCCGCTGATTGTGCCCTGTGAGAAGGGCAAGGGCAGTGTCGAGGACGGCATCGAGCACATCAAGAGTTACGCCGAGGTCGTCATTCACACCCGCTGTGTCGAGGTGCAGCAGGAATTCCTCGAGTACACCTACAAGGTCGATCGCCTGACCGGCGATGTGCTGCCGATCATCGTCGATGCCTTCAACCATTACATCGACGCCATCCGTTACGCGCTGGAGCCGCTGATGAAGCGCAAGCGCAGTATTTTCAGTTAAGGGTTAGGGCATGTGGCCATTTGATCGAAAGGACAAGGCGCCGTCGCCGCCTGCCGGTGCGGCCAGTGTGTTCTCCACGGACCTGGGGCCGCTGGTCACCCGGCCATCCGCCGCCCAGGTGATGCAGGTGGCATTCAAGCTGCCGACGGCCTGCGGATCTGCCATGGACAACGCACCAGTCTTGAAACCGGGCATGGCCGGTACGCAGATCCCCGATGCGCAACTGGGCTGGTACGCTTCCCAGGGTTTCATCGGTTATGCCGCGTGCGCGCTGATCGCCCAGCATTGGCTGGCGGATAAGGCCTGTTCCATGACTGGCCGTGATGCCATCCGCCAAGGCTACGAGATCAACGGTGACAACCCCGAGGCCATCGAGCTGATCAAGAAGGCCGACAAGCGCCGGGGCATCAACGCGACCATGCGCGAGTTCATCCATATGGGCCGCGTGTTCGGCATTCGCATTGCGCTGTTCAAGGTGCAGAGCACCGACCCTGAATACTACGAGAAACCGTTCAATCTGGACGGTGTGACACCGGGTAGCTATCTGGGCATTACCCAGGTTGATCCGTACTGGATCACCCCGGAGCTGGACGCAAGTGCCTTGCAAGACCCCGCCAGCCTGCATTTCTACGAGCCGAGCTTTTACCGCATCGGTGGTCAGCGTTATCACCGGTCACACATGGCCATCTACATCCCGCATCCGGTAGCCGATGTATTGAAGCCAGGCTACCAGTACGGCGGTGTCAGCGTGCCGCAACGGATCTACGAGCGGGTCTATGCGGCTGAACGTACTGCCAATGAGGCGCCGCAACTGGCCATGACCAAGCGCCTGACCACTTTCAAGGTGCCCGACGCCGCCCTGGGCAACCCGGAGAAGGTCGCCGAAGTTCTGCAGGGCGTGATCGAGAACCGCGATAACTTCGGCGTCTGGACCATTGGCCCGGATGATACGGTTTCGCAGATCGATACCAGTCTGGCCGACCTCGACGCAGTGATCATGAGCCAATACCAGCTGGTGGCAGCGATTGCCAACGTGCCCGCGACCAAGCTGCTGGGCACCACGCCCAAAGGCTTCAATCCCACGGGTAATTACGAAGAGGCGAGCTACCGCGAGGAGCTGGAAAGCATCCAGACCAACGACCTGACGCCGTTGCTCGAACGGCATCACGCCCTGGTGATGCGCTCGGACGTTGCGCCCAGGCTAAACATCGCGCCCATCCAGACCTCCGTGGACTGGCGGCCGCTGGACAGCCCGACCGCAGAACAGTGGACCAGCCTCAACAAGACCAAGGCCGAAACCGACAAGGTGCTGTTCGACACCGGCGCCATCGACGGTGCGGATATTCGTCGGCGGGTCGCGGCAGACAAGGATTCAGACTATTACGGCCTGGAAGAGGAATTGATCGATGCCGGTAAAACTGATGAAGACCCGCCAGAGGTGGGTGTCCAACCGCCAGGCGGCGACGATCAAGGGCGAGCGCCTGGCTTATCCAGCAGCCCCGGCAGCGCGGTTTGATGCGGCCCTGCAACGGCTGATCGAGCAGATGCTCAAGGCCTATCGCGCCGAGCTGAAAGCGGCCTTGAGCGTAGGCCCCATAACCCTTGATGCCAGTACCGCCACCCAAGCCCGTCGCGCACTGGCCAACCTTCGGCAACGCTTCAACCGGCTCTTCGCGCAACAGGCCAAGGGCATGATCGACAAACTGTTCAGCCAGATCGACAAGGCCAGTTACGACAACCTGAAAAACTCGCTCAAGGCACTTTCAGGCGGTATCACCTTGAACACGCCCGACATGCCGGCTGCGTTGCGCGAATCCATGCGTGCCGCCACAGCCAGCAATGTGGCGCTGATCAAGTCGATCCCGGCCGAGTTTCACGCCCGCATTGAGAGCACGGTATTGCGCTCGATCCAACCGGGCGGCAATGGCCTGGAGGATGTGGCCAAGGCCCTAGATAAGCAGGCAGGCATCACCCAGCACCGCGCCCGGTTCATTGCCCGCGACCAGACCCGCAAAGTCACCAGCGCTATGAACTCCACCCGGATGAAGGCATCCGGTGTCGAGGAATTTGAGTGGCTGCACTCCGGTGGCGGCGCCGAACCTCGGCAACTGCACCTGGACCTGAATGGCCAGACCTTCCGATTCGATGACCTGCCGGTGATCGATGACCGTACCGGCGAGCGCGGCTTGCCGGGGCAACTCCCCAACTGCAACTGCCAGATGCGCCCGGTCCTGCGTTTCGGCGCCGATTGACCGGCTTACCCGTTTCCCCAACCCGCCACGGCGGGTTTTTTCATTGAGCGCAATCCATGCAACAGACCAAGCGCATCACCGACCGTAATGGCTGGCTGGAGGTGCGGGACAACCCGCTGAGCAAAGTGGGGGTATTTCCCTATCGCGGCAGCGAGATTGGCGCGCCCATCGCCGAGCAGATCTACCGGGTCTACCGGCCCGCCGAGGAACTGGCCAGCCCTGAATGCATCGAGTCATTCCGTCTGCTGCCGTTCGTGGACGAGCACGCCTTTCTTGGCAGCGAGGAGGGCGGCGGCACCCCGGCCGAGCGCAAGGGCATTCAGGGCATGCTCGGCGAACAGATCTACTTCGACACGCCCTACCTGCGCGGCAATCTCAAGATCGTTTCCGAGGCCGCCAAGACCCTGATCGACAACGGCAAGATCGAACTGTCGGCAGGGTACTTCTGCCAATACGACTTTACCCCCGGCGAGTTCGAAGGCGTCCCCTATGACGCCGTGCAACGCCATATCCGGGGCAACCACCTTGCACTGGTCAGCGAGGGCCGTTCCGGCCCCGATGTCGCAGTACAGGACCACCTGACATTCACCCTCGATTCAGCGGAGTTACTACCCATGGCTGACGACATTACCGGGCCAGAAGGCGGGGACAACCTCGCCCGAATCAAAGCCCTGCTTGAACAATTGAAACCCCTGCTGGAAAGCCAGGCCGAAGCCAACGCGTTGCTGGCCGAGGTAGGCCTGATCACGGCCAGCGCAGAGCCGGAGCCAACTGGCGACACGGAAGGTACTGAACCGGTGATCGATACAAATCCGGTCGGTACCGAGCCGCCAAGCGAACAACCGACGGCTGACCAAGCGATTCTCCGGGCGCTGGATGGCCTCGGCAAACGCCTGGGGAACCTGGAGCAGCAACAGCGCGGCATGGACGCTGCCCTGGTGACGGGGCTGGCCGACCGTGATGCCCTGGCCGCAAACCTGTCCGGCTTTGTCGGCACCTTCGACCATGCGCGCATGAGCGTGCAGGGCGTGGCCGAATACGGCGTGCAGAAGCTCGGTGTGCCTACCCAGAAAGGCCAGGAGCTGGCCGCGCTGAGGGCTTATCTGCACGGCCGTACGCCACCGCACAAAATTCCCACCGTCGCCCTGGATGGTGCGGATGTGAACCTGTTCGACACCTGGGAGAAGTAAGCCATGGCCTTTCCAGCAAGTATTAAATCCGAGCTGATATCCGGCGTGGTCGGCGAGATCTCCCACGACGGTCCGATGCGCGTACGCCCCGGCCTGCTCGACAGCGTGACGCCGGAGCACAACGTGATCGGTCGTGCGTTTACCTATGCCGACACCCAGGCGCAGACCATGGAGGCGGGCGGCAGCGGGGTGTTCGCGGGCATTTTGATCCTGCCCAAGACCCACGTGCTCTACGGCCTGCCCGGCGACACCCTGGCCGATACCCTGACCCTGCCCAATGGCACCGCCTGCGAATTCATGGAGATGGGCTTCGTTGCCGTCTCCCTGGCCACTCCCAGCGCGCCCATCGGCGCCGCCGTGGTTTACGACCTCACCACCGGCGAGCTGGATTGGGTCGCCGATCCTGAAACCCCTGGCGCTGGCCGTGCGCTGGTGCCGAACTGCGTGGTGGACCGTCACCACGCATCTGTTGATACGCCCTCGCTGGCGTTCATCAAACTGACCAACTGAGGAGCCGCCACCGATGCGCACCCCTGAACGCAATTACATCAGCGGCCGCGATCTGTCCCGACGCGGCCCGCTGGTGCTCAAGCCCGAGCACGCCCAACACTATGCCCAGTTGGCCCGGATCGGCATCAACGTCGACGCCCTGGCCATGGATTCGGCCCTGACCGGCCCGGTGATCGGCGCCGCCGGTACTCTGGCGCAAAATCTGCAAACCTGGCTGCCCGGGCTGGTGCACCAACTCACCACCGTGCGGCTGATCGATGAACTGTGCGGCGTGCAGACCATGGGCAGCTGGGAGGACGAGGAAATCATCCAAGGCACCATGGAGGCCACGGGTAAAGCCGAGCTTTACGGCGATACCACCAACATTCCGTTCGCCAACTACAAGAACGGCTACGAGCGCCGCACCATCGTGCGCTTCGAGCAGGGCTTGTTCGTTTCGCGCCTGGAGGAGCTACGCGCCGCCAAGGCTGGTATCAACGATGCGGCAGAGAAGCGCAGCGCGGCCTCCGAATCCCTGGATATCTCGCGCAACCGCGTGGGCTTCTATGGTTTCAGCTCGCCGGAAACCCGTACCTATGGCTTTCTCAACGACCCGCAATTGCCGGGTTATGTCACGCTGCCCACCAACGGATCATCGCCTGCCACTTCATCCTGGGCCCAGAAAAGCTTCCTGCAGCTCACGGCCGACATTCGCCGCATGGTCGCGGATCTGGTGGTGTCCGGGGGTGGCCATATCAGCAACAAAACCCCGATGACCCTGGCATTGCCGCTGGGCCATGGCGAGTTTCTGGGCGTGACGTCGGAGCAGGGCAATTCGGTGCAGGACTGGTTGACCAAGACCTATCCCGGCATTCGGGTTATCGAGGTACCGGAACTGGTCGGCGCCAATGGTGGGGCCAACGGCGCGTACCTGTATGCCGACTCGGTGAAAGGTGGCAGCACCGATGATGGCCGGGTGCTGACACAGATTGTGCCGACCCGCTTCCAGGTCATTGGCAGCGAACAGCGCGCCAAGGGATACCTGGAAGACTTCACCAACGCCACGGCGGGAGTGTTGTTCAAACGGCCCTGGGCGGTGCGCCGCTACACCGGGCTGTGACCCATACCATTCTTCGACCAGCCCGGCCTCTGCGCCGGGCTTTCTTTTTCTGATGAGGATGCCGTGATGACGATCTACGTCTATTCCACCCTGAGCAATGACCAGAGCTACAGCACCTACACCGATGTGCCTGGTGGCGCGCCCCAACTGGAAACCTCGGTATTTATCGCCGGTAAGGCCAACGTGGCCAACAAACACCTGATTACCCCCCTGGGCGTGGTCACCGAAGTGACCGCTGAGCAACTGGCCGAGCTGCGCCGTAATGAGGTGTTCCGCCTGCACGAGAGCAACGCCTATATCAGCGTGTCCCAAGCCAAGGCCGAGCCGGACAAGGTCGCCGCCAGCATGACCGGCCGCGATGCCTCGGCGCCGCTGGTGGAGCAGGACTTTGCCGAGGGCGAGGCTCCAGTCACTGGCAAGCCGGTAAAAAAGAGCAGGGGCTGAACATGTTCGTTCCGGACACTTTCCGCCTGCTGTATCCGCAGTTTGCCGCGCAGACCGATGAACAGCTTCTGGCCATGGCGACCGAAGCCCAATGCTTCCTCGCCGACACGGGCTGCAACTGCTCAAGCCAGATGCTCATGCTGATGGTGGCGCACCTGCTGACCCTGGCCGCCCAGGCACGCACGGGCGGAGTCAGCGGCCAGGTTACTAGCGCGACCATCGATAAGGTCAGCGTCTCTGTCGCGCCGCCACCGGGTGGTGATGATGCCTGGGCGTATTGGCTGGGATTGACCCCCTACGGTTTGCAACTGCTGGCCCTGCTCAAGCGCTGCACCGCCGGCGGCTTCTATGTCGGCGGGTTGCCTGAGCGAGCGGCCTTTCGTGCGGTGGGCGGGCTGTTTCCAAAGGGGGGCCGTTTGTGGCGAAGGTAAGCCAGAATCGCACGGGTAGCGAGGCGTTGCGCCGGGCCATGCAGGCCATCGCTCACAAGCAGGCCCGGGTCGGCTTCTTTGAGTCGGCCAAATACCCCGACGGCACGCCCGTGGCCTATGTGGCGAGTATTCAGGAGTTCCACCCTGAGCATGCGCGGCCCTTTATGCGCCCGACTATCGAGCAACAGCGTAACGCCTGGCGCGAATCCCTGCGCAGCGGCTGCAAGGCCGTGCTCAACGGTCAGATCGAAGCCCCGGCCATGCTCTATCAGTTCGGTGCTCGAGCAGCCGCCGATATCAAAAAAACCATCAGCCAGATCACCGCGCCACCCTTGGCCGATGCCACCGTGGCAGCACGTCGTTCGCGACGTAAAACCCCGGGCGTCTCGGTCAAGCCCTTGGTGGACACCGGCCTGCTGATCGGCTCAGTCAACAACGATGTGGTGGACCTATGATGATTCCCGGCGTCAACCTGCTGGGCCTGGCACTGGGCGTGATCGGCGGCCAGTTGGTGCGCTGGCACCACGCCAATGGCCGCAGCGAAAACGAGCTTGGCCAGTGGGTCACCGCCTACGATGCGCCGGTGGACGTGATCGGCAGTTGGCAGGCGGTTGATCGTACCCGTTACACCGCCATGGGTCTGGATCTGGCCAAGACCTACGCGACCTTCTACGCCTCGGTAGCCATTGAGGGCATCCAGCGCGAAGCCTCGCCAGATCTGCTCGACTTCAATGGCCGCCGCCATGAAGTGGCCAACCTGCTGGACTGGTCGGCCCAGGATGGCTGGCGCGGCGTGCTGGTGGTGGATGTGGGGCCGGTGCCGTGACCGATAACCAGCTCAAGGCATTGATTCGCGCCACGCTGCTGGGTCTGCTCGCGCGCCAGGGCATCACCGACCTGCCGGTGCTGGCCGGGCATCAACCCACGGGGCAGGGCAGAGCCACCCGAGGCCTGTACTTCTTCCCGGTGGATAGCAGCCGCTACGGCTGGCAGCACCGCAAGGACCGTTACGACCCAGCCAGCGGCCAGCAGCGCCACAGCGAAACCCAACGCATGCTGGCGCATTTCCAGCTCGGTGGTTACGCCCGCAGCGATCCACACGACACCACAGCCGCGACCGCCGAAGACCTGACCAGCCTGGCCGCGATGCTGATCAGCTCGCAGCCCTTTATCGACACCTTGAGCCGCCACGGCGCCGGGCTGCAGCGCATCACCGCCATCCGTTGCCCGTTCTTCGAGAACGATCAGGGCCAGCAGGAGGCGGCGCCATCCTTCGACTTCACCGTTTCGCATCTGCGTAGCATCACGCTCATCACGCCGTCCGTGGACGCCATCGAGCATGCAATAACCCGAGTATGAGGCCCGACCCATGTCGATCTCGATTGACCGCTATGTACACATCACCTCCGGCGTCGCGGGCGCCCAAGCCGTCGCCGAGCGCGAGCTGGTGGGCCTGCGCTTCAGCAGCGACCCCCGTGTGCCGGTGGATGCCATGGTCACCATGGAAAAAGGCGATGCCGACCGATATTTCGGCGCCGCCAGCCCGGAGGCCGCGTTTGCCAACCAGTATTTCAGCTACATCAGCCCGGCACCTGCCAGCCAGGCAAAGAAAATCCGCTTTGCCGCGCTGGTCACCGAGCCGCGCAAGCCGCAGATCTTCGGGATCAAGACGGGTAACACTCTCAGCCAGCTCAAGGCTGTATCCGCTGGTTCACTGATCCTGACCCTGGGGGACGGCGAACAGACCCTGCAAGGCATCGACCTGTCCACCGCCAGTACTTTCGCCGACGTGGCCACCGCTATCGAAGAAGCCATTCAGAGCTATACAGCGGGCGGCGCGCAATGGACCGACGCCACCGTCAGCTATGACCCTATTGCCGCGATTTTCACCTTGAGCGGCGGTACCGCCGTCAACGCGCCAGTCAAAGTGGCGGCCACCGAACTGGCCGACCTGCTGGGCTGGACCCAAGCCTCCGCTGTTCTGTCACCGGGTAGTGTTGTGCAGACACCACTGCAGGCCCTGCAAGCTGCCGAGGACATTACCGATTCGTTCGGCTCGTTCAGCTATCCGACCATCACCGTCGACGAAGCGGTACCGGTGGCCCAGTACAACGCCGCGCTAAACGTGAAATACATGTTCCTGATCGGCGTCTCGGCCGCCACGGCGCAAAGCTTCTATGCCGCCCTGCAAAGTTTTGCCTCCACCGGGCTGATGCTCAATGGCGCGAGCGGCCAATACAAGGAGTCGATCCCTGCCGCGATCATGGCCGCGACCAACTACCAGCGCCGCAACGCTACCGTGAACTACATGTACCGCCAGGTGCCCGGCATGGCAGCGGATGTCAGTTCCAACGCCGACGCCAACACCTACGACGCCATGCGTATCAGCTACTACGGCGAGACCGCCAGCGCCGGGCAAAAGATCGCCTTCTTTCAGCGAGGCTACCTGCAGGGCGGCGCCACCGCGCCCTTGGACATGAACGTCCACGCCAACGAGCAATGGCTCAAGGCCTACCTCACCGCACGGCTGCTTAGCCTGCAGCTGTCACTGGGCAAGATCCCGGTGAACAATGACGGGCGCGGCATGGTCCTGGGGCAGGTGGTGGAGGGCGCCAACCTGGCGAAATTCAACGGCACGATCAGCATCGGCAAGGAACTGACCACGGCCCAGCAGATTGCCGTCACTCAGCTCTCCGGCGACCCGGATGCCTGGCGCGACGTGCAGATCAATGGCTTCTGGGCTGACGTGGCCATCGTGCCGCGTACCGGGGAGAGCGGGGCGACCGAGTATGTGGCGCAGTACACGTTGGCCTATAGCAAGAATGATGTGGTACGCAAGATTGAGGGCTCGCACAATCTGATTTAAAAAGCAAAAATGGCCTGGATCGAGCTGGGTTTTATAGTGGTCGCACTTAAAGCACTCGGTTTCCGAACATAATCCAAGGCAGCGTCGAGCAATCAGTGGTAGCAGAAATATTTACAGTGCGCACCTAGGGACTGGTCTACGATTCAGTTTTTCAATTAATTTTTCAGAGATACTATGAATATTGTGATTATGCTGGAAGCTGCGCCTGATTGGATTATGCTTACTAACGCAATCAGAATCATGGCCCGCCATTCTACCAGCAGGGTATACATGATGGGGAATGCTGCTCTGGATTTGCGTACGGTCGGATTGGGCCCTAACGACACTATATTTCTTATAGGCCATGCGAACCCTCATCAAGTAGGTGATTATTCTGCTGAACAACTGGCGCTAGTGCTGCAAGAACGACACTTACCACAAAACCACCGCTGTATTGTTTTGCCATCCTCATGCCAAGTCGCCCGTGAGGTGGACAACGGTTCCTTAATTGCTCGTGTGACTAATCATCTAAACTTGCTGGGGTATGGGCAAATTGGTATTGCCGGTGCCGTGGGCTTGGCAATCTCTGGCTGGGAGGTCGATCGAGTAGTTGATCCGGCTGTTACAGATACTTATGCCGCTGCGGAAGGCAATGTTTTTGATGAGCAAGCCACTTTAATTTATAAATTGACAGGGTTGGCGAATAATGTAAACGTTTATTCGTCATCAGAGTCTATCTCCAATATCGCTAGCGAAATCCAACGGTTAGGTACCCCGGTTTATAAAAGTCTTCTGCAAAACACTCGTCAGTTTTTGATGCCGGAAGGCACCGGCTTTGAATCTGTGAGCATGACAACATATTGGCTGACGGTTACTTTCCCCACTGATGTCTCTGCAAGGCAAATAATTAACTCCTCCCTCAATCGTAGCCCTCAGGCTATCAAAATTATAAACGCGGGTGTTACCGTCCCTGGCACACATTGGGCATGGGAAAGCGGCAATACATTACGTGTGGAGGCCGCGACAGTATTGCGTCCTGGATTTATTCATGCTGCGGGTAGCGAAATAAGGTTCACGAATCCTGATTTTACATTGTCTATTACAGCTATTAGACGAGTTTGATTACGGGAGGGGTGTTGTTCTAGACGTTCCCATCGCACTCAATCGCTTATTTTCAGCCCGGCCTGTCCGGGCTTTTTATTGAGGCCAATTTATGTACGACATCTCCGCCACCGGTCTGGCGCTGAATATCATCGCCAGTAAAACCTTCCCCAATGGTTTCAGTTTCACCGAGTTTGCCGACGACGCCGATCCTTTCGACCTGCCTGCCGTGGCCATCGCCACCGCCGCGATGAACGTCAACGGCGATCTGGTGGTGTTCAGCTCGCCGCAACCCATTCTGCCGACCATCAACGCCATCCCTGGCAGCGAAGGCGATAACAACCTGCAAATCCTCTTCGAGGCCAACCGGGCGGCCAAGGGCAAACGGGTAGCCGGTGACGTGATCACCATCGTGGCCACCTACCCGGACGGCTCGACCCTGACCGCGTCCAACGGCAAGTTGACCAGCGGCTTTCCCGGTAAGTCGGTGGCTAGCGCCGGCCGGCAAAAATCCAAGGCCTATGTGTTCGCTTTCCAGGACATCAGCGGCACCCGTGCCACGCAATAAGGAGTCACCATGACCGAGCTGAACAAGCCCAAGACCGTGCAGGTCAAGGACGTCGACGGCCAGGAACATACCTTCATCATTTCCCGGCTCCCTGCCGTGGCTGGGCGCGAAATCCTCGCCAAGTACCCGGTGAGCAATATCCCCAAGCTGGGCGAGTACCAGGCCAGCGTCGAAGCCATGCGACTGTTGCTGTCCTTCGTGGCGGTGGAGCTGGACAGTGGCCAAATGCGCCTGAGCACCCAAGCCCTGATCGATAACCACGTGCCTGACGGCGAAGCGCTGCTGCGCCTGGAGTTCGCCATGCTGGAGTACAACACCAGTTTTTTCGGCAAAGGCGGTCCCTCGGGTTTCTTCGACGGGCTCATCAGGAAGCACCTGCCGTTGATTATCCAAACGCTGATGGATTCTTTGCCGCCATCCTTACGGCGGGATTTGCAACCCGAACCGAACTCAAGACAACCCTAGATCTGGAAGAGGCCTTCGACCTCTGGGAGATCGTGCAGGTCAACCGCTACAACGAATGGCTGGCCATCGAGCACAGCAAGAAACAGAGGCGCTAAATGTCCCTACTCGACACCTTCACCGTGCTGTTCGAAGGCGACACCCGCAGCGTCGAGCAGGGCGCCGCAAGATCAGAAAACGCCGCCGACAAGCTGCTCAACAAACTCAAGGAAACCGACAAAGTTGCTGAAGGTGCAGGGCAGTCCTTTGTCGGCTTCGCCAGCAAAGCACTAGGCGCGCTGACCGCAGCGCTGGGGGTTGGCCAGGTCATCAGTAGCACCATCGGCCGCGCCTCCGACATTCACCTGATGAACCAGACCTCGGAATCCATCGGCGTGGCCGTGGAGGAAATGGACGCGTTCCGCCGTTCCGTTGAAGACACAGGCGGCACGTCCCAGGGCGCGCAGGACACAGTAGCCAAGATGGCCAAGGCCATGGGCGCCGCGCTGGATGACGTCAACTCCAGCCAGGCCCAGGCGTTTGCCGGGCTGGGGATCAGCCTTCAAGGCGTCGATGGCCAGAGCAAGGACGCCATGCAGGGGATTCTGGAAGTGGCAGGCGCCATTGAAGGCATGGACAAGAATCAAGCCCGCTTCACCATCCAGAGCCTGGGCATTCGCGACAGCAAGACCATTGAGCTGATCCTCAAGGGCCGCAAGGAAATCGAGAACATGACCAAGGCGCACAAGGAGCAGGGCGTAGTCAGCAAGGAGGTCGCGATTCAGGCCGGCCGGTTGGACGACGCCATGAACAAGCTGCGCGGCGGTCTGGACCGGGCCGGGCTGGGACTCACTGACGCTTTACTGCCCGCCATCATCAAAGGCATCGAGTGGCTGGGCAAGATCGTATCCTGGGCGAACGAGCATCAGAACCTGATTGTCGGCTTCTTCGGGGCAATAGCCGTGGCAGTTACCGCCTTTTACCTGCCGGCGATGATCTCGGCCGCTGCCGCGACTCTGGCCGCTACCTGGCCGATCATTGCTGCAGGTGCTGCCATCGCCGCAGTCGCCGCGTTGTTCGCGCTGGCCTACGACGACGTGATGAACTTCATCGATGGCAACGATTCGCTGATTGGCCAGGTGTTCGAGAAATACCCGATGGTCAAAGAGGTGGTCTTTACCATCATCGACGCCTTCAAAATGCTGGGTACGGCCGTGACCGGGATCTGGGACATGATCATCCTCGGCTTCCAGCAGGTCATCGACTTTATCGGCAAGGGTGTCCGGCAGATTGCCAACGGCATCAGCAGCGTGGCCAGCTTCTTTGGCATCGGCGGTGCAGCCTCGGATATTCCAGAGAGCAACGCGATGCTGCCCGATGACGGGCAACCAGCGAGCGGTGCAACCACGATCCCAGCCCTGCAAGGCGTGTCCCAAGGCCAACAGGCCGTCGCGGCGGCCAACGCCTCACCGTTCAACAGCACCACCAGCCACGCCATCAGCAACGCGGTCTCGGCCAGCAAGGAAACCAACGTGCAGGTGGGCGAGGTGGTAGTAAACACTCAGGCCACCGACGCCAAGGGCATCGCAGGCGATATCAATGGCGAGCTGGGCGCACAACTCAAGCAGCTTGATGCCGAGTACTCCAGCGGGGTGGATCGCTAATGGCCCAGACCGATCTGTCCGTGCATGAGTCGGCCCAGGATCTGGTGGCAATTCTCGATGCACAAAGCTTTCAGCCGCTGTTCCAGAACGCCAACCCGATGCAGGTCAGTGTCCGGGAAACCGCCAAGCTGACCACCTTCGCCGTCGAAGACGGCAGCCAGCGCACGGATCATCGCGTCATCAACCCGGTGGAAATCAGCTTGCCGCTATTGCTGGTCAGTGACTCGCGCAATCTCTTCGAAGCCTTGCGCCAAGCCTGGCTGGACGGTACAGAACTGATCGTGCAGACCAAGGTTCGCAGCTATCCGAACATGCTGATCAGCGAGCTGCCCCACGACGAAACGCCGGATCAGGGCGAGTCGATCGCGGTAGCGGTCAAGCTGTTGGAAGTCACCAGTATCACCCCTGAATACGGTGACCTTCCGCCGCGCAAGGTCGCCAACCCAGCCCAGGCCAGCACCGTGAAAAAGGGCAATCAGCAAACTACCGAGACCACCGCGGCCAACCAGAAAAAGGCCAGCCTTCTACACAGAGCTTACAACTGATGAGAGACATTCCCCTGAGCCGCGTACCCAACCAACAGCTGAATGTGACCCTGAGCGGCCAGCGCTGGAGCTTGACCCTCAAGGTTGGCCAGCACGTCATGTTCGCCGACGTTCACCGCAATGACGATGTGATCCTGCTCGGCCAACGGTTGGTGGCGGGTACGCCGCTGCTGCCGTTCGGCTACCTGGCGGGCGAGGGTAATTTCTGGTTCCTCACTGAAAATGATGAGCTGCCGTGGTGGCAGCGCTTCGGCCTCGACCAGTTGCTGGTCTATGCCGCGCCGGGAGAGTTCGATGCTTGATCTGCGCCGTATCCGGATCGGCATCGAGGTCAATGGCCGGATCAACTACTACGAAGGCCTACGGGTCAAAGCCAGCGGCACCAAGTACGCCACCCCCCTGCAAAACGACTGCACCCTCACCATCACCGGTCTCAAACAGGAAACCCGCGACTACCTGCTGACCGAAACCAGCGCTTTCAATGCCAACCGCACACCCAAGCGCCTGATCGTCGAAGTCGGGCGTCAATCCACCGGCCTGTTCCGGCTATTTCTCGGTGATATCGAAAGCGCCGAACCCAGCAGCCCGCCGGACATCGACCTGACCATCAAGGCCAAGACCCAACTGGCGGCGGCGGGCAAGCTGGTGGCCAACTCGGGTGGCGCTTCCAGCTCGCTGTCCTCCCTGGCGCAAGCGGTGGCCAAGGACCTGGACCTGACCCTGGACTTTCAGGCCAAAGAGCGCAACGTCGCCAACTACAACCACACTGGCGCCGCCCTCAAGCAGGTGGAAAAGCTCCAGGCCGCCGGCGGCGTCTCGGCTTACATCGACGACGACACCTTGGTGGTCAAGGACGTGGCGGCGCCGCTGAATGGCCGCCTGCGCGTTCTGAACATGCACTCAGGCATGGTCGGCATTCCCAAGCCCACCGAAAAGGGCGTGAAAGTCACCTTTCTGATCGATCCCGAAACCGTCATCGGCGGGGCGCTGCGCATCGATTCAAAACTCAATCCCGCCATCAATGGCGACTACGTGATCAACCAATTGGCTTTCGACGCGCAAAGCCACGATGACCCTTTTTTCTATACCGCCCTGGCCACCCGTTTATGACCCTGCAAAAACCCAACTCTGACCAGGCCAGCGAGGGCAGCCTGGCCGGAGTGCTCAAGGACGCCCTGCACAAATGGCTGATGGGCGTCGACGACATGCTGCCCGCCCGTGTGATCAGCTACGACGACGCCCGCAACCGCGCCGTGATCCATCCCGTTGTCATGATTGGTGGTACCGACGGCAGCAAGCTGTCCCGCGCTCAGGTGGCCAATGTCCCGGTGTTCCGCTTCGGCGGCGGCGGGTTCTTCATCCGCTTTCCGCTCAAGGCCGGGGACCTGGGTTGGCTCAAGGCCAACGACCGCGACATCAGCCTGATCATGCAGGGCGGTGGCGGCGAGGAATGGCCCCATACCCGGCGCCTGCATTCCTTCAGCGATGCGATGTTCTTTCCCGACACCTTCAAACAGTGGGCCATCGATGGCGCCAATGCCGACGCCCTGGTGATCCAGAGCCTCGACGGCTCGGTGTGTCTGTCCCTGCACGCAGGGAAATTCCGTATCGAAGGGCCAATGGGCGAGATAGTCACCAGCGGCGCCTTGAGCATTGAGGCCGGGGACCTGGCTATTCAGGCGGGCAGCGTAGCCATTGACGCGGGGGCGGTGGCGATCAACAGCGCCACCCTGACCCATAACGGCATAAATATCGGCGACACCCACAGCCATGCCGGTCCACCCAGTGCGCCGCCTGGCCCTGTGGTGCCAACAGGATTCCCCCTATGAAAACCTTCCAGGCTGACGGCACCCACGATCTGGTATTGGGCAGCAACCGTTCATTGGTGCTGCTCAGTGACCTTGAAGCCGTGGCCCAATCGGCCGAAGAAAGCATGCGCGCCCGCCTGGGCGAGATGATCCATAACGCCGACCAGGGCATTCCGTTCGATTCGGTGTTGTGGGGCAGCACGCCCAACATCGCCCAGTTCGAAGCCTCCGGCCGCGCCCGGCTGATGCAGGTGCCCAACGTTCTGCAGGTGGTCGCTTTTACCGCACGCCTGCACGGCGACGTACTGGGCTACGTCGCCACGATCAAGACGCCTTGGGGAGAGGGAAAGCTCAGTGGCTAGTTTTAACTACATCAACGGCCAGGGCGTGATTGTCCCCGACACCGCCGAGATCCAGTCCCAAGTCATTGCCGAGTGGCAAGCCGCGTTCGGCCAGGATCTGGATACCCGCCCGGAAACGCCCCAGGGCGTGATGATCACGGCCGAGATAGAAGCCCGCGACAGCGTAGCCCGCAACAACGCCGACCTGGCCAACCAGATCAACCCCGACCAGGCCGGGGGCGTCTTCCTCGACGCCATCTGGTCGCTGACCCGGGGCGGGCGGCTGGCGGCGACTCGTTCTGTGGTCACCGGGGTGGTCATGACCGGTCAGCCCGGTACCGTGATCGAGGCCGGATCGCGGGCGGCGGTGGAGGGCAGTGGCGACCTGTTCGAACTGGTAGCCACCGTGGTGATCTGCGCCGACCTGCAAGCGCTCGGCACCTTTCGTTCGGTGGCCTTCGGGCCGGTCAAAGCTGCCTCCGGCCAGCTGAAAAACATCGTCTCCGGTGTGCAGGGCTGGGAAACCATCAGCAACCCGGCCAACGCCGTCGAGGGGCGTCTCAAGGAATCCGATGTCGCCGCTCGCCGTCGCCGCCGTAACACCTTGGCCCTGCAATCCGTCGCCTTGCCCGAGGCGATCATCTCCCGGCTCTACGACACCGAAGGCGTTGCCTCGTTGTCCTTCCGGGAAAACATCAGCGATGCCCCGACCACCATCGATGGCGTGCTGCTCAAGCCCCACAGCATCTACGTCTGTGTCGACGGCGGCAGCGATCTTGATGTGGCCCAAGCGCTGCTCGACAGCAAGAGTCTGGGTGCCGGCTGGAACGGCGCCGTCAGCGTTACTGTGATCGATCAGGCCAGCGGTCAGCCGTATATGGTGCAGTTCGACCGCCCGCAGGTGATCCCGGTGTTTATCCGGATCACCGCGCGGTTCAACAATCTGGACGGGCAGACCGTAATCCCCAAGGCAATCATGGATTACGTCGGCGGCAAACTGGAGGGCGACGCAGGCTTTGTCGTTGGCAATGACGTCTCGCCGTTCGAACTGTCCGGCGCGGTCAACCAGGTGGAGCCGCGCATCTTCGTCAGGCTGGTGGAGATCTCGCTCGATGGCATCGACTGGCAACGCGATGAACTGGCCATCAGCATTCAACAGAAGGCCCAGACCAGCGTCGGCGCGATTTTGGTGGTACCGATATGAATGGCGACCGCATCCAGGCCGTCGCCTGTAGCCTCGACACCCTCAAAGCCTTGCTCTGGCAGCGCGATAACGCCGAAAAGCTCAAGGCGCTGATCACCCTCAAGCAGCGCTGGTACGAACAGAACCATTGCCGCTTCTGGTCCGACTGGATACGCGACGTCTTCGACCCGCGCACCGCGAATGACTTTGGCCTGGGCGTGTGGGCACGGATTCTCGATATCTCCCTGGGCGTCGACGTGCCCAGCAGCCGCGACAAGGCGGCGTTCGGTTTCGGAGCCCATCACCAGAACTTCGGCAACGGCAACTTTGCCCGCGCCTACGCCGGTACCCAGCCGCTGACTACCGAGCAAAAGCGACTTGTCATCCGCCTGCGCTATTTCCAGCTGACCAGCCGGGGCACGGTTCCAGAGATCAACGCCTTTCTCAAGGAACTGTTCGGCGACCAGGGCAACGCCTGGGTCGTCGATTCGCTGGACATGAGCTACGTGACTTACTTCTTCGGCTTTCAGCCCGACAGCGACTTGAGCTTCATCACCGACTACTACGACCTGTTCCCCAGACCCGCCGCCGTCGGCGTGCGCTTCGCCGTACAACGTCGCGTCGGATTCGGTTTCGGCGCCGAACACCTGAACTTTAACAATGGCAGTTTTGGAGATTGAACCATGGCCAAATACTTTCGCTTTCCGTGGTCCGTGCAAGGCGACCGCGAGCCGCCACCCGACGGCGTGCAGGCCGATGGAAGCCTGAGCTACAACCAGGGTTTCCCATTCGATTACGAGCGCGCCAACAACGACCCCAACTACAAACCGGTGCCCCGCGAGGGCATGAACGGCGTGCTGTACGACATCACCGAGGCCATCGCTGTCCTGCAGACTCAGGGTGTGCACGACTGGGTGTCGGCTGCACAGAACGGCGGGGTGGCCTTGCCGTATCGCATCAACGCGCTGGTGCGGCACAAGGATAAGGTTTGGCGCTCCTTGGTCGCAGACAACACGGCTGAACCCTCGACCGATGCCAGCTGGGCAGACGAGACTGCGGCCATCGCCCTGGCGACAGAGGCGGCGCCAGGTATTGCCAGGCTTGCGACACAGGTTGAAGTCAATGATGGCGCAGACGATGCAACCATCATCACGCCGAAAAAACTACGCCTGGGATTCCAGTTTTTGAGGGAGACCAATGGCTACGTCATATTCCCCAGTTGGCTGGGTGGATTGATATTGCAGTGGGGGCTGACACCGCCGCGTCTCGTGAACACAGTAGGCACCCTCGAAGAGACTCATCCACTTCCGGTGCAATATCCCAACCGAGCCTTGATTGCTCTGGCGAACCACCAAGGCACCGCGCGGGCGATGACATCCGGCGTTTCCGTAGCCGCGTTCTCCACCACCGAAATACTCATCGCATTTGAAAATAGTCGTGCGGACCAAGGCGTCTCTGCACTCTGGCTTTCTGTTGGATACTAAGCATGAAGAAATACATGGTGTTCGATGCCTTCGGCATCCTGAAAACTCGCCTGCTGGAAAACCTGCACAACATCCCCGCGACGGCGGTGCTGGTAGATGATGAACTATGGAGTCGCTCTATTCAGGAGGTCGACGGCCTGTGGACCATCAATGGCCAAGGCCTCATCAGCAAACAACCGTTCCCACCGCGAACCGAGCGCGACCTGATCACCATCCTCCTTGCCAAACGCGACCAGAAACTACGTGACGCAACCCTGCGCATCGCGCCCTTGCAGGACGCCGTCGACCTTGACGAGGCCACGATGGAAGAAGAGACAGCGCTCAACGCCTGGAAGCGCTACCGGATCGCCTTGAACCGCGTTGAACAACAGCCTGGCTTTCCCCATGAGATCAGTTGGCCGATGGCGCCGGTCAAACAGCCCAAGCCCCATCAAGGCGCTGTGGTGGAGGCGCTGGCGTGAGCCCATGGCTGATCACAGCGCTGGCAGGCCTGGCTCTGATCGGCGCCTACCGCCACGGCGTAACCGTCACCGACCACAAATGGCAGGCCCAATGGGCAGAACAGAGCACCGCAGCGGCAGAGAGCAGGGCAGAGGCAGAACGCACCGCCCGCGCAGAAGAACAACGCCGACAAAAAGCGGCGAACGAGATGGGCGAACATGCAAGACAACAACTCGAAACCGCCGCGCTGGATGCTGCTGACGCTGATCGTGCTGGCCAGCGGCTGCACGACCAAGCCCGACAGCTGGCAGCCATGCCCAACCACTGCCCCGGCGATACCGCCGCTACCGAACGAAGCCAGGCAACCACCCGCGCCGCCCTGGTGCTCTCCGACCTGCTCGAAAGGGCTGATCAGAGAGCGGGAGAGTTGGCGGAGGCTTATGATCGGGCCAGGGTAGCGGGAGCAGCTTGTGAAAGCATTTCTATCTCCAGTCATGCCCTAGATCAATAGCGCTCCAGCGGGAAGATGCTTTCATTTCGAGGCTATGTTTTTCCGCCTCAAGACCTAGCATCAAACGAGTTTTGTAAACGTTCTCCGAACGTGGGCCTCTTGGATTGAGAACGGTTTGATCCCAGTAGATCCAGCTGTCAAAGAACGGGCGATCCCTGTCTTCAACAATATCGGGTCTTAGTCTTATGATTTCGGTAGGCGAAGGGCGGTTCTTAAGGTGAGCCTCGGTGGGGATGGCCTTATTGAGTTGGTCAAGAAATTGTTTTGGCACGAGCGGCTGTCCATTGGCGCCATCAACCTTTAGCGCGTCGAGCAAAGGGCCATACATTTCACCTAAATAATCTTTGATTTTGTACCCTGGCAACACCTCAAACCTGAAAAATTTTGGGTTCGTACCACGTGATGTGAGGGCCAATATGAAAGGAGCCTCTCTAGTGGAGAAGAGGCAGTCGAAGCTAGCGGCGCCTGTAACTACTTGAAATTGTTGAATATCGATACGAATTGCAATCATGCTTTTATGCAGTTCTCGCAGGGAGGTCATTTCCATATCCCGGTACTCATAATGATAACTGTTTAAATATACAGCGCTGGTTACTCTGTAGATCAACTCACTATCTACGACGGACATACGCTGCACGAATGATCGGCCTAGCTGGACGGAGCCGTGGTCGAAAAAGCCGCCCTCCTCTATCGGGAGGGCGGTTTGCCACTAGCGGTTAGGCCAAGAACGGCAATGTTGGCATACGTACTCGAGCTGGCCACGACGCATGCGGGTGTACGCGCAGACGTGCACAGGTCGGACAATTGGGCATGTGAAAGACATGGCACCTATCTCCAAAAATAGATCGGCAGTTATGGACTCGCTATCACACCTCTGCTATCTTCAGACCCGTAGTGATCAAAAAAGCAGCGATTCAAGCAAGGTACGCACGTCGCAGACCTTCACGTGCATACGTTTGTTGGGCCTTAGACCTAAAGGGGCGAATCTTTAGGTCTAGGCTTTGCTGATGTAGATTTTAAAAGGCTTGCCTTTTGCCCTGATGATGACTCCACTTTTCAGGTGGCGTGTCCATCGCAGGATAAATGTGCCTTTGTCGTCAGTATAGGTACTCATAACGAGCTCCAATTTTGGCTGTGGCCACTACTTTCCGGTATGGACAAGGGGGTAGAAAAGCTGTAGAATCCGCCACGATTTTGAGGATTCCACCGTCTCGTTCTGTTCCGCCGCAAGAAGCGAGTGGATTGCTTCTTTAGTAGTGAGTAACTACTACCATCTTCTTGACGCATGATTTCGGCATGCGTTTAAGAAAATTTTATTTCGAGCTGTGGATCTTCCAGTGTCTGGATTCTAAGTAGCTGAATCACTGAGTCGGCAAATGTATCCGCCTGCCATTCTGAGTCTTCAATTTCTTTTGGCATAGCGTCACTGAAGTGGAGCAGTGGTTTGTGGCACAAAAAAACATGACCCAGCTCATGTAGGAAAATACGAACGGCTTCTGGCCTCGCTCTCATGAGTTCGTCGTAGAGCTTTTCTGGCATGTAAATCATTGCAGCTTGCGGGTCAACGGTTGCTTTTGTGCAGTCAAGCCATTCATCGTTGTCGATTACATCGATATCCACGCCGCCTTTTTCTTCGAGTCTATTAATCGTCTTCCCGATTGTTTGTCGACTAAAGGATTTTTTGCTCAGCTTCAGGACTTGGCAAACCCGCTCAGAGATAAATTCGATTTCTGTGCGAGTGAAAGAGGGGACGCGATGCCCCCGCATTCGGTAAGGCTCGTTAATTTCTTCAATCATTTTTACTTTCCTCGGCATAGATCTCAGTAAGCAATTTGCCGAGCTTGGCAAGCTGTTCCTGGTTTAGGTGAGAGTTGGCAAAGCCTGCAATAAGCATTTTGTGATGCGGAGGGAGGCCTTCTAGTGACACGCTGTCATTCGCTTCACAGGCAAGCCGTTTCAGAAAACTTTCCTGAACTGGTTCACCTTGAGAAGAGAAGTAGGTCGCGATTTTTGAGGCCCATTCCATCGGGACCTTGCTTCGGCCGGTTTCCATCGCGCTGAGAAAGGCAGGGGACGTTCCTAGCGCCGCAGCCATTGTCGTAAGCGTGATATTCCTTTGGCGGCGATTTTCCCTTACCGCAGAACCAAATTGTGTAAGTGACAT